TCACTAAACATTTATTTAACTAATTAAATTTATGCCTCGATGGCTCAATTGGCAGAGCAGCTGATTTGTAATCAGCAGGTTATCGGTTCAAGTCCGATTCGAGGCTTATGAAGAAGAGTTGGTTGTATGGCTACTCTTCTATTTTATTGGAATAAATTATGATTAAAAGGAGGAGTTGTTAGATGGCAACTGTAAAAAAAATGAGTACGGATGTCAAAATGACTCCTGCTCAAATGAAAAAAGAAATAGAAAAATTAAAAGAAGAAAATGAAAAGCTTAGAAATAGTTCTCGTTGTCTTATATGTGACACATTAAAAAAAAAGGACGATTTTTATGTTAGTACAGACCCAATGAATAAAGCAGGGCATACTCAAATATGTAAAACTTGTGCTCGTAAATTGGCATTGAGAACAGATAAAAATGGCAATGAACATGAATGTAATATGGATTCAATTTGTTTAAGCCTTAAATACATGAATAAACCATTTTTAAATGATTTATGGGATTCTAGTATACAAGAATCAGAAAATTTAGTAGCAGGAAAAGTAAAACATAGTCCAGCAACCGCTTATTTTAAGAATGTCGCAATGGGACAATATAATGGTCTTACCTATTTTGACAGTGACATGTTCAAAGAAAAAGTTGTTTATGAAGATGAAAAAACACCTCAAATGATTGTCGAAGAACATGCAGGTCAAGATACTTATGATGATTTTATTAAGAATAAAAAAGATGTTATTAGATTATTAAGTTATGACCCATTTGAACAAGAAGCTGTAAGTGATCAACCATTTTTATATTCTCAGTTAATAGGATTACTTGATGCTGGTGGAGATGAGAATGATGATATGATGAGAAATGCTTCTTGTATTTCAATTGTAAGAAGTTTCTTGCAATCTTCTAAGATAGATAATGCCATAGCAAATCTTATGGCAGATATTAAAAATATAGATAAAAATTCTGCTACTATTAAATCACTTCAAGATAGCAAATCAAAAATTACAAGTACTATTACGAATTTGGCAGCAGAAAGTTGTATTTCATTGAAAAATAATAAAAATGCTAAGAAAGGTGAAAATACTTGGACTGGTAAAATTAAAAAGATTAAAGATTTAAATCTTAGAGATGGACAAGTTAATGGATTTGATATAGCAACTTGCAAGGGTATGCAACAAGTACAGGAAATCAGTGATGCTTCTATTATGAAGCAGTTGGCACTTGATGAATCAGATTGGTCAGATATGGTTGCAGAAATGAGAAAAGATAATCAAGCTTTAAGAAAAGAAAGAGATTCTTATAAAGAAATTAATAGAATTCTTTTACAAGAGAATTTAGATCTTAAGGATTATTTTGAAGATAATAATATAAATCCAGATATTGAATATAGAAATTTAAAAGAATTGTACTCTATATTTGCGAGTGACGATGAAATAGAAACAACTGTTGAGGAGGTAGATGAAGATGAATCAGATACTACTTCCGTATAATAATTATCAATTAGATTATGATAAAGATTTCTATCAAGACTATGGTATTTTTGTAAAACCAATTAATTATCCATTATCCAGTAGAAAAATAGAAGCTTTATTGGAGATTGCAAATATGCAAAAGTATTTTCAATGTAACCCTGTTAAAATGATAGACATTATGTTCAACATAGAACTTCTTGATAGCCAAGCACTTGCAGTACAAAAAACATGGATTTGTCCTAATGCACTTTTGGTGTGTACTCGTGGTTGGGGTAAATCTACTGTTATTGATTTATCTCTCATGGCAAAAGGAATGTGCTTCGCAAATTATTGGAGCTATATAGCAAGTGGTTCTGGTTCTCAGGCTGAACAAACTTTTACTACGTTAGAAAGACTTGCTAATGATAATATTGATACATTTTCAGGGTCTACTGGAATTGTGTTCAAAAACGAAGTAGAAATTAAAAACGCTGCAGGTGATGGATTTAGTCATAGCAGTAATGGATTTAACTATTCTTTATATAATGGTTCAATGACACAAACATTAAATTCAAATATAGACGCTAAAAGAGGTGAACGATTGCCTCACTAATTAGAAATAATTAGAGAAAAATAAGTGCGAAAGAAAACTGGAAGACTGAAATGTTAATCAGAATGGAAGGCTAAATGCAAAAGTTTAGTCACATGCAGAGCATAGAGTTTGAAACTAATTAATATTAGAATATAATAACTCCACGAGTTCGCACCATCTAAACGTAAAGTCGTAGATGAAAAGGTATGCCGAGCTTATAGGAATAAAACTATAAGAACTATAAGATAAAAAACTTGTAGGATAACAATTGTATCGTGGTAGCGTAGTTTTTGATGAAAGTGGTTTCTTATCAGAAGAAATGATGAACGTATATAGTGCGTTTGCTGTAGTTAATAGAGATTTGAAAACTGGTAAAGATGCAAGTGGAAAATCAATTGATCCAATTAGACAAAGATGTTTCCCACCTGACATGCCATATCAGAAAATATATATCAGTTCTGCTTCTAGTACTGATACAAAATTCTTTGCATTATATAAAGATTTTGCAAAGAAACAAATTATGGGAGACCCAGATTATTGTGTTTTACATATTGATTGCGAGTTGGCATTTAAACCAACAATGCATGGAGAATTAATTACTCCTCTTCTCTCTCGTTCTACTGTTCAATCTGAAATGAGAACAAATCCTGAAAAGGCAAGACGAGAATATTATTGTCAATTTACTACTGAAGCAGGTGAAAATGCAATTATTAAAAGAGGTGTTATTACTAGAAATGAAGAAATTAGAAAACCACTTCTTTATAATGATACTGGTGATAAGAAATTTGTTATATGTTATGACCCAGCTAGAAGCCGAGACAATAGTGTTATTTTGGTTGGTGAAATATATGATCACGAAGAAGTTGATGGTTCTATTGATAAAAGAATGAGACTTGTAAACTGTATTAACTTGATTGACGTTGGTAAAAAGATTAAATCTCCTATGCAAACACCTGATCAGATTGAATATCTTAAAAAAGTTATTCTTGATTATAATGGTGGTGCTGATGCTTATGAAAACATTGTTGGAATATATATTGATGCTGGTTCTGGTGGTGGAGGCGTTAACATTGCAGACTATTTAATGCAAGATTGGGTAGATAAAGCAGGAATTAAACATAGAGGTTTAATTGACAAAGAATATTCTGCTGAATATGTTAAAAAGTTTCCTAATGCAGTTGACAAAGTTAGGTTAATATCTCCTTCAGGCTATAAATCAGAAATGTACGAAGCAATGATAGAATTAATGAATCAAGATAAAATTAGCTTTACAGCGCAATATGACAGAAAAGGTATCTTAACTGTATTTGATGTTGATGAAGAAAAGTTGGCAAAAGAGAAAGAAAAGATTATAAATAAATTAAAGAAACAGAAACTTTCTAATGAAGAGTTTAGTAATAAACTTGACGAAGAGTTAAAGCAAGTTCAATCTGTAAAAACTAAAACAATTAAACTTGATTGGCAAGATGAAATTGCTTTAGTTAATATGGACGCATTAAAAGAAGAGCTTGTCAATATGGTTCGTAAAAAGAGAGAATCTGGAAAAGACTCTTTCGAATTGACTGCAGAAAAAGCAAATAAAATGCATGATGATAGAGCTTATACTTGTTGTTTAGCTTCATATGCTCTTATGTGTGAAAGAAGAAAGAATATTACTTCTAGAAAGAGAAAACCTACAACAACCAACCTAGCAGATCTCTTACCAATCAAAACACCAAAGAGATCTTCTTACTTTTAAATTTTAAACTAAATAAAAATATATTTTCTCAATATAACATATATCATAAATAATATAGTTTGTCAAGATAAAATTTTAAAAAATAAATATAAATAAAAAATACTAAAAAAAAATAAATAAAGGGAGGTGTACCGATGGGAAGACCAAAGGGCAGTAAAAATAAACCAAAGGTGACAGAAAGTGCACCTTCTACAACAGTAACAATGGGAACAAATATACCTGCAACAAAAACTAAACGTACTGTTGCGGAAATGAAGGAATGGTATGAAAAGAATACTGAAAATACACAAGAAGCATTTAAGAAAATTAGGGATGTAACAAAAACTGGTCGCCAGACAACTTTAAATTCTTATAGTAAAGATAATGTAATTTCATATTTGCAAAACATTTCTTCTAATGAGAACAACTTAAGAAATTTGTCTCGTTATTTGTTTTATAGATCACAGGTGTATTTTAGATTAGTTATGTATAATGCCACAATGTTTGATTTAAATGCACGTACTGTAATCCCACAATATGATCCAATAAAAACAAATAATCCAAATAAAATATTAAAATCATATTATGAAACTTTACAATGGTTAGATAGAATGAATTTACAACACGAATTTTTATCAGTTTTAGTTAATAATTTTATAGAGGATGTTTTCTATGGTTGTTGTTGGATTGATGAAACTGGAATATTTATATTGCAGTTACCACCAGAGTATTGTAAAATTAACGGAAAATTTTTCACAGGAGATTTTCATTACGAAGTGGACATGTCATATTATAAGAAATATGAATATTTAATTGAATATTTAGGCGAACCTTTCTCTTCTATGTATTCGGCTTACGGTGGAGACAACGCAAAAAGATGGCAACCAATGCCAGATGAATACACCTTATGTACGAAGTATAGATTAGAATCTTGGGAAACAGTATGTCCACCTTATTCTGGCTTATTTCTTGATTTGATCGGACTTCTCAATTTATCTGATGTTCAGGCAGTTGCAGATGAACAGCAGATTTATAAGCTTATTACTGCTACTATTCCATTGTTAGATAATTCGGATGTGCCAGATGATTGGGCGGTAGATGTTAATACAGCATTAGAATATTATAGAAAGTTGGACGCTGCTTTGCCTCCATATATAGGTAGTATCATTACTCCTATTCCATTGGATACAATATCGTTTTCTGATGATCAAGCTACTGATACAACTAAAGTTCAAAAAGCCACAAAAGAAGTTTTAAATACATCTGGTGGAGCACAGATTTTGAACTCTAGTACAATTTCAGGAGCAGAAGCTTTTAAAGCTGCTACTCGTGCAGATACGGAATTAGCAATTTCTAGTTTGTTGGGACAAATTAGTGGTTGGACAAATCGTATGTTATCTTATTTAGTATCTGATCCTGCAAAAGTTAAGTTTTTCGAAGTATCTTCTTATACTAAAGATGCTTTCAAAGAATCTTTGCAAAAAGATTTGAATTATGGATTTGTTAGTGCTTTAGCAATTAATTCGTTAAACGGATTTAGTGAATTAGATACATTGGCATTGAACTATTTGGAAAGAGATGTTTTACAACTTCATGACAAGTTTGTTCCTTATAAAACAGCATCTACACAATCTGGAGATGGTGAAGGTGGAGCACCAGAGAAATCTGACACGGAAATTTCGGATGAGGGTAGTGAAACAAAGGATCAGGAGAAAAATCAGTAAAGGAAGAAAAGGATATGAAGAATAGAAATGATAATACTAAAGCTATGTTTATCAAAACTCAAGATTTAGATACGTCTGAAAGTTTAAAACAAGCTGGCTTTGAATTAGTTGATTATACAAATGAAACATGGACGTTTGTAAATAATCCGAAGTGTCCATTAACATTTGATAATAATAAAGTAGCATATTCAAATATGCTATTCTTTTAAGACTCCTTTTGAGAGTCTTTTTCTATGTTTAAAAAATAGACTAATAAGATTTAAAGAAAGGAGGAAACGTTGGAAAATGGCAAATAAAACAATGAAAAAAATTCTAACTATTGAAGATTTAGTACAATTTTGTCAAACACAAAATTTTCATAAATTTAGTTCTGCTGAAACAGGATATCAGTTATCTGTACAAGTTCCAGCAATAGCTACATATAAAAAGAAAGAAGAAACTGAAGATAATACTCTTCTATTTTGTAAGGTTAAATTGTTTCATATTGGACGTAATAGAAATGGGTCAAGTGTAACAAAAGAAGCTGCAGAAAAAGCTTTATCAACTATTGCTTATAAACCTTTGCTTGCAAACTTCTGTGAAATTGATGGTGTAAAAGACTTTACAAGTCATGATATGAATATTTTAGAAGATGGATCTATTGAGTATATTGAAAGACAGATTGGTACTTTTACAGCAGATAAGCCTTATATAGAATACGATGAAGAAAATGACAAAGATTTTATCTATGCTTATGTTGCTATTCCTCGTGAATATAGCGATGCTAGTGAGATCATAGAGCGCAAAGAAGGAACTAAAGTTTCGGTTGAGCTTATAATCAATGCTATGTCGTACAATGCAAGTGAACGTGTGCTTGAATTAGAAGATATTATTGTTCAAGGAGCGACTTGCTTGGGATTGAATCCAGAAACTGGGGAAGAAGTTGGTGAAGGCATGAAAGGTGCTAGACTGGATATAGTAGATTTTAGTGTTGAAAATAATTCTGTGCATTTTGATGCTAATGAAGAATTATTAAATGAAATTAAGAAGTTGAATGAGAATTTATCTCATATCAATATAAATTCAAAACTTGAAGAAGGGAGGAACGAAACGGTGAACAAATTTGAAGAATTACTTGAAAAATACGGTAAGACTGTAGAAGATATTACATTTGAATATGAGAATCTTTCTGATGAAGAACTTGAAGCAAAATTTGCTGAAGAGTTTGAAGAAGAGAACACCGATGGAGAAGGTGAAGCAGATCCAGAGCCTACTTCTGAAGGTGATGAAGGAGAAAATAATTCTGACGACAATGACGACAATGATAATGATGAAGATGGAGAAGTAGTTGTTGAAGATAATAGTGGTGAAGAAAACACAGAAGATAACAATGAATCTGATACAAATTCAGAACCAGAATCAGAATCAGAACCAGAAATTGAACCTGAAACAGAGCCTGTTGTTGTAACTGAGTCTGTAAAACCTGAAAAGTATTCAATTGCTTTATCTGACGGTACAGTTAAAGAATTTGCTTTAACTCTTGATGAAATTAACAATGCTTTATATATGTTAGTAAATCAGACATATGGTGAAACAGATGATGCATGGTATAGTGTACAAGTTTATGAAGATGGTTCTCTCATTATGATTGATTGGTGGAATAATAAGGCATTTAGACAGTCTTATAAGAGAGATGAAGAAAACTTCTCACTTGTTGGAGACAGAGTTGAAGTTAATCAAGTATGGGTTACAGCTGAGGAAGAAGCAGCTCTTAATGAGATGAAGTCTAACTATGCGTCTTTAGTACAGTTCAAAGAAGATACAGAAAATGCACAAATTCATACACAGAGAGAAGAAATTCTTTATAATGAAAAGTATTCTGTTCTTGCTGAAAAGGATGAAAATAATGAATACAAAAATGAAGCTTATGCAAAATTAGTATCTGAAATGGATAATTACTCTCTCGTTGATTTAGAGAAAGAATTGAAATCTGTATTTGCAGATTATATTACAAATGGCGGTCAGTTTGCTTATGTTGGCGAACCAGAAGCTAAACCTGTAGTAAATAAGAAGTTATTTGCTACTCCTACTAGTGAAAAACCTAGTAGATATGGTAACTTATTTAATAAATAAGAAACTAAATAAAAAAATATAAACACATTTTAAACAAATGGACTATATAAATAGTCTTGAAACATTTTAAGGAGGAAAAAGAAATGGCAATTAAATTTGAAATTGAAAAACATGCTTATTGTTTCCCTACTAAAGTTTTAGCAGGAAATGGTGGCGCACATATCTTAAACATTGAATTAACAGCAGACGCAGATAATGGTTCTATCGTTGGTGTTGGGGAATATAAGTCTTTTGACAACTACGTTGAAGCAGAAGCACCAGCAGAATATTCTGCAAAAATCGTTGACAAAGCAGCAGATGGAAACTTCTATGTAGAAGTAGTAGAACCAGCTAATGCAGTTCTTGTATGTGAAGTAGTTAATAATCCTTACACAAATTATGACTCTAGATTTAAGTCAGATAAGAACTTCTATAATGCAGCTGGCGATGTAGTACGTGGATACTGTCTTGTTAAACATGACGTTTATGAATTAAGCGCAGAAGGTTTTGAAGGTACACCTGAAGTTGGTAAGACAGTAACAATCACAGGAAGAAAGCACGTAGTTGCGTAATATAAGGAAGGAGGAACAATACAATGGGAAAAATGCATTTTAATAGTAGAGTAATCGGTGTTTTCTCAGAAATGGGAACATCTTATGATGAAGTTAAAAATCTTATGTTTGACCTTTATAAAGGTGAATTAAGCGAAGGTATTACAAAAGCTGAAGCTGAAAATAAAATTAGAGAGGTTTCTTTAAAAATCTTTGGATTAACAAAAGATTCTTCTAAGAGAGACCGTAAGAGAGCATATGAAGAATATGGTCGTCAGTTCTTTGATGTAATCGAAGAAATTACTGACTTTACAGTATCTACAGGATTAAAAGAAAATGAATGGTTTACTACACTTGTAAACTATAAGAATCTTGCAGATGGTGATGAAAACTTATTCTACAACGAACATGAAGAAGTAATTCTTTCTGTTGCAAGAATGGGTAAGAGACACCATGATACAATGTTACAGAGATTACCAGAAGGTTCAACATATTCTGTTGAAACAGACCTTTATGGTGCTGCTGTAGGTGCTGATATTGATAGATATTTAATTGGACAGGAAGATTGGACAAAGCTTATTGATGCTATCACAAAAGCATTTGTTGTTATGACACAGGATTTGATCTTTACAGAAATTCTTGCAGCTCCAGCAAAGCTTCCAGTTCAGACAGGTTTTGTTGAAACAGGTGCTTTATCTGATGCAACAAGAAAGAAATTCAACAAGGTTCTTCAGAACGTATCTGTAGCAAATGATAATGCAGATGTAGTTATTATGGGTACTATGGTAGGTCTTCAGGAACTTGAAAATCTTATTAATGTAGATTGGATTTCTGATGGTCAGAAAGCTGACAAGGCATCAATGGGTAGACTTGGTAACTATGGTCGTTACCAGCTTGTTGAAATCCCACAGAGATTTGCAAAGAACGATGTAACTAGAGATGTATATGATGATAATACTCTTTGGATCTTTGCTTCTGGAGATAACAAGCTTGTTGATATGATTGACGTAGGTGAAACTCTTATTGATGAAATCACAGATCGTGGAGAAGCTAATGGTAGAATTGATGATATCATGAAATATGAAGTTCAGAGAGAACTTGGTGTAGCTACTCGTCTTGGAAAATTCTTCGGTAAGTGGACAATTACTGCGTAATTAAACTAATTAATATTACATATAGTAAATTAAAGGAGAGTGCTAATGCGCTCTCCTGTTGATTAAAAGGAGAAAAGATATGGCAACAACTACAAAAAAAACAACTACAAAAAAAACTACAGTAAAAGCAAATGAAGATGTTAAAAATACTGCTGTTATAGAAAAAGAAGTGGAAACTACAACAAAAGTTGTAGAAGAAGCTGTAAAAGAAACTGTCGCAGAAGTCGTAAAGGAAGTTATGAAAGAAGTTGTAAAAGAAAAAATCGAAGAAGAAAAACCAGTAATTGTAGAAGCAAAGAAAACATTTACTGATTCAGATTATGTTTTATGTCGTTCTGTATGTTCAGGCGGTCTAAATATTGTTTCACAGTCTGGAAATTTATACGAATTTAAAGATTATGGTTCAGAATGCGAAATTAATTATAGAGACTTGGTAACTTTAATCAGAAGGGGTTCTGATCATGTTTTCTTACCTAGATTTGTCATTTTAGATGAAGATTTCTTAGAAGATTTTCCAACTATTCAGAAAGTGTATGGAGAAATGTATACAAAGGATGATTTAGTAGAGATTCTTGACCTTCCAATTGCTAGAATGAAGATTGAAATTGAGAAATTACCAGAATCTACTAAGAATAGTATGCGTAATTTAATTGCAACACAGATTGCAAACGGACGACTTGATAGTATTGCAAAAGTTAGAGCATTAACAGAGATTTTTAATTCTGATTTTAATTTACTTAGTGATTTGTTTGTTAAATAGTTCGGAGGTGTTTAAATGACCTACGAAGAAATATTTTCACAGTTTTATCTCAAAGAAATTGACCCAAGCTTATTTAAGCTATCTAAAGAAGATGCTTATGAAAAGATGAAAGGGTGGTTACAGATGGTAGCTGCTGATCCTCGTGTTCGTAAGTGTTTTTCTACATTAACTCTTAATGATGATATAGAAGAATTAGATTTTGCATTAAATCATTCTGTAGATGAAGATTCTGATAAATATTTTGTAAAAGAAGTATTTGCACAAGGTATGGTAATTTGTTGGATGCGTCCACAAATAGAAAGAAATATCAACTTAGCAGTTGTTATTGGTGGTAAGGAAGAAAAGTCAATGTTAAATAATTATAAACCTAATATTGCTAGACTTGAAACTCTTGAAAAGAATTTAAAGAAGTTTATTAGAGATTATGGTTATTTAAATAATGATTATATAGGTGAATCGTAATGAAACACTTATATGGAGAATTTACTAAAGAACAAATTGTGCAAACTAAAAAATCATTAAGAAGTTCTATTTTCTTTTTATTACTTTGTGTAGATAGAAAAACTGCATCGGAGTATGAAGATATAGATGTAAATAAAAGTTTTAATGGACTGTTATTAAGAATTGGTGGATTAAATGAGTTACTTATGAATCAGCCAGAATTGGTAACAGTTTTAAGTTTACTTCAGGCTGCAAAGATTGAATATAACAATCCTGAATTTAATTTTCATACTTATAGGAAACTAATTTTAGATGCAGGAGCTGAGGTAGATAAATTAGAGGAGGTGTAATATGCTCTCCTTTGAAGACATGCAAAAATTATGTACAAATGTTGGTAGTCATGGTCAGCAGTTGAAGGCAATGGCTGATGATGTTATGCAACAGACATGGGATAACGATATCCAAAGCAAATTGTGTTACATATACGATTACTATCATGATGATCAATTTGATGAAGGTTTAAATGGATATAATCCTGCTTTATCAAAATCTAAAATACCAGTAAAATTAAAATTTATTGTAAAGGCATATAAGTCTGCAGCAAAAGATGATCCAGAATACCATATTCAGTTTGAACCAGATGTTTGGAATTCAATGAGTTGTAAACCTCAATGGTTCGTAGATGGATATCAGAAGTTAGGCGTAGAATTCCCTGTAGGGTTGTACGTGGATGTGCCTGATGATAGAGGAGTATATCAAAAGTGGTTTATTTTCTATAAAGAAGAAGCAAATCAGTTTGTTAAATGCGGTATTATGAAATGTAACTATTTATTTATGTGGATTAAGGATGACGGTATACATAGATATAAACGTAAGATGTGGGGAGTTGACCGTTCACAGAACAGTTATACCTCTGGACGATGGAGGGGAGATAAAATTACAATCTTAGATAATCAGGATAAATTTTGGCTTCCATGGAATCCAATTTCTGCAGAGATTAGACATGATCAAAGGTTGTTCCTTTCAATGATTCAAGATGAACCATATGCTTATGCAATATCTAAAATTAATAACGCTTCTCCAAAAGGAGTTATTGAATATACTGTAGTTCAAGACGAATTTGATCAAAATAAAGATTATGTAGATAACGATCCAAATAGTCTTACTTATGGAGAAATGTATGCAGACTACTACTCTTCTACTATTGTTCCAGAAGAGGTTATATCTGATATGAAAGTAATTACAAACATACTTTCTATTGAGGCAAAAACTTATAGTGTTAGAATTAATGGTGGCTCTAAAGTAGTATATGCTAAGATTTTAGATAATGATGGTAATGATGTAACTAATAATTATAGTAGTGATGATTTTATTTGGGATATTTCATTTAAAGATAATGAATTTGCAAAAGATAATTTAATTGTTATTGATGGATCTTATAGTTTAAAAGATGGTAATCAATATAAATGCAAGTTTAAATTTAAAGGTGATGAAACTTATCTCAACAAAAGAATTACGGTAACTTTAAAAATTAATGAATTATCTGCTACTGCAGATTTAGATATAGTTTCATAGGAGGTGTTGTTATGATTGATAAAGATATTAAGGAAATTATCCAGTATAAGAAACAAAAAGGAAATGACAACATCCAATATAAAGAAATTATAAAAGATAAACTAATTAATAATTCAAAAATAATTCGTTCTTTAAATAATCAAGATTTAGATCCAGATTGTCCAGATGATTATTATGGAGAAAATATACTCCCTTACTATTTGCTAGTAAATGTTCAAGAAAATGTAAAAAATTATATTTGTTTTGAAACATCATTTGATGAAGTTGCTAGATATAATAAAATTATGAAGCTAGGACAAGTTATCTTTTATATTGTATGTAATAATAAAAATATATTAGATAAAGAAACTGGTATTGCTCGTCATGATTTATTGGCTGCTTTAATAACTGATGAATTTGATTGGAGTAATTTATTTGGTACGCAGGTGCATTTGGTATCTGATAGACCTATGGCTGTTGATGCACAGTATGTTGGCAGAACTCTTATATTCGAACAAACTACTACAAATTCTATAGTAAAAGATGGAAAGGTTTATAATAATGGAAAGCAAATTACCTGACGTAGACTTGTCTAACTTTATAGAAGTAGATAAATTACAATTATATTTTGGTGATGATATTATTATTAATGACAATATTACATTACATCAGCCAAAAGTTGGAGAAATAGTAGAGTTTGGAGAGAGACATTTTTATTCTGTATTATCGGCATTAACGTGTATCCCTTCAGATATGAAATCAGAATTATGGGATATGAATAAAACTGATTGGCAAACAGTTGATGATTTTGAGTTATTTATAATGCTAACAAGGAGTTTTACATCGAAAGATACTAAATTATTTTTAGGTGATATTGATTTATCTCAAATGATACCATGTGTTAATAAAGAAAACAATCAATTATGTTTGTATGATAAGGATTCTGATATTCTTATTGACAAGGCTCTTTATATACAGATAGTAACATATATAAGAGAAATGTTTAATATACATCCAAAGATTGAAAAGGCAAAAAACAAAAGAACATTTAATGTTCTTATTGAAGATGATAGATTTAGAAAATCTTTAAATAGAAAAGAAAAATATACATCTAATCTTATGCCTTTAATATCTAGCATGTTAAATCATCCAGGATTTAAATATAAAAAAGACGAATTAAGAAATGTAGGTATTGTTGAATTTATGGATTCAGTACAAAGAATATCTACAATAGTGTCTACTACTGCTTTACTTCAAGGTATGTATAGTGGAATGGTTGACACATCTAAAATACCTAAAGATCAATTTAATTGGTTAAGAGATTTAAGTAATGAAGGAAAAGAACACAAAGGTGTTATGAACATTAAGCAATAATCTTGAAACTAATTAATTTTATATTTTATATAAGATATAAACATAATAATTTATAGGAGGAAAAAATAATGATTAAGAATTTTATCGTAGACAGAGTTGTACGTGGTAATATGTATGACAATAAGACTGGTGAGCTTTTATGGAGCTTGAATCAGATTCAGAGTCCTTCATTAACAATGGAGGCTGAAACAGTAGATGCAGTAGATGCACTTGGTACACCTATCATGTCATTTGATAGATCAAAGAGCTGTACTCTTTCTGCAGAAAATGCTATTTTTGACTTAAGCTTACTTGCAGAGCAGGTTGGTACAGAAGCAAAGACAGAAGAAAGAGATGTTCCTGTATTTGAATCTCATAATGTTGAAGGTACAACAATTACATTAGGTCATACACCAAAGACAGAAACAACAGATGAAGGTGAAGTTAGTACAGTAAAATACATTTATGTATTAAACAGTGATGGTTCTTTAGGAACACAGTATACTGTAGGTGCAGCTGCTTCTACTTCTGCATTTGCAATTGAAGGAAATGTAATCACATTACCAACAAGCGTTAAAGAAGGTCGTATTTTTGTTTCATATGATTATGTAGGAACAGCTACATATGTAATGAACTCTGCTAATAACTTCCCTAAAGCTGGTAAGTTTGTTATGGAAGTTCTTGGACGTGACGTTTGTGACTCTACAACAGAGATTTATGCAATGTTGGTATTACCATCAGCTAAGTTATCTGCAGCTACAGATGTTGCTTTCGAAACAGAAATGACACAGGGATTTGAGTTGATTGCTCAGCAGAACTACTGTTCAGATACAAACGAACTCTTTACATTAATCATTCCAGAAGACTAAGAATAATTAAATTATACATTAGGCTTGTAGGCGAGAGCCTACGAGTCTAATGTAATTAATTTATTGGACAAGGAGGAATATGATGTATAGAAGAAATGAAAAAGAAAATGCTTCTTGCGTTATATGTGATAATAAATATTACTTATGTATTGCATGTGAAAGAAATAAATCGAATTGGAAACCATGGAAAATAATTACTGATACAGAAAATTGTTTTAAGATTTATGATGTATTAAATAAATATAATTTTAATAAAATTTCTAAAGAAGAAGCAAAAGAAAAATTAGGAACATTTGATTTAAGTGGTTTAAGCACTTTTAAAGAATCTGTTAAAAAGCAGATTGAAGAAATTTTAGAAATGACTAATAATGTTGAGACAGTTGAATCTATTGAAACAACTGTTGTTGATATTGTTGAAAAAACTCCAGTAGAAGAAGTTATTATTGAGACTAACGAAACTGCTGAAGAAATTATTGAAGAAAATAACATTGAAGTTGTAGAGAAGAAATTCAGAAAAAGAACTTCAAAGAAAAATGAAGAATAATATAGTGGATGGTATTTTTTATAAAGAAGAAAATAATATGTAAGGGGTGATACTATTCATGAAAGAATGTGTCACCCCATTTTTTACGTTTTACATAAATATTAATTATGAGTAAAAGGAGAAAATATATGAAGAAAGTTAAAAGTAAAGTGACTGGAAAAGAATATGATCCAGCCTATGGTGTAGTATATGTTAGCTTGTTAAATCAGTATGTAAAATATATGGCTAATGGTGCAGCTGATTATTTAGTAGATATTTATTATGATAAAAGTAAAGATGTAGATTATAGGGAACGTATGGTATATGTGTTTGAAAAGAATGATTTTACAGCAGATTTAAAACGCAGATGGGATAATCATACATTAAGAGCTGAATAAACTAAATATATTTAAATGATTAAAAGGAAATAAAAAATGATAGATAAAAGAACAGGGAAAGATTTAAAAGACTATCCAATTTTAGAAGAGCCAAGGTTGTATATCTACATAATGAGGAATATTGCTGGGAAAGTAAAAATAGGTAAAACCAAGAATGTTCAACAAAGATATCAATCTTTATGTGGAAGCAATAGTGCTGGTGATTGTATTATAGATGTTTTAGTTTCACCTTCTACATATTTATATACATTAGAAAATATTATGCATGATAAATTTAATAAATACAGAATTCCAAATACAGAATGGTTTTATGACAAGAATGATTCTTCAGGAGAAGATCTGTTCATGTCTGCGTGTGACAAATTAAAACTACTCTTCTCTTCTGCTGAGTACAAAAGATGTAATGAGATAAGAAAAAAGTATTATGAAAGTATACATAATAAAATGTATAAGGTAGGTGATTTTTAATGACAACTAAAGAATTAGAAGATTTATTATATAAAACATTATGGAGAAAAGGTTGGTATGGAGTATACGAATGTGCCATTCCAAAATGTCTTTGTAGAAAAGTACATCGTGAACGTGTAGATATGCTTACATATGAAACAACTGGAATTTGGAGGGCGTATGAGCTAAAAATCTCTAAAGCTGATCTTCACAGCAATGCTGCTCTCTCATGGATAGGTCATTACAATTATTTAGTTTGTACAGAAGATTTGATAGAAGAAGCAAAAAAGATGTTGCCTAAAGATATAGGTATATATGCAGCTTATGAAAGAGGAAGTAAAAAATGGATTGATTTAGTAAGGAATCCAAGAAAAAGAGACTTGTTGTGTAAGCACGAAGATATGCAATTTGCAATGCTTCAGGCTTTAAGTCGTGAGTATAAGAAATATAGAAAACTTAAAGAACAAGAAGAAAAGAAAGTAGCTAAAACTACTAAATCTTCTACAAAGAAAACAACTAAAAAGAAGTAAACTAATTAATAATATAAGGAGTAAAAGGATATGAGTTGTATTGAAGAAAATGGAATCATAAAATTAACACTTGATCAAGCAGTGTTGGATAAATATAACAGATATTATTTTTTAGAACATCCAAAAGCGAAGAAAGTTCCAATAGAACATCCGTATCACCCATCAATAAATACATGGATCATACTTCCACGTATTCAAATGAATGCATTAAAACAAAAATGGAAAGATTTTGTTAAATTTTGGATGAAGTTAGAGAGATTAGAAAACAGACAGTTAGACGATTTTGATATTGTTTTAACTGTCTATTTTAATACAAAAAGAAGACACGATACTGACAATCAAGTACCGAAGTTTATTTTAGATGGCTTTACAGAATCTGGTTTTATAGTAGATGACGATGAAAAGCATTTACACTCTCTCACTCTTAAAACAGGATATGATAAAGAAAATCCAAGAACAGAGATTGAGATTATAATACATAATAACTAATTAAAATTAAGGAAGGAAGCAAAAAATGTACGATTGGGAACTTCAAAATTATTTAAATGAGCGTAATAATGTTTTATCAAGTACAGATTATATTTATGTATGTAATACATGTCCGCAATTAGACCACATTAAATATAATGCATTTGAGAATTATTTTGAAGCTTGGAGTGATTGTAATTATTTTAAGTTTAAGGTTTATCCAGAAACTAATTAATTTATTAAGTTATTGAATGAAAGGAAAAAAGATATGAGTGAAAATAAAGAAAAGACAATGACTGTAAGAGAATTTGTAAATAAATATAATTCATTACAAAGTGATGCGACAAAAGAAGCATTAATAAATAGTGTTATTAAAAGACATTATGCTCCTATTCTTGAAAAGAAAGCTGTATTAGAAACAGCATTTGAAAGAAGTATACAAGAGAAAGATGGAATAAAATATGTAGATTCTGTTTTATCACAAATTGGATTATTTTGTTCTATATTAACTCTTTATACAACATTGGATTACAAGCATAATAAAGATGATGGAGATAATGGTTCTATATTTGAAGATTATGATTTATTAATGGAAAATGGAGTTTATCCAATTATTATGTATAAGATTGGGGAACAAGATATAAAAGAGCTACTAAAGGTTTATTCTTCTGTTGAAGGTACATTTGTAAATCAACAAACTTTTGAAGCTTATTTAGCAAAACAAGTAACAAGATTTGGAGAATTATTTGGAGCACTTGCAGGGTCAGGATTGGAATCATTGTCAAAAGTGTTAGAAGATGAAGAAAAGATGGAACAGGCAATTGGTAAATTACCAAAGCTTGATAATATAGAAAGTATATTAAAATTATTAAGTAATAAATAAACGCTACGACCTATATGTGTCACAGCGTATAGGTAGATTTTTTAAATAAAAATTAGAAAGAAAAATTAAAATATTTAGAAAGGTAGGTTGATTGTTTTATGTCTTTAAATTATAGAGAAATATTAGAAAATGAGAAACAACGAATATTAAAACAAATAAAATCTGATATTACCGATGCGGTTAAAAAAGCAGACTTATTAACTATTAAAGAATTAAAGGATGAAGCCAGCAAGATGTATGATAAGTTAATAACTGATTATTATAAATATGAAACAGAGAAGTATATAAGACATGGACAATCAAAACCTGGTACTGGTACTGGTGAAAACTTATATCGTGCAAATAATATACATATACAAGGCAGAGAATTAATTTTAGGTACTAATTATAAACTTATGGAATCAGGGTATGATCGTCATGGTAGAGATAAGGTTCTCGAAATGGTTAAATCTGGTCAAAGATTTGCAGGAAGAAGACATGCTCCTGTACCTTGGAGTGGAGATTTTGCAGGGAATTATATAACATTAAAGGATACATATATAAACGAAGCATTTGAAGAATTTGAAGATAGATTTGTAGAAATGTATGATAAAATATTTGACGAAAAAATGGGTCAATTAGCAGGAAAGTATGAGTTTTACTAAAAGGAGGTATGATATATTATGAGCGAAAAAAGACTTTCGGGCGATATAGATAAAAAGTTAGACCAATATTTAAGTGCTGCTATGGAGAAAGCAGAGAAAAAATTTGGCGAATTTGCAACAAATTTATTAAGTCAAGAACAACAAATAGAAAAAACTATGGAAACAGTTGCAAAGAAAAACACAACAGCGACAAAAAAACTTGGGCAGTCGATTGCTAAAGATGGTGAAGAACTTGAAAAGATGATTGATAAAGCTTTTTCTGGACTTAATGAAAAAATGTCGGGGAAACTAAGCGTGTTTGGCAATAAAGAATACAGTAAACAAGAAAAAGTACTAGATGAAAGAGCAGAACGTTTAAAGAAGACTATTAAAAACCACATTAAATCAATTCAAGAAGTTTATGATTCTGCAAAAAAATTTAATGTAAATGATACGTTTAATGATTTAGAATCTAGTAAATGGTTAAGAGGATTTTTACCTGACAGTAAGGAAATTACTCAGTCAACAAAAGAAATTGTAAATGCATTAAAAAATCAAGGTTTGGAAGTTGAAAAGGAATTAAAAGATCAAATAAAGCATAGGCAAAAGTTATTTCTTGGATATTCTCAAATGAAAGAAAATATTGATTTAAGTAAAATCACAAATAAAGATTCATTAGAGCAGTACCAAAAAATGTATAAGGCAGCAGCTTATTTAAGCCATATTGAAGATGAGTTAAGAGGTAAAATAAGAGAGAGAGCCAAAATTTATGATAAAGAAATTGAAATTCCTTTTAAAGGAACTTTTAAAATGAAAGAATTAGATACTATTGTTGAAAATATTAAAGGTAAAGTTAAAAATTTAACTTCTGAAACAGAATTACAAAATTTATTTGGAGATGATGTGTTTCAGTTACTTGAAGATAGACAGGCTTTAGCAGACAAAGCTATCAAATCGCAAGGTAAAGAAACTATTGAAATTGCCAAGAAGACAATAACTGTCATCAAAGAAGAGAAAGATGAAATGCTTGCATTACATAAAGCAATTGACACAACAAGCAAGTCTCTTGACAAGATGGGGAAAGTAAGCAGTAATTTTAGAAGAAAGTGGAATACTTTAAGTACGACAGATGGTAAATTAAATGGTGCTGCATCGAAAGCGGATTTCGCACTTAATATGGCAAATATTTTACAAAATGGCGACATATCTAGTTTAAAATATAAAGATGAAACTGATAAAGATTTCGAGACAAGACGTAAGATTGTTATGGAAAAATACAATCAGATTTTAGAGGAATATAGTGATGTAAAAAATGCAGTAGAAGCTATAATGAGTGGCAAAGCTATTTCAGTACCAAAGGAAATTTCCAACCCAGTAGTTGTAGATAGTGATGAGTTTGAAAAGATTAAAGAAAAAGCAGACAAAGCTAATGGTTCAGTTAATAATCTTAAAACAAACTTAAAAGAACTTGCTGACCAACAACGTAATGAGGGTAACGTTAATGATTTTGATGGAAAAGATTGGAAATATTCTAAAGATAGTATTGAAAGATATGCTGAAGGTATCAAAAATCTTAAAGAACAAATAAGTCAAACAACTGATGCAAAATTACTTGATGATTTAAATAGGGAGTTAGAAGATGCAAAGATAAGTTTTATAGCATTATATGACACTGTAAACGATTACTTTGATGGGAAACTAAATAAAAATAGAAGTATTAAAGCAGAGATTAGAAATCTATACTCTTCTCTTATTGGTGAAGAGGCACAGTTTGATACTCATTTTAGTGAAAGGGTTACACCTTCTGTTTCGACTCCACAGCCTAATCCTACTCAAATAGTTGATAAGACTGAAAGATTAAAAGAACTTGTAAATAAAACAACTATTAATTTTGAGGAATTAAAAGAAATTCTTTCTTCTTTGCCAGATGATAAAATAAAATCTATAGCAACAGCTCTCGAAATGGCAATGAAGGTTGACGTTGATGCATGGAAAATGTTTGTTGAAAAATCAGAAATGGGAAAATATTTTACATTTGAAGGGACTAGAAGCGGGGCAAAGTTTTTCTTGAATAATGACGGAGAATTTACAAGAAAACCAAATAAAAACAAAGTAAGTTTTACTGAAGATAGAAAATATCTCGGAAAAGATATTGAATATAATGATAGCAGAATAGCTAGTCTTATATTTGATTTAAGAAATAATCTTATGAAAGCTTCTACTAATTCTACTTCTCTTCCATCATCTGGTACTTCACAAGAGATAGAAAATCAAAACCAATTACAAAAAGAACTTGAAGATTCAATAAAGCTAGTCGAAGGATTAGAAAGATCTCTAAATCTTATTGTTAATGGAACAAATGAAAATAGTTCTTCTGATTTTTTAAAAGCTCAAATTGAATCATTAAAGTCGTTTGAAGAAAATTTAATTAATGTAGAAGAAAGGATTAAGTCTTTAAATTTAGATAATTCTCTTAAATCTGGTGTTTTAGGTAATATTTCAGAATTAAAGTCAAACTTTGCTACTAATATTGAAACGCTGAATGATTGGATGAATAAAGCGATTGCGCCTTCTACTCCTACAAATTTACATACGGAAGCACTGTCTGTTGAAGAATTAACAGAAGCATATTTAGAATTGTGCGAAGTACAAGAAAAAATTAATATTTTACGTGAAAGATACCCTAGAGAAGATGTTGAATGGTACGAAGGTAATGTTATAAAAAAAGATGATTTTACACAAAAAGGCAGTCTTGCTTCTGTTCTTAAAAATTATTTAAAAAATGATCAAGTGAAGGAAATTCTACGAGATGCAAACGATAATATTAAAGAATTAAATCAAATTATTGAAGAGTATGAACGTGCTTATCATGCAAATTTTTGGAGTGAATATTTTAACGATAAATCTTTTGAAGATAGGCTTAAATTTTTAGAAGATATTGCTATTGGTAAGAAACAGGGTAATCAAAATTATAAAGAATTGCAAAGTGTAGATTATTTTGGGTATATTGAAGCAGAATTATTAGATGGAACTATAAAACGATTGACTTCTGTAGATTTTGATATTGGAGATATTTTTCAAACTTACGAAAGCAATTTAAAAGGAAATATAAGTAGTTTGAAATATGTTTTAGAAAGTAATATAGAGGATCTTCGATATACAGTAGAATACAAACTTGCAGATTTTGGTAATAATATTGGATACGTACTTGATGACGTGCAGGATATTATTAACGACAAATTGTTGACATTATTTAAAACAGATATTGGTTTAAAAGTATTTGAGAATCTTGATTATAAAGGTGGATATGCTGTTCCTATTGATGATTTTGTTGAAGGAATGGACTATTATGGTCTTATAGAACAAGCAGAAGAAACATGGAGACAAACTGAAGAATTTAAAACATACTATGAAAAATATAAATCATTAATTAATGAAATATATGATTGGAATGATCAAAATGTTATTGCAGACAAAGACACATGGAAGCCAGTTTTAAAGAACACTGATAATTTAGAAGAATCTATTGCCGTAATGAAAAGTTATCAAGAACAATTACGTGAATTAATTAACAATAATACAATGCATCGTGTATTGTATTATGAAGAAAGTAGTAATATTACTAAAGATTTTACGTATCTTGACGAATTAATTGAAAGAACCAAGACTCTTCAAGAACAGATGAAAGTTGAACCTCCTTCTCTTTCACTCACAGAAGAATCTTCAGGACAGAAAGCAGTTAAACTTTTTGACGAATATGGTCAAAAGATAAAAGAAGTTAATGCGGAATTGTTAAAAGGTACAAAATTAATTGAAGAACAAAATCAAGGCATTATTAAACTATATCATAATTCTAATGAAATATTTGAATCATTTTCATTGTCTAATGCAGGAAAAAATCAAGGTCTTAGTCAAGGCATGGGAACTTATTTGGCAACTAATCCTAGAGATTATAATGATGCAGCATATGGCATATTCCAAACAGAATGGTACGCAAAAGTAACAAAGCCATTAATTAAAAATGTAATCAGTCGTATGGGCGGTGAACTATTTAAAGCTTTTTCTGAAGATGAAATAATTAAAATTTTCAAGGAATATTATGGCACAGAACACCCTGGAAATGAAGATTACTTAAGAGAAAAATTTTCAAGAAGTGTTAGTATAAATGATGGATTAGAAGTAGCAGCAAAACAAAAAGGGCAGACTATGAATGATGTCTTACAGTTTCTTGGATATGATTCTATTATTGATGGAACTCAAGTAATTATATTTGATCCAAAAAATGTTGTAAGAGCTAATGATATAATAAAATCTTTAGATGGCGTTGAATTGTCATTAGATGAAGCAACACAAAAATCTAATGAATTAAAAAATGTTACTTCCCAAATTATTGAAAAGTATGATGAATTAAACAATCATAAGCTCGATGAAAATTCTCAAAAGAAAGATTTTGAACAGCATATTTCAATGTTAAAAGAAATCATTCCATTAATGGAAGAATATTCTACTTTAACGAATGGAAGAAATAGATTATCTTATACTGATAGTAATAATAAACGTAATAATGTTCGTTTAGATGACTTGCAAAATTCCATAGGAAATTTTGAACAAGTTATGAATAATAGATTTCCAGAAATTGAACAAACTGCACACGAAACAGAACGACTCGCTCAAAAAGAACAAAAAGCTTCGGAAGAAGCACAAAACTTTGCAAAAACTATAGCTGAAAGTTTTGGTGTAAAAAGTAAATCTGTTATTGAAAGATTAGGATTTGAGATAGATGATGTTTTAGCTAAGTTAAGAGAAGCTAATTCTGCTGGTATGTCTGGAGATGAATTTGATATATTTATGAGTACACCTCCTAATTATCATAGCATTCTTGATATTTTAGCTGAAGATGCAAATGTTGCAAAAACTGCCATTGGTAGTGCATATGATGAATACGATAAGTTAAGAGAGTATGTAAGTAACTCTAAGATTCATAATAGTCCTATTTTTGCATCGGAGCTTGGAGATGATTATCATAAGATAAGAAATGTCATAGGTTCTACTGTTCTAGTAAATAAAGGTGGTACAGATATAGTTACATATCTAGAAGAATTAAACAGTGCGCTTGGACATACTATTGATATTACTGGTATAGCTCAAAATGATCTTAGGCAATTATATGAAGTATTAAATAATGGTAAACAAGAGAGATTATCATTTATATCTGATACATTGGCTGCAGATGGTTCATTAGAATACATACAATCTATTATTGAAGCTAATAATCAAGAAGCTGAATCAAATGAAAGAGTAATTGAAAGCGAGCAGAAAAAGAGAAAACTTAGGATTGCTAATAAGGATTGGTTAGAGAAGCATCCTAAAATCAAAAACCCAATTCAAGGGAAAGCCGACTCTTCATCTTCTGCTACTGTTACTATTGTAGAGAAAGAACAAGAACAAGCTAAAGCAGTTGAAGAGACTACACATGCTATTGAAACTCAAACGGAAGCTATTGAAAATAATACTAAAGCTAAAGAAAAGAATAATAAGAGTAAATCTAAAGGTTATGATTTCCTTGAAAACTCTACTTTTGCTTCAGAAGATGTTATAAATAAGCTTCAGGAAGTTATTAATAATTCAGAAAATATTCCAAAAGATAATGCAAAAATATCTGTAACTTCTAGTGCAGATGGTACTATTACTGGTGGATCAATAACTTATGTAGACGATGCATTAAAAAGAACAGTTACCGAAGTTTATTCGTTAAAGAAGTTAACTGATGAAATGGCAGTAGCAACTGATGATGTAATGGAAGCCGAGCAAGCTCTTGTTTTATTGTATACAAAAGCAACCGATGATGGAATTGCTAGAGCTAAACAGGAAGAAAAAGCCAGAGAAAAAGAGAAAAAAGATTTAGATGAAATTTATGCAAAGCAACTTAAATATCAAGGTGAAATTGATAGAGTAAAAAGAGAAGCTTTAGAACATGCAACTAGACCTATTAGAACAGAGGGTAGAATTGGTGAAGTTAATACTGCGCATAGCAACGTTACTAATAAAATAAACGAATATTTGGGTGATGGTGTTGTTTCTGTTTCTAAAGCAGCAATTGCAGAAATTGAAACAGCAATAAATGATTATAAAGCATTGGTAAATAGACTTCAATCTAAAGATAATGTTCCAACTATGGCTACTACTGACTTTGAAAATAAAAAAGCTCAATCTATTGCAGATATCGAAGGGTTAATTGCAGATTTAAAAAAGGCTGGAGATTATACTTCTGATTTACAAAAGAAGGCTGAAGACTTATGGATTAAGTTAAATGAAGTGGGTAGTGGTGATGAGTTATTACCACTTGCCAAATCAATAGGTACAATATCTAGAGAGTTTAATTCTTTGAAAAAGTATCATGATTTAGCAATTCAGAAACAAAAAGAGATTCAGAGTCAATATGATCAGAGTATACAAATTATTAAACAACTTGAAGTAGAAACTGATAAATTAAATAATATGATGGCTTCTGATCTTGGTAAAGGTAAAAAGTCTAATCAAATTGAAGATCAGTTAAATAAAACGGTTGAAGCTGCCAATAATGCTAAAAAGGCTATCGAAGATGTTGACCAAATGTTTGCACAAGGTAAAATTAACAAAGGACAACAACGTGAGGCTGGAAATGCATATAGAGAAGCAAGACAAGGTTCTACTGCATCTCAAGCTAGATACGAAGATGCAAAGGCTTCTGAAGAAAAGGCTCAAGCTGCAAAAAATGAAAAAGCGGCAGTTGATAACCTTAAGGAATCTTTAAAGAATTTAATATCTGCTTACACTCAGCTAACATCTGTAAGTGTTAAACCTGGCGAGAATTCTTTTGCAAACGCTCTTGAACAAGTTAATAGAGCTAGAACTAATTTTGCAAATATGTATGCATCAGCACAAAATGCAGGCGTTAATGACGACCAGTTATTAGATATTCAGCAAAATTCTATAGTAGAACTTACTGAAAGAGTTAGCCAAGCAGGTGCAAAAGCATTTGATTCTTATATCAATAAAATCGAAGAAACAAAAAGTAAGTTAAAGTCTTTAGGACAGCTATCTCCTGACGCACTTAAAGAATTTAATGAATTAATTCAAAGATTGTATAATGCTAATTTTAATAAAGATTTAAGCAGCTTTGATGGTATTCAAAAATATATTCAAGATATAGCTAAGTATAGTTCTATTGTTGATGAAGAAGTACAAAGAATATCTCAAGGATCTAAAATTGGTTCTTTTGAAGCCCAAATAGCAGAATTTGATCAAATGAATGTAAAATCTGTTAGATTCATTTCTTTACTTACACAAGTTAAACAAAGATTAAAAGAATTTAATGATTTTAAAGCGCAAACAAGTGATAAGCAGTTAATCTCAGATAGAGAATTCCAATTAATCAAGCAATTAAGTCCTATGATTAATGACCTTTATAAAGAGGCACAAGGTAAAGGAACACTTATTCCTGAAACAATAGGACAAGTAACTAATGTCCAGCAGCTTGAAGAAGCAATGCAAAATTACGCTAAAACCCTTGGTTATACAAGGCGAGTTGGTAAAACGGTGGCACAAGAAAATGGTCAACTTACTATAAGCTTTAAAAATGGTGAAGGTCAAATATTAAAAATGACTGGTAGTGTTGATGCCCTTAATAAAGGACTACGACAAACTTCTGTAGTTTCAAATCAAGCAGTTGGATTTATTACTAATCTTAAAGCTTCATTTAAACAAATGATTGGATATTTTACTAGATATTATACTGGTTATATGTTAATAACTAGAGTTATTAGTTATTTTAAAGAAGGTATTTCAATTGTAAAAGAATTTGATGCTGCCATGACAGAACTCCAAAAGGTATCTAATGATAGTGCTGAAGCATTAAAGAAATTTGAAAAACAATCATTTGAGATTGCAGAAACTATTGGTAGTACTGGCAAAGAAATCGTTAATTCTGCAGCTGATTGGGAAAAACTTGGTTATGCTATTGAAGATGCAAGCGAATTAGCAAGAAATGCTGCGTTATATTCTAACGTTGGCGATATGGATATTGATACTGCTACAGAGCATATGGTATCAACATTAAAAGCTTTTGAAGAATTTGATGCACAGAGTTCTCAGCTCATTGTAGACAAGTTTAACGAGATAGGAAATAACTATGCGATCACTTCTGAGGGAATAGGTGCAGCTCTTGAAAGATCAGCATCTACATTAGTAGCCGCAAACAATGATTTAGATCAAGCGATTGCATTAATTACAGCAGGTAATATTATTACACAAGACCCAGAAAGCGTAGGTAATGCTATAAAAGTTGTTTCTATGCGTTTAAGAGGCGCAAAAGCCGAGCTTGAAAAAACAGGTGAAGAAACAGAAGGTTTAATAACATCAACATCAAAATTACAAGAAAAGATTATGGCTTTAACAGGTGTTGATATCATGATTGATGATTCAACATTTAAAAGTACATATGAAATTTTATTAGAAATTTCTAAAGTATGGGATGAACTTAGTGACGTAAATAGAGCCAGTGTACTTGAAGTAATAGCAGGTAAAACACGTGGATCTGTAGTTGCAGGTCTTCTTCAACAAGGAGATACATTAGAAAGTGTATATCAAGATTCTCAAAAAGCAGAGGGTTCAGCATTAGAAGAAAATGAGAGATATCTTGAATCTATTCAAGGTCATTTAGATAAACTTAGTAATCAATGGCAGAAAATATGGACATCCGAAGTAACCAGAGAAACAATGAACTGGTTTGTTGACAAACTTACAGGGCTTCTTAAAATTGTTGAAAAGCTTGGATTAGGATTGTCAACCGTAATTGGCGCAGGTACAATAATAGGTGGAAAAGCGTTAATAAAAACAATTTCAAGTAGCGGTGGTAGGGTTAAACAAAATAAATATATAAAAGTCAACCCTCGAATCAAATATGCCACCGAGCAAGTTAGCTGAAAGGTGAACGAGTTATAATTTAGTGCGTATAAGAATATCAATACTTAGTCAGATTTGGTATAGTTGACGTTGTATATGTAAAGATACATATAGTGCATAAAAATATACAGATCATATGGAATATACGGAGTACCGAAGAAGTATGCTAAGGAGTGTGCGTAAAAGTACATACAGAAGTATATAATAAATAATATATGAAAGAATAAGTATATAATGTAAACGACAACAAATGCTTGACTAGAAAAATATAAGGAAACGTAAGAAACGTAGAGAAAAAGCAAGAAACAATAATAAAGCAAAAATAGTTTGTGAAGATAATTGTTTATGTATCAAATGTGATTAAGTGTAGGCATCGAAAAATGTTAATACACAATTACAAGAAGTATAAAATATATTATATAAACATATGAAATATGGAAATAAAATGTGTATTGACTAAAATCGGTGTTGCTATCCTTATGCGCATTAGAGAATAACAAGGCTTGCTGTAGCTAAACAGCAGAGAATGGAGTAAGTGGTAATGCACTACTCTCCTATTATTAATTATAGGACGTGGAGCGTCTAAAAGGAATAAATTACTAAGCTTATGCAGGGATGTATAAGTGGCAAATGCGAAAGTATGAGGTAAAGTAAAAAGTTTTATTTTAAGAGACGTAATGCGCAAGAGACAGCTCTAGAACAGAGCTACCTTCACAGAGTGTAAGGGCTGTGTGGATAGATAATGTTACTCTTCTATTCATAAAAGTGCACTCGAAACTGACATCAGGCATAGATGTAATTAATAGTGTTGAGATACATAACACTTTATGCTATTAGGGCACACAAGCCAGTGTGTAAATGTATCATGGCTAAAAGTGATTAAAAATAAAAATACATAAATAAATATAAAATAAATAAATATAAAATAAATATATAAAATAAATATATAAATAAATATATATTTATAACCTAGAAGAGAATAAGATAAAATAATTAACTTAAAAAGTTTAGATATAATAGATAATAAATATTTAAATATAGATATAAGTTAATCCTGTATCTTAGAAAAACAATACTACTCTTCTACTGGTTTTAAATATATAAAGTTCGTTATAACAATGTAAGTTATATAAATTATAAAGTGTTGTTTTTCTAAGGTATAGGATTAAAATGTTATATATTATATTTGAAAATTATCAAATTTATTAAAATTTATTATATATAGAAAAAATAAAAGATTAAAAATTAATTATTTTATCAAACGAAAGTTTGATATCAAATATAATAAAAAATGGTTTTACATCTACATCATCTCAAACAGAAGCAGACACTGCGGCTACTGTAATGAACACAAAGGTGACGTATGAAAATGATATTGCTAGAAAACAAAAAGCCGCTACTATGGCTCGTGAAGCAGAGATGAATAGGTTAAATACTCAAAGTACAATACAGTTATCTCAAGCACAAAAAGAAGAAGCGGCTGCAAGTGCGGCTGCAAAAGCTGCAAATGAAGTTCAAACTAATTCAGAAGCAGAACAATTAATGGTCAAAGCTGGGCTTATAACCGCAGAAGAAATGGAGACGGGTGCAACTGTCCAAGCATCTTTAGCTGATATACAGCTTGCTATAAATTCTAAAGCAGTGACTTTGGAAGAAGCTAAACAAATAGCTATTACCCTAGGACTTGATGCTGCTCAATTAAAAGCTGCAGGATCAGCAACATTATTAAGCAAAGCATTAAATTTTATAAAAGCTCATCCAATTATTGTAGGCATTACTGCCATAATTGCTGTTGTTACTATTGCTCGAAAAGCTTATGATACATGGGGTAATAGTGCTGAAAAAACAACTAAGGCAGTTAAAGATTTAATGTCTGAATATGAACATGCTATCAATACAGCAAATGCCAATGCGAATAGAGTCGAAGAATTAGCGGAAGATTATGAAAAACTTTCTGAAGGTGTAAATGCATTAGGAGAAAATGTATCTTTAACTAATGAAGAATATGATAAATATAATTCAATAGTGAATGAAATTGCAGAAATGTTCCCTACAATGGTTAAAGGATATACAGATGAGGGTAATGCGATTCTAAAACTTAAAGGAAATGTTGATACTCTAAGAAATGCTTATACAGAAGCTCAAGAAGAGGCTTATAATTTACTTATCGCAACAGGTCAAGATGGTAATGGAAATGATATCTTGAAAGATGCTAACAATGTCATTAATGAAAAATACGTGGATGATTATACACAGGGAAATAAATCAGTTCTAATGCATATTGACGAAATGCAAGATATATTATTAGACGATAATTATAAAGAAATTTTAATGAAAAAAACGGGATTAAATACTTCATTTGATCCTAGTGATGATGATGCAGAGTTTAGAAAATGGTTTACTTACTTAACTGGAATTTCTACAGACGGAAGAGCTTATATTGAAAATATTTCCAAAGAACAAGTTGAAGAAATTTTAAAGCAATTAAAAATACAAAAACAAACTTTAAATGCAGAGGTTGACTCAGTTGTTGATAATGTAGAAACTTTAGCCAACGCATATCTTATGAATAATGAAGATTATTCAAAATTAGATGATGAGCAAGTTAAAAATGTGGCATCAATACTAGTAAATAATCTTAATACAGACATTGTTTCCGAGTTTGGAACAAATAGAGAAAATGTTGGAAAATATGTTAATAATATAATTGAAGATTTGAATAATGATAAAGTAAAAACCGCCATTAATAAATTATTTGAACCAAATCTAGATGATATGCCTGTAAACGAAGCATCTAATATTATAACTCAATATATTGAAGAAATAGTAAAGGCAACAGGTAGGACAGAAGTTGAACTCTTAGAATTATTTGGATTGGAAGATTATGTTAAATTCTCAAATAATTATAATGAAGTTTTAAGAAATGCGGCAAATCAAGCGCAAGGATATAATTATAATGATGCATATGCAAAAATGGAAGAATTTGCATTTAAATATTCTATTAATACTCAAGACGAGCTTGTACTTTTTAATGACTTTTTAGAACAAACACATTACGACATTGAAAAAGCTTTTAAATTATATCAAGATCATTTGGTGGCAAATTATGAAACAGAGTATGAAAGAATTGAAAATATTTGGAATAATGATTTTAAAGAAGAAACAAGAGAAGAATTATTAGATCTTGCGAAATCTGGAGAACTTACAGAAAAAACTTTAAAATCAACTGAAGATTATAAAAAACTACTTAGCCAGACTGGATTAACAGCAGAGCAAGTCAAGGATAAAATTCTTGATTTATTAAGTGCCACAGAAAAGTTAGCAATGGCAGATACTAGTACAGAATCTTTAACTAGTGCTTATGAAGAGTTTTTAGGAAAAGGTTTTGTTACTGCTTCTACTCTTACATCAATGCCAGAAACATTTAAAGAATTAGATGGTTTTAACTTGTTTGAGTCAATTGTAGGCGATCCGACTAGTGGTACTGATGGTACTGACGCAATTCAAAAAGCTTTTAATGATATATTAACTGAATGGTATATTGCAAATGAAGTAATGAAAGGCATTACAGAAGATACAAAAGAAACATATATAGCCAATATGGAAGATATGTATATTGCGAATGCTGAAGAAGTTGCTAATAGTGTTTTAGAAAATAATGATTTGCTTAAATCTGCAGAAGACGAATATTTAAGGATTTTAAATTTTGACGGAAAAACATATGAAGAGTATGTTACAGAAAAAGGTAAAATTGATGAAGAATATTATAAATATATAGGAACTTCAAATGCATTATTATATTCAAAATTAGGTGAAGCGTATCAAGACGATCTAGAAAATTATTATATAGCATTAAATAATAAAAATAAATTAGAAAAAGCTTATGATAAAGTTCAAGAAAACAGAATTAAAAATAATTCTTTAAAGACGATGGCTTTAGGTGTTGCTTTTACTCAATCAAATAGCGCAAAAAATGAAAATGATATAATGGATCTTATTGAATCTGAATATCAAAAAGCTCTAGAAGAATGGGAGCAAGCAAAAAAGATACTTGATGATGATTTAAATCTTATTACAACCAATTTTGACTTTAATTTTGATAAATTAAATGCAGATTCTTCATCTTTACAGATATTTGACTGGATTGAAACAAAGATCAAGCGTATTCAAGATGCTATTTCAAGTCTCGGTAGAACAATCAGTGCCACATATAAGTCATGGTCAACAAGAAATAATGCGATTGCTCAAGAAACTAACAAATTATTGGAAGAGCAAAATTATCAAAATCAGGCAGCTCAGAAGTATTTAAACAAAGCAAACGCTGTAGGTTTAGACCCTACTACTGCTAGTTTAGTTCGTGATGGTGCTATTCAAATTGACGAAATTACAGATGAAACCAAAAAAAAGCAGATTTCTCAATATCAAGAATGGTATGAAAAACATCTTGAAGCAAAAGAACGTGCAGAAGAAATCAATAGTGAAATTGTAGATAACTACATTGAATCATTTGATTTAGTTGCTTCTGAATATGATGCAAAAATTGGAGCGATTGAAAATCGTACAAGTATGCTTGATGCTTTAATCAGTAATCAAGAAGCAAAAGGACATATTGTAAGTCAATTGTTTTATAAAGAACTTCAAGATGAAGAATATGAGAAGAAGCTTAAGCTTGAAGCAGAACTTTTAGATCTTCAGGAAAAACTTTCTGATGCAATGAATGCTAAAGGCAAAGATCGAGTTTTAGAATATTCAGAAACATGGTATGAAATGACTGGTGCTATAGATGATGTTCGTGAATCAATTATTGCAGCAAATACTCAACTTATCGAATATGATAAGAATATACGTCAGCTTGATTGGGATGCATTTGATATGCAACAAGACCATATATCTAAGCTTACAGAAGAGACAGAGTTTTTAATGGGCTTAATGGAAGATGAAAAACTGTTTGATGAAGATACAGGTATAACTGAGCATGGAAAAGCTACAATGGGCTTACATGCAGTAAATTATAATACTTATTTGGCACAAGCTGAAGATTACGCTAAAGAGTTGAAGGAAATTAATAAAGATTTAGCGAAAGATCCATATAATACAGAATTAATTGAAAGACGTGAAGAATTATTAGGATTACAACGTGATATGATTTCTGCAGCGCAAGATGAAATACAAGCTATTAAAGATTTACAATCTGAAGCTTATGATAATTTACTTGAGAGATTGCAAGAAGTAATTGATAAGAGAAAAGAGGCTTTAAATGCCGAGAAAGATTAAAAAACTTATGTTAATCAGTATAAGTTTTTAGTCCGTTATATTTCGAAAGAATATAATGTATTGTTTTGAATTGCTGGGAAACCTTAAAGCTTTACACCACAATAATGGAGAAATCACATTATGAAGGTTTGAAAACGTAAAGATATATAGGTAATCAGCAGCGAAGCTTCTAAGTAAACTAATTAATTTTACAATTTACTATTGACAAATATTGTCATTTATTGTAAAATAAGTTTATATGAAGAACGTTCAACGACCATTGCCTGAAATGGCATTAGGGAGAAGTCTCCCGAAGTGGAACACACCTAAGTAACTAATGAAAGTTATATGGTGAATGATATGGTCTGCACTTTAGTGAAAGCTAAAGAAAATTTACTTAAAGAAACTTTAAGTAAAATCTATAGGGTTTAACGAACCTTTGTAAATAAAAATTGTTTAAACTAATTAAAAATATATATTAATAAAACATACAAATTAGGAGGTGAATTATGAAAAAGAAAACACATGAAGAATATGTGGTTGAGTTGGCTGTTAAAAATCCTAATGTTGAAGTAGTTGAAGAATATATAGATTCAAGAACAAAAATATTGCATAGATGCTTAATTCATAATATTTATTGGAGTGCAATACCTTGTAATGTACTTAAAGGGTGTGGTTGTTCTAAGTGTGGAAAAGATAAAATAAGTAATGAACTTGTTAAAACACACAGTGAATATGTTAATGAATTAAGAATTATTAATCCTAATATTATTGCTTTAGAACGATATATAAATATGAAAACATCAATATTACATAAATGTCTTATTCATGATGTTGAATGGAATACTACACCTGATGTTGTTATGCAGGGATGTGGTTGCAAAAAATGTAAAAGTGAAAAGTTAAGGAATCAACATCTTAAAAATAATGAACAATATTTAAAAGATTTAAAAAAGGTAAATCTAAATATTGCTGTTTTAGATAATTATATTGATTCAAAAACTCCAATTTTACATAAATGTTTAGTAGATGAACATGAATGGTATAGTACTCCAACAAATATATTATCTGGATACGGATGTCCAAAATGTAATGAAAGTAAAGGAGAGAAACAAATTCGTTTGTGGCTTAACAGTCATAATGTCAAATATGAATCACAAAAAATATTTGATGATTGTCGTGATATTAAACCTCTTCCATTTGATTTTTATTTATTAGAATATAATTTATGTATTGAATATGATGGAATACAACATTTTGAACCAATAAAACGTTTTGGAGGACAAGAATATTTTGAATATACAGTTCAGCATGACAACATAAAAAATGAATATTGTAAAAATAATGGTATATCACTTCTTCGTATACCTTATTTTAAAAATGTAGAAGAAGAATTAAACAATTTTTTATTTATTTAATATAGTAACATTATGGTTATACGATTATGAGCGTACAATCTCAGAAAAGACTAAAAATATTGCATCTATCCAAAAGCAATTAGCAGCATATGAAGGAGATAATTCAGAGGAAACTAAGGCTAAGATACAGCAATTACGCTTAGAACTTGAAAATGCTGAGGCAGACTTGGAAGAGACAGAATATGAACGCTATTTACAAGATCAAAATGAGATGCTTGATAAATTGTATGAAGATGCAGAAAACTGGTTAAACCAAAGATTAGATAATCTTGACGGATTATTGCTTGATATTATTAAAGCTACTAATGAAAATAGTGCAGATATAGCAAAAACATTGGGTACAATAGCCGAGAAGTTTGGTTATGATATTTCTGATGATTTAGAAGATATATTTAAAAATAAAGGAGATGCAGTAAGTTATTATGACGATGGATTTACTGACAATCAAGCAAATACTTTAGGTGTTATTGAAGAGATTAGAGATTTTGTCAAAGCTATGGTTGCTAATAGTAATTCTGAAGCAGGAGTAAATCTTAGAGCTAATAATTTTGCTACAGGTAGTTCATATATCTCAAGAAGACAGTTAGCATGGACACAAGAAGACGGTCAAGAGTTAATTTATCGTTCAAGTGACGGAGCGATATTAACACCATTAGGAAAAGGTGATATGGTATTTACATCAGATATGTCAAGGATATTATGGGAGATTGCTCAAAATCCAAGTTTACTTGATGGAATTACTACAACTGCCACAGCTATTCCAAGAGGTATTATTAATAATGGTTCTAATAATATTCAGAATGATGTTACAATAAGTGTATCATTACCTGGTGTAACTAATTATGAAGAATTTAGAGACAAGATTATTGTAGACAAGAAGATTGAAAAATCTTTTAAAACTATGCTTGATCCATTAAACAATAATAGCTTAAATAAATTTAGATATTAAATTTATATACTAAATTTAGATTACAAATAAAGAAGAGTTAGGGCTTATGCTCTACTCTTCTTTCATATATGTAGATATGAGGTAAGGCAAAATGAATAAAGATAAAAAGATACAAATACAAGAAAAAATAATTAAAGACTTACGAGAAGAAAATAGCAAGTTAGAAAACGAGTTAAAATCATGTAGACGTGAAAATGATAGATGTAAGGAATTAATTGATGTATTAGAAAATAAAAAAACTGAATATGAGAAACTTATTGAAGATTTAAAAAGTATTCAGGTAGATTATAGAGAAAAGATAAAAGAACTTAGTGATATTAAGAAGCAGTATTCTAAGGAAATGAAATCTGTAATCAAAGATATTAAGAGTTCTGCAAAAGATGTAATTAAGGCATAGAACTTTTAATATGGTTAGAAATGAAAGATGAATAAAGAAAGAGGTGAGAAAGGTGTATTGTAAAGATTTTGAATATGATGGTCAGAGATTGTCTGATTTTGGAGGAGTTGTATGTCATATTACAGAAGACGGAGGCGTTTCGGCAATAAATATCGGGAGTCAGATAACATTTAATACGTTACCGATGACAGGATTAAATAAATTTAAATTAATGTCAACACAATATAGTGAAGCATATACTACCACTTTCGAAGTTTGTAAATTAAATTGTAGAGATTTAGAGGATAATTTCTTTACTCAGGAAGAAATATCTTATTTTATGAGATGGTTAAATAAAAAAAGATTTAAAAAATTTAAAATGATTTATGAAGATGGAGAATTAGCTAAAGTATATTATAAAGCATCGTTTAATGTTAATCCTATTACATATTATGGAGATATCATTGGATTACAGTTAACATTACAGACAGATGCTCCATTTGCATATTATGATGAAATTGAGCATGTAATGGAATTTACTGAAGAGAATTTAGATCATTCATTCTTTGATACATCAGATGAAATTGGATATATATACCCTTCTTCTATGATTATAGAAATATTAGGCGATGGAGATTTTGAAATGGTTAATTCTCAAGAAGAAAATCGAATCACATCTATAAAGAATTGTGTAAATGGAGAAATTATTACCTTAATTGAAAATAAGACTATTTCTTCATCTGAAGTTCATAATGGATTATATAATGATTTTAATTATATATTTCCTAGAATAAGTAATGAGAATGAAGATATATATAAAATCGGTTGTGCTATTGATAATATGGAAAATATTTTTACAGTTAATATGCCATGTAAAATTACTTTTGTCTACTCTCCTATTTGTAAAATGGGTATTGTTGTATAGGAGGTTAAGTTATGGGATTTAATGCAAATGTATTAAAATTTGATAAGAATAATAATGTGGAAGATTTTACATTCATATTATCTACAAAGAGCTATAAGCATATAGGAAAACTTAACAATATTAAAAGAGATACTATTCATTTTAAGAATAATTTAAATAGTGCAAAAGAAATATCTTTTGAAATATATAAGGAAATTGACGGACAAGTTGAGAGACATTGGGACAAAATTGTAGATTTAAAATCTGTATATGTTAAGGAAGTAGGGGAATATTTTCAAATAAAAGTCACTTATGATGATAAACTTGATGAAGTCAAAACGATCACTGGTACTTCTTTATGTGAAGCTGAATTAAGTCAGACTAATATTCATGAGACAGAAATAAATACAGACGCTGATATTGCAAGAGATGATTATGTAATAACAACTTTTTATAATGAAGATAATCCTAAAGCTAGTTTGCTACATAGAGTATTAAGCAAAGTACCACATTATACTATTAGGTATGTAGATGATAGTTTAAAGAAATTGCAACGAAGCTTTAGTATTAATGGCACTTCTGTTTATGATTTTTTAACTGGAGAATGTGCAGAGCAGTTCAATTGCTTATTTGTATTTTATAGCATGGATCGAAGTATTGCAGTTTATGATTTATATACTGTATGTAATGAATGTGGTTATAGAGGTTATTATAATGATATATGTCCTGAATGTGGAAGTAATTTTCTAAATTATTTTGGAGAAGATACTTCTATTTTTGTGAATAAAGAAAATTTGACAGAAAATGTACAATTAGATATTGATGTAGATTCTATCAAGAATTGTTTTAGATTATCTGCTGGTGATGATATGATGACCGCAACTATTGTTGATTTAAATCAAAATGGTACACCTTACATGTATTATATATCAGAAGAACAGAAAGCAGATATGTCTGCTGAATTAGTTAAAAAGATTAATGATTATGATGAGGAATATGCGAGTTATTCTGAAGAATATCAACAGTTACTTCAAGATATTTGGGATGTAACAGATGATATTTTATATTATGAATCTGGAATGATGCCAGGAGATAGTTCTGATAGTGAAGATAGTGAAAATGCAGGAAACGATCAAAACAATACAGAATCTATGGCTGAACAAGAAGCTGCAAAATTAACTATTGAAAACTTATCTCCTCTTGGATTAACAAGTGTTACAGAATCTACTTCTGTATCTACTGTAAATAGCGCACTTGAAAGTTATGCAAGAGTTTTTGTAAAGACTGGTTATGTAAAAGTCAAAGTATCAGAAAGTAAATTTACATATAGTGGTAAAAATTCTGAAGGTTTTGGATATGGTAAATGGGTTGGAAAATTTAAGGTTACTAATTATAGTGACGAAGAAGATGTAGCTTACTCTTCTGCTCTTATCATTGATGTGCATGAAAATAATGAAGAGTTTATTAAGCAAAAAGTAATGAAGGATATTGCTATTAATGAAGATGAATATTCAGTATTTGATGTTTTGGAAATTGATAATTTAGATTTATTTCAAGATGCATTAACGAAATATTGTATGAGTAGATTAGATTCATTTAAAGATGCTATAAATACTGCTTTAGAATGTCTTATGGCAGAAGGTCAAGGTACTGAAGACGCAGAATTATATGAATCAATTTATGTGCCTTATTATGAGAAACTTAAATTATGTGAGGCAGAAATTGATGTAAGAAAGGCACAAATTGATGAATTAAAGGTAAAGGAATCAACTTTAAATGCTAGAAAATCAGAAATACATAAAGCATTAAACTTTGAGAATTATCTTGGAGAAGAATTATATAATGAGTTCTGTGCATATAGACGTGAAAGTGAATATAGTAACACAAATTATGTTTCTGATGGTATGAACAATACTCAAATCATTGAACATGCAAGAGACTTCTTAGAAACAGCAAAAAAAGAATTGATTAAATCTGCGACCAGACAGAAAAGTATTTCTACAAATTTATATAATCTTCTTGCGATGGAAGAATTTAAGCCTCTTGTAGAAAAATTCGCATTAGGTAATTTTATTCGTGTTCAAGCAGGGAATGATATATATAGATTAAGATTAGTTAGTTATGAGATTAATTTTTCAGATCTTAACACTATAGCTGTAGAATTTAGTGATATGACTCAAACAGCTGATGGAATGAATGATGTTACAAATATTCTTAAATCAGCACAGTCTATGTCAAGTTCATATTCATATGTTTCAAAACAAGCTGAAAAAGGTGAAATAGCCAATACTGCTTTTGAGGATATGTATAAGGAAGGTATAAATAGTGCTCTTTATCAAATAAAAAATAATGTTAATGAAGAGGTTATTATTGATAAAGGTGGTATTCTTGGACGAGCATGGGATGATATTTTAAATGATTATAGTCCTGAACAAGTAAGAATTACGCATAATATTTTAGCTTTTACTAATGATGGGTGGAGAAGTGTTGAGACGGCATTAGGTAAACATGGATATTATAAATTTGTAAATGGCAAATTAGTAAGAAGTCTTGCGTATGGACTTACTGCAAATTTTATAACAGCTGGATATATTAATGGTTCACAGATAATAGGTGGAGAAATATATTCTCATAATTACACCTCTACTTCTGGAACTTATATGGATTTAAATAATGGAGATTTTTCATTAGCAGGTGGAAATATTAAATATGATTCAGAGACTAATGATCTAACCTTAAAAGGTGTAACAATTGAATGGACTACTACTAATTCTCCTGAAATAACAGATATTAGTGGATTAAAAGAGTATTTAATGCAATTAGATGGAAGAATTCAAACTTATAGCCAAGATACTGATCCAAGTGTAAATTGGACTGATGAAGAAAAGAGTGTGCATATAGGAGACCTTTGGTTTGACACAGAGAATAATTTAACAAAAAGATGGAATGGTTCTTCTTGGGATACAATTACAGATAGTGAATTAAAAGAGTTAGCTCAGAGTAAAGCACAGATATTTACTGCTACTCCTACTGTTCCTTATTATGTAGGAGATTTGTGGGTTCAAGGTTCTGATGGGGATATTTTAAATTGTATTGTTACAAGAACAAGTGGATCATATACTGCAAGTGATTGGGAAAAATCAAGTAAATATACAGATGATAGTGCTCTACAAAATTTTATCAGTGGAGAATATTCTGATGACTTAAAAAATATTAGTACACAGATTGATGGTAAAGCTCGTGCATGGTATCAGGATACTGACCCAAGTTTAACTTGGGATAAAAACGAAGACCACGAGGGTGATTTATGGTATGATACTGATGCTGATTCTCAAGTTACTTTTATTTATAATAATGGCGCATGGAGAGCTACGTCTGTACCTAAAGAAATATTTGATACAATTGATGGAATTGCTTCTATTTATGTAACATTACCTTCCAATCCACAGATAGGAGATTTATTAATCCCTACAAGTGATATAGGCACAACTTATAAAGCTGGAAAAGTTTATAAATATAATGGAACTACATGGGTAGAAATAGCTTATACAGATGATACTCTTGCACAAGAAGCGTTAGATGCTGCAAGACAAGGTATTGAGGATGCAGCTAATGGTATTAGTTTAGCAAATAAGGCTCAAATTTCTGCTGACAATGCGCAGACATCTGCGAATAACGCACAGACTCGTGCAGAAAATGCAGAAACAAATGCTAAAGAATATGCCGATGCTCAAGATAAAACTTTGTCTGAAACTCTTACTGAAAATTATAAAAAATATGCTGATACACAAGATAAATCATTATCAGAAGCTCTCACTGAAGCCTATACTAAATATACAGATAGTGAAATTAGTGAATTTGATAAGCAGGTAGCTAATTACTTTGGTTTAGGTGGAGGAACAATAATTGGAGAGAATTATGTTATATCTCCTATTATTGAAGGTGGTTATCTTAATATAACTAATACAGACAATAATAGTCGTGTAATAATTGACCCTAATAATCTAACAGGAAATGGTTATGTATTCCAAGTACATAATGGTTCTGAGGTTAGTGTAGGTATTAAGTCAGATGGCACTACTAACATCAATGGTCATATTTATGCAAAATCATTGACTCTTGGTGATGGTGTTGCAATATCTTCAAGTAATATATCAGGATTAGCTCCCGTAGCTAAAAGTGGTAGTTATTTTGATTTAAGTGGTACTCCTACTATTCCAACTTCTGTGTCAGACTTAGGCTTAGATGCTTCCACTATTCTTTATAAGGGTGATATTACACAGACCTCAAAAACAGATTCTAATGGTAATCAATATGTTGAAACTTCAGTGCCTTTATCAGACGGAACAAACATTACTTATTCTACTTATAATGCAGAAGATTATATTGTTTTTGGTAGGAGTAAAGGTACAAATAGTGAAGGTAATAATTATGTTTGTGTTAGTACAGATGGATTGCTTACAGCAAGAAATGCACTAATATATGGTACAGTATATGCTACTGATGGTGAGTTTAGTGGAAAGGTCACTGCAAAAGAAGGTAGTATTACTGGCAATCTAAATCTTGGTGGTTCGTTAACAAATACTGCAAATGGATATACAGTAACTTTAAGAGGTGTTCAATCTAATGCTGCTCACGGAATATTTTATATCTATGATACTTCTAAGGCTAATACTGATAATACAGCTTATCCATTCAGAGTAAATGGTGATGGTAGTTTTTCTGCAACTAAAGCCACATTATCAGGTGGAACAATAGGTGATTGGACTATAGCTTCTACATATATTGGTGCTTCAAAAGATGGAGTTGGAAGTATATATTTAGCAAGTCCTAGTGATAATTCAGATTATTGGATTAGAACACATAACGCTGCTGGCGGTGGAGGAACGAGAACATTTTCAGTATCTAAGACTGGCAAGTTATATGCAACAGGTGTAGATATTAGTGGTACTATAACAGCAGAATATGGTTCGATTGGTGGTATATCCATCGGCACACAAGGTCTTTCTTATTCTGGTGCATCTGCTGGCGATGGATTTGCTCTTTGGAGAAATGGTATACATTCACATAATAATAGTTATATCATTTTTCATGCAGGTGGTAATAACTCTAATATTGGTGGTGCTCCATTTAGAGTTTATCAAAATGGAAATCTTGTTGCGAACAATATCACTTCTTCTTCTGCTACTATAACAGGTGGTAGTTTTAAAGTTGCAGGTAGTAGTTCATCTGATACAAGAGTTCAAGTAAGTTATAATAATCAATATTTTGCTAGTTTAGCATCATATGGTTTGTATTTTACTAGTAATAATGGACAAGGTTGTGATGCTTCTCTAAGTAGAAATGGCTTAGTTGTAAAAGACACAACTATAGATGCAAATGGTAATATAATTGCAGGGAAAGTTGCTATATATCCTAATGGAGTAAGTACAACAGGTGGAACTTGTTATATTATAGTTGGTTATGGTAATTCAACATTCGCAGGATGTACTATAAGTGGTTGGAAGACAGGATTAAGTCTTACATAATAATTACACGATGTAAAAGGAGTTAAAGGAAAAAATGGAAAACACAACAAATAAAATAAACAAACCTATATCAATGGTTTTAGAAGAATCAAAGCAGATAATAGTTAATGCTATAAACAGTGTTAACTTATCTCCTATTTTCTTAGAACCAATTTTAAAGGAATTATATAATGAAGTATATCAACAGAAAACTATTCAGTATGAACGTGAAAAGGCTGAATATGAAAAAATGTTGATGGAACAACAGAATAAACAGAATGAAGAGCTTGCTGAAAAGTAGGCTCTTTGTTATTTAAAGAAAGGAGACGTTATGGGATTAGAAACAATCACAAAACATATCATCCTTGATATATCAGTAAATAAATATGTTTCTGTTTTAGTAAAGCAATATGATATTAATGTTCGTGAAATTATCGCAAAGATAACAGATAATGGTAAGCCTTATCCTATTGATAGTACAATCGAGCCTCGAATTAAATGCTTAAAAGAAGATAAAAAGAAAGTGTTTAATGATTGTGTTGTGCTTGACAATGGAGATATTAAGATTGATGTCACTGAACAAATGACAATTTGTGATGGTATCCATGAATGTGAGTTAGTTTTGTTTGATATACAACAGCAAAGTGTGTTACATACAATGAATTTCTACATTCATGTTAGAAAAGCTCCATATTCGGATAGTGATATTGCGTCTGAAAATGAATTTATAGCTTTAGAAAATGCTTTACTAAAAATAGATGGTATAAAACGAATAACAGAAAGTGAGATTGACGCTTTGTTTAGTTAATCTCACTTTTATTAATTTACAAAAACAATATTTAAAGGAGGAATTTAATAATGGCAATTGAGAATGCTTTAGATTATGAAGGACTCAAATATTATGACGGAAAATCAAAAGAACATATAAGTGATTCTATAACAGAATCCAATGCTTTTGATATTGCTTCAGGAGATTCTATATTTCTAAATAACAATAATGTTGATAGTGCATTGATTGATTTTAAGGGTTATGGTAGAAGTGAACAAGCAAACTATAGTGGAAAGAATTTGTTTGGTGGTTTGGAGTTTGCTAATGCTTTGGTTAATAGTGGTGCTACAGCAACAATAGATACTACTAATAAGAAGGTAACATTAACAGCAAGCACTGATACAGCAAGCAAAGTATTTTATGATACATTTAATGAAAATACACAATACACATTTTTCTTAAAGGGTATTGGTAATACTTCGGGTAGTGGACATATAACAAATCTTAGAGTATGTTATACTGATGATACTAACGTATTACTTAATTTTGCGAATGATGGAAGTCAAACGTTATTTGTAACAGATAGTAGTAAGAGTGTTAAGAGTTTAGTAGGTGTAAACAATGTTGGTATTGCAACTTTTGAATATGAATACTTCGGTATACAAGAAGGTATATGTACCCTTGAAGATTTTGAACCATATGTAGGTGTACATTCTAGTCCTAGTCCAGATTACCCACAAGATATTAAGTCTGTAGGCGATATGGGTTGGTTTGATGGAGAGTTGTTGCAGGGATATCGTGCAAAAGGAACTCTTACTTCAGTAACTAATCACGTTTGTAGCAAAAATTTTGTGCCTTGTAAAGAGGGAGATAACATTAAACTTGCTTATGAAGAAAATGTATCTCAGTTAGCTATATTTTTTTATGATGAAAATATGGTATATATAAGTTCGTCATACAATACAAATCAAAGCGAATATGAAGTTATAGCACCGACTAATGCTTGTTACTTTGATTGGTTTATTAACAAGGGAAGTATCACACCGAGCAACACAAAGAAGATAGTTGTAACGATAAATGGTACTTATGCTATTAAAATGAAGAGTACTGGAAAGAATTTGTTATCATCTGATAATATAATTACATATATAAATGCTAATGTTAATAATGGTGTAGTAACACAAAGTTCTGCAGATACTGCAACATCAGTAGTGTTTAAATTACAGACTACTAAAAATGATTCATATAATGGTGAAATATCATCTAATCTTACAGTAACTTCAACAGGTAGATATTCTAAAAAATTCACTAAGACTAAAGATTTTAATGGATTTAGATTTGGTTTAAATGGTACTGATACAGATACATTGGTAAAATTTGGAGTTGAACATTTAATAGATGATAAAGAATATGTATTATCATTTGAAGTTACAAACATAACACAGGGTAGTATTTCTTGGAAGAATATGCAACTTGAAATTGGTTCAGAAGCGACTGATTATGAATCTTATAAGGAAAACATTGAGTACATTCCAATTAATGAACCTTTAAGAAGTATTAATAATGTTAGAGATGAAATAGTTTGTGTAGATAATGTTTATGGTGTTTTGAGAAAAAGTGGTTGTACACATGTTACTTCTGTTGCCAGCAAATACAATACAACTGCAACGAATTATTTCTATTATATAGAAACAATTAGTAATTTAAATTTGAAAACTATTGTACAATGTAATAATCTTATTAAAAATAATTATAGTCAGGTAAATGGTAAAGCAATAAGAAATGTTGGTTTAAGTATTTATCGAGGAAAACTTGGAATAAATGTTGGTTATTACTTATCAGCAAATAACATTGATACAATGAATACATGGTTGGCTGAAAATCCTACATATATGTATTATCAATTAACAGAAACAGTATTTGAACCATTTGAAAACCAAACAATATTTAATAACATTTTAGCTTACAATCCTACTCTTATCTCTGCAACAGATGATATGGAGATGGAAATCAAGTACTTTACTAATTCCGTTGATGGTCAATTAGCATATGAAGCAATTAATAAAGTTAAGAATGATTTAAATGAAGAAATTTTGAGTCTAGATGGAGATATTACTACTATAAATGATAATATTACTAGAATAGATGGAGATATTACTACTATAAATGATAATATTACTAGAATAGATGAAGATATTACTACTTTAGATAAAAAAGTTGTTCTTAATAATACAGAATTAAATGATACAATTAATAGTATGAATTTAAGTGATAAATCAGAAGGAAATAGTATACTTTTAACAAATAGTATTGATAGTGAAGTAATAGACTTTAAAGCTTATGGTAGAAGTGAACAAGTAAACTATACTGGTAAACATTTGTTAAAATCAACATTAACAACTACTACAAGTAATGGTGTAACTTGTACTGATAATGGTGATGGTACTTATGCGTTGAATGGTACACCAAGTGAAGATACTATTTTTAATGTATATGCAGACACCGATTTAATAAATTTATTAAATAATTATAATGGACAAACATTAAATATAATTGGTGGTACATCAAGTTCTATAGCAGTTTGTATTTATATTAAGAGTGAAAGTACTGAATTTGAAAATACATCTCTTGACAGAAATATATCACGTACTTTTACTGTACCAACAGATACAGTAACAAGTGCCAGTATACAGATACGTTTAAAAGTTAATACACCATTATCAAATAATGTTGTAAAACCAATGATTACAACAGATTTAACAGCAAAATATGAAGATTATGAACCATACGTAGGTGGTATACCATCACCAAATCCAGATTATCCACAAGATATTAAGTCTGTAGGTGATATGGGATGGTTTGATGGAGAATTGTTGCAGGGATATCATAGCTCAAGTTCAGGTACATATACTAACTCTATTGGTTATGTATGCAGTAAAAATATGATGCCTTGCAAAAATGGTGATACTATTAAACTTATCTATGAAGAAACTGCTAATGGATTAAGTTTTGTATATTTTGATGAGAACGGAACTTTTATCAGTAAAGAAAGTGTTAATTATGTTAGCGAATTGATTGGAACAATACCGACAGATGCGAGATTTTTTCATATTAACATAAATCAGTCAAGTATCACCCCATCCACAGCCAAGAAGATAGTTGTTATAATTAATGATACTTATGCTGTTAAGGTTAAGAGTACAGGTAAGAATTTGTTGCCAAGTTTTCGTAGTAGAACAGCAAGCAGTTTAACTTTTGCGAGTAACGAAAAAGGCGCAGTGGCGATTACTGGTACATCTACGTCAACAGCCTCACCTGGCGAGATTGTAAAATTAAAAGCAGGCGATTATATATTGAGTGGCGCAAGTGACATAGCGAATATAACGACATCTATAAACTACCTTCGTGTAATAGTTAATGGTAAATACTATATGGATAAAGGGGATGGTGTGGCATTCAGTTTAGAAGAAGAAACAGAAGTGATAGTACAAATTGTAGTTGGTAATGGTGTGACAATAAATACAACGTATTACCCAATGATACGTAGAGCAGAAATTGCAGATAGTACCTTTGAACCTTATAAAGAACACGTTGAATGGATACCACTTAGTAAACCTTTAAGAAGTATTGGTGATGTTAAGGACGAAATCGTATATCAAGATGGTGTATATGGTGTATTGAGAAATTATACCGATGATACATATGATGGTTCAGATGACGAAAGTTTAGGTGCAAATTCAACTATAGCTTGGATTTTAAATTCAAGATATAATGTCACAGAAGATAGAGATAAAGCTTTATGTACGCATTACACAAATAATCCTAATGTTTCAGTATATAACAATGCGTCAGCAGGCTCAAATTTATCAAATGGAGAATTTGCTCTAGGAACAAGTACTATAGCAACAGCAAGATTTTATTTCAAAAACGATAGTATTACTAGTCTTGATTTATGGAAAACATGGTTACAAGCTAACCCTATTAGAATGACATATAGACTTGCAAATCCAATATTTGAACCATTTGAAGATCAATCTCCATTCTATAATATCAAGACATATAACAATGTAACTCATATATTTATAACAGATGATGCAGAAACAAATGTAACATATTATAGAAATTCAACAGATGGTCAAGCTGTATATGATTTAATAAGTAAAGCTACATCAACAGATGGTCAAGCTGTATATGATTTAATAAGTAAAGCTACAAATCTTTTAGATGAAGATATTACTGATTTAAATGAAAAGGTAGAATCTTATAATGAAGAAGTAAATGATAGAATTGATGACATGAAAGTAAATGATGAGTCTTCAGGAAGTCCTATTTTATTAACAGATAGTGCTGATGGAAATCTTATTAACTTTGAATGTACAGGTGGAAGTTCGCAGAAGAGTTACAGTGGAAAGAATTTGTTAGAGAATGATGCAACATCACAGACAGTAGGTGGACTTACATTCACAGTAAATGATGATGGAAGTATTAAGGTAAGTGGCACAGTAACAGGTGCTAATAATTTACAAATTAAAACCCTTACACTAGCAGCAGGTACTTATGTGTTAAGTGGTATGGAAAATGTAAGTGGTTCAGGCGATATGGTAATGAGGGTATATGATGTAACGAATAGTAAGATAATAGCAGATTTAAGCAAAGGTTCAACTTCAATTATCTTTACACTTTCAAGCGAAACTACTTTGAGTATATATATAAACTTTAACACAGTAGGTATAACATATAGTGGTACAATTTATCCAATGATTTCAGTGGAAGGTGGAAACTATGAGCCATATACAGGTGTACAGCCAAGCCCTAATCCTTCATATCCACAGCTTATCAAGTCAAAGGGTGATTGTGGGTGGAATGATGGTGAATATTTACAAGGCAGATATGATGGTACAGGCACATTTATATCATCAAGTAACTATATCTGTAATAAGAACTTAATACCTTGTAATGAAGGTGATGTTGTGAAATTTGCTTATGAAACTACATTAGGACAAATTATCATAGGTTTTTATGATAAAGACAAGAATTTTATCAGCAGTTCATATAACCTTAGTCAAAGTGAATATGGGGTTACAGCTCCTACTAATGCTGCATATTCTTATTGGAATGCTAATTTAAGTGGTATCACCCCATCCAACGCAAAGAAAATTGTTGTTACGATAAATGGTACTTATACTGTTAAGTTGACTAGCATAGGTAAAAATCAATTTGACGAAAGTCAGTTACTTTTAGCTAGTGGGTGGACTTATAGTGATGGGGTTTATAGTGGTTCTATTTGGGAACTCTATAAAGTATTTAAAAATGGATTTGACTTGCCTAAGTTCCTTACCAATACACAATACACAATATCGTATTATGCGAAAACCGATACTGTTGGAAATAATTCAAGATTAAGAATATATTATACAGATGGTACTGTTGGCGAATTAGGTTTAGGGAGTTCAACAACAGAATATCAGTATGTAAAATTAATAACTTTAAGTGGTAAAACCATACAGAGAATAGGTTATACCTATGGTTCAGATGCAACTATTTACATCAAAAACTTCCAAATCGAAGTAGGTTCAACAGCAACCGAATATAAGAAGTTTGAGGAACACACCGAATGGATACCACTTGCAGAGCCTTTGCGTGGTATTGGCGATAGTGCTGATACTATCAAGGCTACAGATGACTTGTATAGAGGTCATAGGAAATTTAAAGAGGTTGTGCTTGATGGTTCAGCAGATTGGGTTTTATCAACAACATTTGTCGGTGCTGTTTATGTAAAAACATTACCTTACGGATTAAAACCATTTGGATTAGGATTATGTGATAAATTTACTTATGTAAGTAGTGATTATGCTTACAATAAGGGTAAATTTATGATTGACTCTAACAGTATTCGTTTTTGGATTCAAGATACAGCATTTGAGAGTATTGATGAGGTAAGAAGTTGGTTTAATGAAAACCCTGTTACTGTATTATATGAGATTGCAGAGGAAGAAATTGAAGAGCTAGACCAAACACCATTCTATAACCTAAAAACCTTCGAGGGTGTGACGTATATATCAGCGAGTGATGATATGGATATGGTGGTTGAATACTATCGTAACTCTAATACAGGACAAGCTATGGCTGATTTAGATGTTAAGGTTAATAATCATATTCTAAATTTAGACTTTACTCCTACAGTTAATGATAATGGTAAAATACTTGGAATTGTAGATGGTAAAATTTCGTTAATTACTATTACAAATGGAAATGAGGTGAACTATTAATGGCTAACGTATTTGTTGAAGAATCTTATTTACAAGACATTGCAAATGCAATTAGAACAAAAACTGATACTACTGATACTATGAAAGTTTCTGAAATGGCTGAGAAGATTGAGGGAATTGAAGCTGGTGGTGATATTACAGCATTGGTTGATAAATCAATTACTGAATGTACTTTACCTGAAGGAATAAATATTGGAGATTATGCTTTTTATGGTTGTACAAATTTAGCATTAACTTCATTACCTGAAGGGGTTACTATTGGAAGATATATTTTTAGTGGTTGTACTAATTTAGAATTAACTTCATTACCAGATAGTATAACTATAATTAATGTTGGTGCTTTTCAAAATTGTACTAATTTAGCATTAACTTCATTGCCTGAAGGAGTTACTAGTGTTGGTGATTATGCTTTTGAAAGTTGTACTAATTTAGCATTAACTTCATTACCTGATGGTGTTACTTATATTGGAACTGAAGCTTTTTATTATTGTACAAAATTAGCATTAACTTCATTGCCTGACGGTGTTACTTATATTGGAAAATCTGCTTTCGTAAATTGTACTAATTTAGAATTAACTTCATTACCTGAAAATGTTACTGATATTGGAGATTATGCTTTTCAAAATTGTACAAATTTAGCATTAACTTCATTACCTACTAGTATAACTAAAATTAATAATGGTACTTTTTATGGTTGTAAAAACATAAGAATAACTTCATTACCTGATAGTGTTACTAGTATTGGAGAACATGCTTTTTATAATTGTACTAGTTTAACACAATTTCCAACATCAACTACAGTTACTACTATTGAAAGATATGCTTTTTGTGGTTGCAATAGAATGGCTTATGTTTCATTTCCAAATACATTAACAAGTATTGGAGATTATGCTTTTAAAGGTTGTACAAATTTAGCATTAACTTCATTACCTGAAAATGTTACTACTATTGGAAAACAAGCTTTTTATGGTAGTACTTTGATGAGAACTTTAACTTTTAATGGAACACCTACTTCTATTGCTTCAAATGCTTTTGGTAATTGTACTAATTTAAGAACAATTAACGTACCTTGGGCAGAGGGAGCTGTAGCTAATGCACCTTGGGGAGCAACTAATGCAACTATTAATTATAACTATACTAGTTAATAAATTTAAAGAGGTGACTTATGAATAAAGTTATTAAGACAATTTTAGAATTCTTTGTCGTATGGTGCGTAGGAGGTTCTGTTTATTTTTTAATGGAAACTGCTTGGAGAGCTGACCACACAAGTCATTGGAGTATGTTGATTTTAGGTGGCATTTGTACATGTCTTGTTGGATTAGTAAATCAACTTTATTTTACTTGGAATATGAATTTATTCTTACAAATGTTTATAGGTTCTATTATTATTACAGTGTCAGAATTTGTAACTGGTTGTATAGTAAATCTTTGGCTTAGTTGGAATGTATGGGATTACTCTCATCTTCCATTTAATGTGATGGGACAAATATGTATCCCTTTTATGATATTGTGGTTTTTCCTATCTGCATTAATAATTTTTGTAGATGATATTATAAGATATAAATTATTTGGAGAAGAAAACCCACACTACTACTTCTTTAATAAGAAATAACTATAAATAACAATTTAATAAAAATATAAACCAAGAGACTCTATAGAAATATAGGGTCTCTTTTAATTTAAAAAGGAGGAAATGATTATGAGTAATAGTTCTTTAGTAAATTATACAAGAATTTCACCAAACAGCACAAATCCTAGAAAAGACAAGATTAAGAAGATTACTATTCATCATATGGCTGGTAATTGGTCGGTAGAAACTTGTGGTAATGGATTTGCTTCGGCTTCAAGAAAAGCTTCTTCTAATTATGGAATTGATTCAAATGGTCGAGTTGGTATGTACGTTGAGGAAAAGAACAGAGCTTGGACTAGCGGAAATGCAGACAATGATAATCAAGCGATTACGATTGAGGTTGCTAATGATGTAGTTGGTGGGAATTGGCACGTAAGTGATAAAGCTCTTGCTAAATTAATTGACCTTTGTGTTGATATCTGCAAGAGAAACGATATTGAAGAATTGATTTTTACAGGTGATGCAAGAGGTAATTTAACAATGCATAGATACTTTCAAGCTACAGCGTGTCCTGGTGAGTATCTTGCCAGTAAATTCCCTTATATCGCTTCTGAAGTAAATAAGAGACTTAAGCCTACACCGAATTATGTGGGTTATCTTGACAGTGCTACTTCTACTTCTGCTTCTGGTTGGGCTTGGAATAGTATTGATGACACAGCGTTAAAGGTTGAAATTAAAGCATATAAAGATGGTAAATTTGTAAGAACATTTGCTACAAATGCTGACGTTTATAGAACAGATTTAAAGAGTGCAGGCAAGGGAAATGGTAAACACGGATTTAATACCAAACTTGATTTCAATGGTCTTGGTTATGGTACATTTACACTTAAAGCATTTGCTAATGGTGTTCAGTTAACAAATACAAAGACTGTAACTATCGAAGCTCCAAAAGCTACTGTAACTCCTAAACCTAGTGTAAATGTTAGTGCTTCAAACTCAACATCTACATATACTGTTGTTTATGGTGATAGTTATTGGGCAATTGCCAAAAAATTAGGTAATGCAAATAGATTTCAAGAAATTCAAAAATTGAATAATAATAAGCCTTTATATGCTGGACATACAATACTTGTTCCTTCTGATATGAAAAAGGCTTCTAGCACATCTAATTCAACTACTACAACACTAAAAGATGGTGATAGAATCAAGTTAGAGTCAGGTGCAACTTATGTAAATGGCAAATCTATACCTCTTTGGATAAGAGTATTACCTTTATATTATAGGGGTAAGAATGCCGATGGTATTATATTTAGCACTCAAAAGACTGGTGCTATTACTGGCGTAGTCAAAGCTAATATGGTTAAAAAGGTTTAGATAGAAGCAATGATGAGTTAGAGAAAAAGAAACCTAAATAAAATAAAAGAAAGGAATGCGATATGTTAGATTATTTAGATAAACTTAGTGCTCCAGAATGGCTCGTTATAAGTATTATATTCTTAGCTGTTGTTGCTGATATTATTGGTTTGATGTCTAAATTATGGGGTGTGATTGCACCAAAGATATTTAAAATATCAACTAATATGTCAAGAAAAAAAGAAATTGAAAAAATTATTTTAAGTAATCAAGAAAAAATCCAAAAGTTAGAAGAAGAACAGATTAAAGACAGAGAAGCTTCTAAAAAGGCAGATAAAGATATAAAAAATGAAATCAATAAAACCAATGATAAATTAGATGAACTAAATAATTTGGTTGTCAGTATGCATATTGATAATTTAAGAGTTCAGATTATGGATTTTGCGTCTGCCTGTAGAATAAGAAATTATACTCGTGAACAATATCATGAAATTTTTCAGTTATGCGATAAATATAAAAATCTAATTGAAAAATATAATATAAAAAATGGAGTATTTGTTATATCTTTAGAGATTATCAGAGAAAGATATAAAGAATTAGACGAGTTACATGGATTTCTTGAGGATAATATTAGTGATTAGATGAGGTGAGAATACAATGTGTAAGAGCAAGAACGACAAAAAAGAAAACAAGAAAAGAAATAAATTTCAGTTCTCCAAATTAATTGTAATTGTAACTTGTATAATTTTCGTAGCATGTTTATATCATGGGCTTACTCTTGATTTAGAACATTATGCCGATTTGACAATTGTGGCTACTAGTATTACTGTTTCTGCAGGATTAGCAGGTTCAAGTATAATTTGGTATCTTAAAAAGAGTCAATCAGAGAATAATGTAAAACTTAAAACAGAATTATACAAAGTGGCTTCACAAGAAAGATTATATTATAATGAACAGATGATGATATTAAAACAAAAATATATGTTATCAGATGAAGATATAATGGCGATTGAAAATGATTCACCAATGGATGATTTTGAATCAGAAGCCTTATCTTCTATTCAATCAGTAATTAATGTCGCTGAAAGCGAAGCTGATTCCCCAATAGAATTGCAAAATTATTAATTAAATATAGGAGGAATGACATATGGAATTATTAAGAGATGTTTTAGAAATAATTATTTATACTATAATTACTGGATGTGGTGTTGTTGTATGTGCTAAAATTACAAATTTTTTAAATAATAAAGTTGATGAATTGCAAGCAACTGCTAAACTTGCCGAATACGAAAAACTTAATAAAATTATTGATAAAGCACAAGTAACAATAACCGATATTGTAACAAAAATAAATCAAATTTTTGTTAACGACCTTAAACAGTCAGGATCATTTACAAAAGAATCTGCCAAAGAAGCAAAAGATAAAGCTTTAGCAGAGGCAAAAGATTTAATTAATCAAGAAACTGTTTCTGCAATTGAAATAATGCATGGATCATATGATAAATGGTTGGATACAATGATAGAAAAAACTGTAAACGAGCTTAAGAAATAAAGTAATAAAACAAATAAAACTAATTAAAATTATAATAAAAGGAATAAAAGGATATGAGTAAAATTTATGTTACATATAATGTCTTATTAAAACAATATCTGAGACAAAAAGGAATTAATGATGTTTTATATGGACTAAATCCTAAAAGTTTAAAACCTTTTTGGGTATATGAACGAACAATTGAATTAGAAGCAATATTAAAAGACTGGTTTAATCATTAGATTATCCAGTCTTTTTTAATGTACAAAAGTAAAGACAAGAAAGGAACGAAAGAATATGGGATTAATAAGTACAGAAGTTGAAATCGGTATTAACGGAAGAAATATTTCATATTGGGAAGAAAAGGGTTATGTTATACCACGAGTAAAGAAAAAATATAGTTGTGTTGTTCCACATGGGACAAAAATTAAAGTTAAAGTTTCAGATTTACCAAATAACAGTTTTGTAGAAGTGTTAGTAAAATGTGATTGTTGTAAAAGAGAATATAAAAGAAGGTATGGTGTATACTATAATGCTCAAACAAGAACAGATAATCTTTGGTACTGTATACATTGCGAAAAGAGAGTTTATTATTCTGGAGAAAACAGTGTTTTGTGGAAAAAAGAGAAGTCAGAAGAAGAACGTATTAAGGATAGAACGTATGAAGAATATTGCAACTTTGTAAAAAAAGTACTAAAAAGAGATAATTACACTTGTCAGTGTTGTAGTGAGATTGTCGGTGGAAATTTAGAAGTACATCATTTAGATGGATATAATTGGTGTGTAGAAAAAAGAACTGATGAAACTAATGGTATTACTCTTTGTAAACAATGTCATAAAAACTTTCATGATATATATGGCAGAGGGGATAATACTAAAGCACAATATGAACAATGGATTGGGTATATAATCGAGGATTTTAAAGAAACTAGTGATATATTGTTACCTTGCTCTGACAGAAAAATATATTGTTTCGAAGAAAATAAAGTTTATTTAAATCCAAAAGAAATAGCAAAAGAATGGAATGTAAATGTTTCTTGTGTTTATGACGCTTGCAAGCAGAGAAAAAATATGAAAAGTTTAAAAGGGAAACATTTAATATGGAATAGTATCTATGAGGGCAATACATATGAAGAAAATATGTTATATTTGAAAAATTTAATAGATAGTCCAAAAAATAATAGGGTGTCTCTAATATGCTTAAATACATTGGAAATATTTATAAGTGGCGTTGACGCTGCAAGAGCAATAGGTGATAATAAATATGGCAATTATATAATCCAACATTGTAAAAATGGGTTAGGTTGTGCGTATAAACATCCTGAGACTAAAGAAAAATTATATTGGTTATGTTACGAAGAATACCAGTCATATAGTAATGAAAGAAAACAGCAATTAAAGGATCAGTATTATACTGGTTCTTTTTTAATGCAACAAACTGAATAATTAATATTAGATATTACAAACACAATATGTGTGTAATGTGGTTTAAAACCTTGTTTGTATATTGTGTTTGTAATTGACTGTTATATATAATAATACGAGGGTATGTATTAAAAAATAATCATAAAAACCCCTAATTTTTGTGTTTATTTTTTAATACATAAGTGTAAGTCTTTAATGAAAGTTTGATATTTGATACGATTAAAGACTTAAAAGATAGTTTTAAACAAGAACCTATTAAGTTTAATATGGATGAATCTTCTGCTAAATCTATCATAGATCAATATAATGATATGAAATTAAGTGCAGACGCATTTATTGAAAGAACTGGTTTGTCAGATGAAGCTATGAAATCATATTTGTATACAGTAGAAAGTGGAAAAGCTACTTTTACAGGATGTTCTCAGCATATTAATACAACAAGTAATTCAATTGGTTTAATGGGTATTAAAGCAAAAGCCACTACTTTATTAATTACTGGATTAAAAGCTGCCGCAGGAATGTTAGTTGCTACCCTCTTGGCAATGGCTATTGGTAAAATAATTGAAGGTTTTGATTATTTAATTCATAGAAGTGAGAAAATTGCAGAAGCTGCGGAAACAGCTAGACAAAAAATAGATGAATTAAATAATACTTTTAAAGAGAATAAGCAAACAATAGATGGTGTTAAGAAGCGATATGCCGAGTTAGCGCAGGGTGTGGATCAATTATCTGGAAAAAATATAATTTTATCAACAGATGATTATGAAGAATTTTTAGGTTTAAGTAATCAATTAGCAAATTTATTTCCTGATCTTACAAGAAATTATGATTCTAATGGCAATGCTATTCTCAATTTATCAGGCAATGTTAGTACAATAGTTGGCTCTCTTGATTCGTTAATAGAACGAGAACAACAATTAATAAATTTACAGATTGCGAAAGAAATGCCTGATATATATTCAGGATACAAACAAAACTTAGAAGATTATAATCAAGAACTTGATTTGTTACTTAGAAAGAATAAAGCTGTAAAAAAACTAGTTGCAACTAATTATTCTGTAAATGAATCTCCAATAGATGGTAATCAAATATTAAGTTGGAAGTTTGACAATATAAGAGAATCATCATTCATGCATATCCAAAATGAACTTTTTAATGCTTTACAAGCAGCAAATATAGATTTGACAAAATTTATTATTGATTCAGGTAAAGATTTAGAGACTGGAGAACAAATAATTAATTTATCTATACCAGAAGTTGAATTTGATGATTATGGTAATATTCAAACTATACTAGGAGAATATTTTGCTAATATTAATAATGATATTCAGTTTGCAAGAATGCAATTAGAAGGTGAAACATCTAAGTTTAATTCATATTTGAGTACATGGTTATCAACAGAGTTGCAATTTCAAAAACAAGATACAGAAGTTCAAACAGCATTAAAAGAAATGTTATTTAATGGTAATTGGATTTCAGAAGCGTTACAAGACCCAAATGTAGATGGAAGTTGGGATTCTTTAGCTAATTGGATTGAAAGAAATTATCTTTATGCTATTGATAAAATTAATGATAATAAAATCAAGAAAAAGATAATAAGCTTAGGACAAATAGATAATTCTATAGAAAAAATTAATATAGCACAAGAGCTTCAGGATTATTTTGATAAAAATAAAATACCAATATCACTTGATTTTATTTTAGATGAAAATATGTATAATAGTACTCAAAGTATATTAAATGCTTTTAATCAATCATTAAACAATATATCTGGTGATTCTACAGAGGATTCTTCTTTATTATATGAATATACAAAAGGTTTCAATGAATCTCAAATGAACAATTGGTTAATGGTTACTGCTGGAATTAATAATGCCAAAGACGCAATTGATGCTTATCAAAAATCTTTTGAAGTTACTAATGGAAAGATTGATTTCTTTACAGATAACAATATTGAAGCAATTGATGAATATAAAAATAAGATTTCTGATTTATCTGGATATTTGCAGACTATTAGTTCTGAAGGTAAATTATCTGCAGATGATATATCTAAATTAAATGTAGAATACCAAATTGTAGCAAATTCTACAGAAGAATATAGAAAAGCTATAATTGAGGAAATGGATATTGCGTCACAAAATAGTGATGTTATAGGAACATTAAAAGATGCAATTGAAAATTGTGATGACGCAATAATGAAATCTCTTTTAATGACATTGTATGAAGCTTTATTAAATGTTAATACAGAGGCTCAAGAAACAACAACATCATTTTATGATTTGGAAGCATCTGTTAGTACGCTTGAATCTTCTGCTTCTCTTCTTAGAGAATTAGATGAGTTAATGAAAGAACAAGGGTACATTGATACAAGTAAGGCAAATGAAATATTGTCTACATTTCCTGAAATGGCAGAAGCAGTTGCTAAATATAATGCTGGACTAATTAAATCTGATGAATTGTTTGAAAAGCTTAAAGAAGCTTATGAAGAGGATAAGGATATTTATGCTAAAGCAATCGCCTACAAAATGAGACATGATGAAGATTATTTTGATAAGTTTGTAAATGAAAATATTCCTGATTGGGTAAAAGATTTAGCGGATGCTTATAAAATAGATTTAATCAATTACAAAACTTTGAATGAGCAAAAATTAGCTTTAGATAAAGAATATACAAGAAGAAAGAATATACTTGATAATCATATTTCTGTAATGGATGCAACTAAAAAGATTGAAGAATCAAGTGATACAATTATAGGGAAACATCTTGCTCAAAATATAGGAGCAGCATTAGATGAGAGTTATCAAGATGCAAAAGAAAATTTTGATGCAATTAATACAGTTATTTCTGCAGTTGAAGATTCTTTTGATATTGATGCTTCTTGGAGAGAATTTGGAGCTAATGAATCTGGTGATTCTAGTAAAGATAATACAACAGAAATAGATTGGGCTGACCAGTCACTTAAAGTTCTTCAAGATGAAGTAGATAAATTTCAGAATATTTTAGATAATACCAAAGGGTTACAAAATCAAATAGATGCTATTGATGAATTAAATGGTGCTTTAGAGGAATTAAAAGATGGATATCAGTCTGCTTATAATGAGTATGAACAAAGATATGAAAATACTGTAAGTGGTTTAGGTAGCAATATTCGTACCAAAATAGAGTCTGGTGAAGAATTTGATTTATCAACATATGATTCTGACACTGCTGAAAAAATTCAAAATGCAATAGATTATTTCAACAAAATAACTGAAACAGAAACCAAAATTAAAGAGATTTCTGATAATATAAATACAAATGAAAATTTGGAAAAATCTAAATTATCACAACAAATATATGAATCTCAATTAACAACAATTAATACTAAACTTGAAGATCAAACTTTGTCTGTCGATGAAAAAAACAAACTATTAAACGAACAACTTAAACTTCAAAATGCTATTAACGAAGAGTTACGTAAACAAGCAATATATGAAGAGGATTTTGAAACAGTATCTAAATTAGATGTAGAAGATAAAAATAATAAAATTCAAAATCGTCTTGATAAATTGCAGAACCAGAAAGAGCAGAATCAAGTTTATATTGATTTGTATGAAACAATGCTTGAAAATGGTGATTTAGGAGAAGAAGATATAAATCAATTAAATCAAAATCTTCAGAAAAAAACAAATAAAGATTTTAAATACCAGTTCAAAGAAATTGTTGCTACAATTGATTCTCAACTTTGGAATGATTATATTAATTCTTTAAAAGAAACATATAATGAAACAGATTTAAATGACACTGAATTTATTAAAAAACATATTGAAGAAATAGTTAGTTATTTTGATTATACTGGCATGGCAAAATTGTACCAAGAGCATTTGAATTCAGAAGATAATTTTGCGCAGACTGATTATGAAACAAGAAAAAATACTCGCAGTTATTATATTAATGATGCACAAAATGATATTCAAACTATTCAAAATGATATAGAATTACAAGGTGGACGTGGCACTGAGATTCAATTTGAAAATCTTGAAAATTTGTATAAGACTTCTAAGAAATATTGGCTCGAACAAAAACAAGATGCCGAGGCTATGTTGAAAACTTGTAATGAAGGAACTGCAGATTGGGATAAATGGAATAATGAAATTCAAGAATGTGAAAACAATATTGCTAAATGTGATAATGAAATTAAACAAACTCATATTTCTATATTACAACTTCCTTTAAATGACGTTGAAGATGCATTAAAAGATATTCAAAAGAAACTTGATGAAATAAATAATTCTTTGGAAGACCAAGATGATTATATTGCTGTTGCTGTAGGTGTAGTAGACCAAGAAATTAAAAATCAAGAAATTTTGAAAGAAGCAATACAAGATAAAATAGATGCATTACAAGAAGAAAACGAACTTAAAGAAACTAATTTGGCAATACAGAAAGCTGAATGGGAATTAGAAAAAGCTAAGAACCAAAAAAGCTCTAAGATCTTCTACGAGGGTCAAGGGTGGGTATATGAAGCAAATCCAGATGAAATTCAAAATGCACAACAAACTTATGACGAAGCTATCTATAATAAAAAATTATATTTATTAAACGAACAAATCAAAGTGTATGACAATGAAATTGAACGTTTAAATAATATAAAAGAAATGTGGAGTACAATTACATCACAAATTCAATTTACTATAGATTTGAATGAAGCATTAAGATATGATAGTGAATTTTATACTAAGGTTCTCACAGAAGATTTAAGTTTGATGAATTCTATTTCTTCTGCTTATTCTTCTCTTGTTGAACAAAAATCGGCTTATGAAACCCAACAAGAAGACTACACAACATTACAAGATATTATTAATGAAACTGTTGAACTTTATAATTTAGAAGGTATTGGTTTCATTGATGCAAAAAGACGTATATCTGAAGCAATAAAGTTTTATTATCCTGGAATAGTTGCTCAATACAATGATGAAGAAGAAACTTTAGATAGAGTTGCTGAGAAGAAATTAAAAGATGCTGGTGTGACAGAAGAAACTTCTGAAGATATGCTTGAAGATGTTACGAATGCTAATACATTGATTATTCAAAGTTATTATGCGTTACTAACTGATTTAACAGCAATATTTGATATACTTAATTTGTATATGAGTAATTTTGCTCAGAATGCACAAGCAATGGCAAATACTGTTAGTAAATCAATTAATGGTATCCAAAATAAAATTGAATCATTATCCGAAAAAGATTTTAGTGTAACAATATCATCTGGAAAAGTTGAAGATGAAGTAAAAGTTAAAAAGGCAGGGAAGTCTCATAGTGGATTGGAGCTTGGATATATTGGCGAAGGAAATGCTTCTAAAGACAAGAAAGCATTCCAATATATAGCTTTAAATGAATTAGATAATAACGAAATTGTACGTGTACTTCAAAAAGGAGAAGGTGTCGTGAATTCTATCCAGTTGCAAAACGTTATGTCTAATTTTAAAAAGCTCGCAGAATTTAAAGCTCCTGTTATACCATTTAATGGGCAAGCAGTAAATCAATCTGTAAACTTTAATGGAGATATAATTGTTCAAGGTAATAACGGAGACGTTAATAGTTTTGCAAAATCTCTTAAACAAAATCTTCCGAATGCAATGTTACAACAATTGTATAATCGTGACAAATAACAAATAGCAAAAATAAAGAATAATAGGGGGTGTCTAAATGGCACTCTCTATTGTTATATAAAAACGAGGTGATATATTGAAAATTGAAAATGAAGCAATAGATATAATGGTTAAAGAATTTTACAAACTAGTAAAAACAATGATCGACAGATCGTCATTCGATAAAACAAAAAAAGGTAGAATTGTTAATCATATAGAAGGAAAATATTACAAAATACAAATTGGAAATGAAATATACACAGCACTTTCTCCTACTTTTACTTACAATGAAAATGACATTGTATATGTAAAAATAGTAGAAAATAATTATAACAACTTAATAATAGAATGTCCCGTGAAGTAGAAAGGAGGAAAAATATGAAGCCTGTACTTTATTTAATAGATACTTTTGATGCAACACAAGAAAAGCAAATCAAATTTAAATGGGTGGGCAGTCAAAGTTTTGGTAATGTATGTGAAATTAGAGAAAACTATAATGATACGATAGTTTATCAGGCAACACAATCTACTATGCAGTTAACACATACTATTCCTGCAGGAATTTTAACCAATGGAATACTTTATAATGTAAGAATTGCTTCAATAGATGTAGATGGTAATATATCTGATTATTCTAATCCAGCACTCTTCTATTGTTTTTCAACACCCACTTTTAACTTTACCAATGTAACAGAAAACCAAGTAATTAAAAATTCATCATATCAAACATACTTAGAATATTTTCAACCTGAAGGAGAAATGTTAAATACATTTGAAGTTATATTATATGATTTAAGTAAATCTATAATTAATTCAAGTGATTTAATTTATTATGGTGTAAATGAATTGTCTTATATGTTAAATGATTTAGAAGACAATCAATCTTACTATATCCGTGCTATTGGTATAACAACTACTGGTATGAAAATTGAAACAGATTATATATATTTTTCAGTTAATTATGAGCAACCGTCTATTTATTCAATTTTATCATTAGAAAATATAAGTAAAGAAGGATATGTAAAATTACAATCAAATATAAAGATTGTAGAATGTCATACTGAAAAAGACCCAATATATATAGATGATGAATATATTGATTTAAGAGATGATATTTTAACCATTGATGATGGTTTTAGTCTTGATAATAATTTTGTAATTAATTTTTCTGGTTATAATTTTTCAGAAGGATTACTTATGCAATTATTTGACGGAGTTAATACGATTAATTTATATTATAGAACAGGAACATATGACATTAATAATAATGTTAAAAAAGCATTTATTGAATTACTTACACCAGTTAGTTTTACATATTATTGTTGTTTTAGTAATTATATAGATATCCCTGATGATACAGATGAATTATCTGTTTGGATTAAAAAAGAAAATGGATTATTTAGCATTAGTTTATCAAAGGTGGGTGATTAAAATGTTTTTAGGAAGCTTTTGTGGAGACGAAACATCTTTAACCCCTACTTGTACTAATATACAAAGTGTCACTAAACTTACACTTACTAATGGGATATACGATGAGTTATATGGCAGTATAAACACAGATTTATATATAACAAGATCTTTAGGATGGGATTTTGATACACAATTTTATGCAAAATTTCAAAATAATCTTTATGCAGGAAATGTTGAATATGCATCCGACATTGTTTCTTCAATGAGAATTAAACGGAGAAAAAATGGTGATTATAAATGGTTGGTTTTAAAAGATATACCAATATATACAAATGACGACTTTGCATTCGAATATATAGATAGATATGCACAAGGAGATACGAAATATGAATATGCTCTTGTTCCTGTAATGAGTGGTATAGAAGGTAATATTAATAAAAATTCTATAGTTTCAGAATTTAGAGATTATTTTATATTAGATAAAGATATTATTTATCCAATTATAGCAAATACGAAGTTATCTATACAGTTAAATAAAAGCGCAAGTATAGTGGAAACATTAGGAAGAAAATATCCTTTTGTAATATCTAATGGAAACGCTCAATATACAACAGGAAGTTTACAATTTGCATTGCTTTCTATAGATTGTAACACTTCGTCAAGCACATCATTAAATAATTATTTGATACAATTTAATGAGTGGATCATGAATGGAAAACCTAAGATATTAAAAGATTGGACAGGGCAAATTTATATGATAAATATAACCAATAGTGTTCCAATTGATTGTTCAGTTTATCAATTACCTAGTTATGAAATACAATTTACTGAAATTGGTAGTGTATTTGATCAAGACAGTATGTATGATAATAATTTTACAGATATTAATTTTTCATTAGCTTCTGTATATACATAAAGGTAGGTGGTATTTATGAATGATTACATAGTAACACAACAAGACATTGAGCTTTTAACGCAGTCTAATAAAACTTTATATTATAAATTGGAACTGCTCAATGAAAACTTTCAAGTAGTTGATTTTTTAGAAGGAAATTTAATATCTGATAATATTTCAATATCAGCAGATTCTGATGTAAGAAGAACTTACACTTGTGAACTTGTAGTAACAGATAGTAGTTTTATATTGGATAGAGAATCTAAAATTTGGTTTAATAAAAAAGTCAGACCATACATAGGGGTTTTACACCATAGAACCAATCAGATACTTTGGTATTTGCTTGGTACTTTTTTGTATACAGATTTAAATTATTCATATGACGCTGTGTCTAAAACATTATCGTTAACTTGTTTGGATATGATGTGTTTATTAAATGATTCTAGAAGTGGTCAAATTCCAGATTATAAAAGAACGATTTTAAAAGGAACAAGTGCTCGTGCAGTAATTATAAGTTTACTTGAAGGACTAGGGATTACCAGATATTTTATAGAATTTAATATAAACAATAATGTTTTATCTACATTTTCAATCCCATATGACATGGTTTATAATGCAGGTTCAAACGTTTATACAATGATAAAAGACATTGTGTCCTTATATCCTGGTACACAAATGTATTTTTCGCTTGATGGCACATTTATAATCAATGCAATTCCAACTAAAGAAAATGAAATAAACATATTGACAGATGATATTATTCAGCCAATCTTAATTAATGAACAGCTTACTACATTTTTGTCAAATGTATATAATCACGTTAAGATATATGGGAAAATAAATGAGCCAGATTATTATACAAAAGATGTTAATGTTTCTGACAATGTTTATAATGCAAGTTTGGTTGTAACTAAGTTAGATGAAGATACTAACGAAACCATAGAAGTAGAATATGCAGAATATGAAAATTTTGATATTTTTGCATTAAAAATACCTGAAACCAATAAAGTAAATCAGAGACTTAGTATAAATAATCTTGAAAGTAAACTTATTGTTAATAGTGATGATAGCGTTTTAGAAATTGGCTATTTAGAAGCAAATGTTGATTATGTTTTTAGATATAGAGTTGAAAGTGATGACTTTTTATTTCTTGGTCAGTATCAGGTTTATGGTGAAGCATATTTAACTAATAATACAAATGACACAAATGAATATGCCGTTATTAGTCAAGATAATGATTTCTCAGTTGAAAAAATTGGTAATATATTAAAGGTATTTACTGGTGGAGATTATGATTTGATTTATACAAATCGTCTGGCAGAAATGAGAGCAAGATATGAACTATATAATTGTACTAATAAACAGAATTCTTTATCTATTACTACTATGTTTATCCCGTGGTTAGACGTTAATATGAAAGTGCAATTTACATCTAATTTAATTAAAGGGACACATGAGTATCTTATTACTAATATATCTTGCGATTATAGTTCAGGACAAATGTCAATAAATCTAAATCGTTATTATCCAGAATATTTAATAGAAAGGAATTGACAATTATTTACATTTGTGTTATACTAACTAAAAATACATAGAAATGGTATGATTATGTTTGATTAATAATTATATTGTTACCAATGTATTTTTTTTTAATTATTAGACTAATTAATTTTACATAAGGAGATTTATATGAAAATAGATACTACAAAAGATGTGTGGGTTGATGTAAGTGGATTGCCACACAAAAAAAACGTTGGAGTTCTTTGGGCAAAATCAATTGGTATGCAAGTACCTTTTAAGTATTATGAAACAAATGGAGTATTTGATATTATAGATTATAACAAAGATACTCATTTGCTTACGGTAATACTAAAAGATAAAGAACCTTTAGTAATTTTAACTGATGGATTTCTTGGATGTAAATTTATCAAATATATAGGCTATCACAAAACGAATTGGAAATATAACATAGGAGATAGGTTATGCAATAATAAAAGAGATATTACTATTACTAATAGAAAAGAAAATTATGATAATGGAAAGCATTATAAGTTTTATCAATATAAATGTAATAAATGCGGATTTAATTGTGGTGAGCATTATCGTGACCAAGTATATCAGGAGGATTTATGGGTTTTAGAAAATAAATTAAATCAAAGTATGGGTTGTACTTGTTGTCATAATAAGGTTGTAGTATCAGGTATAAACGATATTCCAACCACTGCTCCATGGATGATTAATTATTTTCAAGGCAGTTATGATGAAGCAAAAATGTATACAAAAACATCTAATAGAAGAATATATCCAATCTGTCCTGATTGCGGAAATGTTTCTAAAAAAAACAACAGTATAAATGATTTATATAATAAAAAACTTTCGTGTATATGTAGCGATCAACATAGTTATCCAAATAAATTTGCATATGGATTATTTATGCAACTGCCAGTAACAAATTGGTGTAGAGAATATTCTCCAGAATGGGCAAAACCATATAGATATGATGTTTATTTTGAATTAAAAGGAAAAATGTATATTGTTGAGATGGATGGATTATTAGGACACGGAGAATATATGTATAAATCAGGGAAGAAAGATGTTGAGGGATTAAAGCGAGATGAAATTAAAAATAAATTAGCAATAGATAATAATATACATATTATAAGAATTGATTGTAAAAAATCTAATATGGATTATATCAAAAATAATATATTAAAATCAGATTTATATAGTTTATTTGATTTATCTAATATTAATTGGACAGAGTGTGATAAATTTGCAACAAATAATTTAATAAAAGAATTATGTGAATATTGGAAAAATAATGATTATCCGATATATGACGAAGTTGCTTTAGTATATCATTTACCCAAAATAACTGTAAGAAAATATTTAAAAAAGGGCGGTGAATTCGGTTGGTGTGATTATGAAACTCATAAACGAGATAAAAACAAAAAAATAATTAATGTTTATAATGAAAAAGATGAATATATTGGAAGATTTTTAGGAATAGTAGATTTTTGTAATAACTCCATGGAGATATGCGGAGTACATTTTGATGCATGCAATATTACATTAGCAATAAAAAACAATAGAAGATATAATGGTTATAGATTTGAAGAGGGGGTAGAATAACCCTCTCTTTTTCAATTAAAATAGAAAGGAAGTGAAAGAATGAGTTTGACTTATCCGACATATGTGCACACGAGCTATCCTGATAAAATTGATACGTTTCAATACTTCAGTGACCCCACTGCTGATGATGTGACATTGATTAAACAATATCAATCTTATTTTAATGCGGGTAATATATCTTCTGCCGCAAAAATTTTAGAAAATAATCCTTCACTACAAAATAAGATTGTTAATGCAAATAACTTAAATAAAATTATTGATGCACTTAAGGCGATTGAGACATTATATATGAGCGATATTCAAACATATATTATGGAACTGATTACTTTTAAAGATGAATATAGTGCGAAACAGATTTATTCAAAATACGATGTAGTACAATATAATCAACAAGTATATATGTGTGTAGTTTTAAATTGCCCTATGGGAACTTTACCTACAAATACAGATTACTTTATTCCATTAACATTAAAAGGTGAAAAAGGAGAAAGTGGTACTGGATTAACTCCAAGAGGAGTTTGGAACGAAAATGTACAATATTATAAAGACGATTTAGTTAGTTATAATAATGTATTATGGGCAGCTAATGAAAACAACATCGGTTATCTTCCTAGTGATACCTCTTCTAAATGGTACGATGTGTTATCTATGAATATTAACTTTAGTACTCTTAAAATTCAAAATGATGAAATTGATAAAATTTTTGATGGGAGTGCGGTTCTTTCTGATGATGATACAGGTGTTATAGAAGAAGATGAAAGTATTACAAATGAAGAAATTGATGATGTAATAAATTAATTAATAAATAGGAGGAATTAAAAATGGGAAAATTTTTAGACATGAATGGATTAACTTACTTTTGGCAACAGATTAAACTTAAATTAAATAATAAGGTTGATGTTGTTGAAGGAAAAGGACTATCTACAAATGATTTTACAACTGAAGAGAAAAACAAATTAAAAAACATTGCGGATGGAGCAAATAATTATACTCATCCAACAAGTGGGGTTACTGCCAGTAGTTATATGAAAGTTACAGTAGACGATAAAGGTCATGTGACTAGTGGCAGTAACCCTACAACATTGGCTGGATTTGGTATTACAGACGCAGCCAATAAAACACATACTCATAGTAGCAATGATATTACAAGCTTGGACGCTTCGAAATTAACTGGTACAATTTCTGTGGATAGATTACCTGCAGGGGCGTTAGAAAGACTTGTTATTGTTGCAAATGACACTGAAAGATTTGCACTTACAACGTCAAATATTCAAAAGGGAGACACTGTAAAAGTAACTGAAACAGGGAATATGTATTTTGTTGTAGATGATACAAAATTATCATCTGCAGATGGATATGAAGTTTATACAGCTGGTTCTGCAACATCTGTTCCATGGTCAGGTGTTACTGGCAAACCAAGTACTTTTACGCCAGCTACGCATACTCATACAAAATCAGAGATTACAGATTTTCCAACTTCATTAAAAAATCCAAATGCTCTAACAATATCAGTAAATGGTACTAATACTAGTTATGATGGTTCGGCACAACAAACGATTACAATAAATGAATCTTCTTTAGGTATCACTTCTATTACAAATGCAGAAATTGATACAATTATTGCAAGTAGTTAGGAGGAGGTGTGCTTATGAAGTTTTTAACACATGATGGTACTTTATATTTTTGGAAAAAAATAAAATCTTATATTGATACTAAATATAATGAGCTTTTTCAATCTGTCAGTAATGGAAAAACAACAGTAGCAAACGCTATTACTGGCAAAGGAGTTGCAACAAATGCAACAGATACGTTTGCTACGATGGCTACTAATATTGGCAAAATTCAAACTGGTGTTGATACATCAGATGCAACTGCAACTGCGGCTCAGATTTTATCTGGTTATACTTCGTATTCTAAAGGAAGTAAAGTAACAGGGTCTATGCCTAATGTTGGTAGTGGCACAAATACAGTTTCGACACTTAATGACTCTACAACTAATCGAAGTGGTAATATTACTAATATGTATGTGACACCAGGTGATAATGCAATACATACAGAATTTATTCCACCTAAAGGATATTATGATGGAGTAAATTCAAAAATCCATTTAAGATTATGGGGAATATCACCAGATTATGTTGCTTCTGAACAACCAATAGGAAGTCTAATAAATCCTTGGTTAAAAGGAACATATAATGGTCTCAGCAATGTTCGTGGTTCTGTTAAATCATATTATGCTTATGCAGGACAATCAATACAAGCAGGAGATTTTGTTAAATATGTTACTGGAGTTGCTGGCATAGGAACTGGTAACTTCTCTCCTACTGCAGTCAGTGGAGTAACAGATGGTACATATATTGATATGTCTATTGGGTTAAATGAAACACAAGTTGCATTCGTTGGTTCTAGTGCTTCTGGAGGTGGAAGAAAAGCTTTTGTTGGCACTTTAAATGGTGCTACTATGACTTATGGTTCTGGTGCAACTTGTTATTATTCTAATAGTCATAAAGCAATGTGTAAACTAAGCAATTCAAGATTTGCAGTAATTGAAAGTGCGACTGGTTCAGGTGTAAATCATTATTGGATAAATATTTTTCAAGTAAGTGGAGGAAATGTTACATTAGAAAAAAGAGGTTCTATAACACATAATAATTATACGGTTGTAAATGTTGTTGACACATTCTATTTAGGGAATGATACATTTGCTATAGGATGTAAGAATGCATTTTCAAGTCCAACATATGCGTTTTTAGATATTGTTTCTTTTAGTGGTTCTGCTCCAACATTAGTAACTGAAAGCAGACATTCTTATTCTACTACTATGAGTTCAGTATATTTTTCTATTACACCAGATAATAAACATGTATTTGTATTAGGACAACTTAATAGTGGATCAACTCTTATTAGATATGATATTTCTACTACAAGTGCAACTTATGTTTCACAAACAACTATTGCTACCACTAATTCCAACTATGATATATGTTCATTATCTGCAACTGAGCATATTATATTAACACATGCAAGTGGGACATCTACATTAACTTACTTATCTGGCACTACATTAGGAAGTTCAGTAACATTTACTGGATATACGCCACGTTATGCTAAAATAGTTCCAATATCAAATAATAAATTTGTTGTTGTGTCTGAAAACTTTGCTAACACCAATCCAACCATATTCTGTGCTGTTGTATGTACTCTTTCTGGTACAACATTGTCTCTAGGAACAGTACGTCAGTTTAGTTATTCGCTAGGTTCTTCTATTGCATCAATAATAACTGGAGCTTCTATAATGACTGGAACAAAAATATGTATTACAACTGCAAATAGTAGTAGTGGAAATCCATATTATGTTGTTATTAATGTTCCATCTACAACAATTGATACATACAATTATATTTATGAAACACAAATAGCAAAAGCAACTACTAATGATGAAATACAAGGTGTTGCTCATTCTAATGCAACAGGAGGCACATTGTCAGGTGCAAATGCTGGGCATAATCAAGCAACGAATGTTACATCTGTAACTTCACCTTAATATTTTAAAGGGGTATTACTTTTTATAGTAATACCCCTTTTTTTTACGTTTTTATTTTTCTTGGATTACATCTGATAGCGAAAGTTTATATGTATTACAGATTGAAATTATTACGGATAAATGAACTGGCTCTCCTTTTGTCATTTTGATAATTGTATTTCTACTAATTCCCGATTTATCTGATAATTCACTTTTACTTATATGATTCTTGAACATATAAGCAAATAATTTATCATAACTAATTTCCACAGACCTCACTCCTTTCTTATTAATTTATTCTTTTATTATTATATCACAAAAACACAAAAAATACTGTTGACTTTTAGAGCAGTACTGTTTATAATATGAACATAAAGGAACACTTTGTGACACTTTATAATAATTCGTAACTATAAAGAAAAGGAGCGAACTTATGAGAACAGGAAGGAATCATATGGAACTTTCTAGAATTGATTATTTAATTTTAAGCTCTTTGGATTCTAATGGAGCAACTAATCCTATACTTGGTCTGACTATTAAAGAAATGAATATTACAGAAGTACAAAGACCTTGTATCTGGAAACATTTATCAACATTGATTAATAAAAATTTAGTATGTCAAGATGGGAATTATGGTAAACAGAAAATGTATTATATTACTAAAGATGGTATTAACTTGATTAAGGGGGTTTAAGCATGAACAATTTAAAAGATTTTGGTTTGTTAGGTATTGGTGCTTGTGGTGGAAATCAAGTCGCAGCTTTTAAAAAATATGATATATCTAGTTTTTATGTCAACTCTGCTATGGAAGATTTAAGTAGTTTAGGATTACAAGATATGCATTACTATCATGTTAAGGGAGCTACTGGTTGTCATAAAGATAGAAATGTATCTAAAACTTATTTAGCACATCATTATGAAGAAATTTTAAAACATATAGAACGTTATTTGACTGGTAAATATGTATTTTTATTTGGATCTACTGGTGGTGGAACTTCATCAGGTATGTGCGCATTAATGACTGAGTTGTTAGAAAATGAACTTGGTAAAATTGTAATTCCAATTATAACTATTCCTAGTTTGTCTGAATCATTGCAAGCAAAAACGAATTCTTATGAATTACTGAAAGAATTATTTGATTGTGCGCAACATACTATATTTATTGTTGACAATAATAAAGAATCTAATTTAATCAAAAGTAATGAGATACTTGCTAATTTAATTTATTCACTCATATCTGATGTGTCTACTTCTATTGATGGTATTTATGATTATTCAGAAATATGTGCAATGTTAGAACAAAAAGGATATGGAATTCTTAATTACTTTAGTCGCAAACCTACTCAAATAGATATTACTTCTGCTATTAAAGTTGCTGTGTCTAATAATATTTTTGCAGATGTAGAACTACATAATACTTTATATTATTGCGGTATTAAATCTTCTACTATGCGTAAAACAGTTAAAATAGATTATGAAGAACTACAATTAACATTTGGGTATTGGAGAGATGTTTTTCAAGGGTATCAAACAAAATCGGATATGATATTTTTAAGTGGATTACAATATCCTAAGACTGTTATAAATCGTTTATATGATTCAATAAAAGAAGATAAAAAGAAAATCGAACTTGATATGCAATTCGGGTATGATTTTACATTTAAGGATGATTATAATATAATGCCAACACAAAATAAAAAATCAACAAAAGAACCTTCTGCCAGAGAAAAATTAATGAAATTAGTTAAGGAGTGATACATATGCCATCAGGTGCTTTCAGGAAGAAAAAGACATCTTTTGCTCAAGTTAGTAATGTTGCTCTTAGGGATGAAACTTTATCTTTGAAAGCAAAAGGGTTATTGGCACTTATTGAATCTTATCTAAGTTTAGACAATTTTGTGCTGTATAAACAGTTTTTGATTAACAAGTCTAAAGATGGAGAAACAGCTTTTAGAAGTGCATGGAAAGAGCTAAAAGATAAAGGATATCTTATACAACATAAACTTAAAGATGGAGAAACAAAGCAATTTTACTACGAATATGAAATATGTAATAATCCACATGATGAAAATCCACCTGTGGCTATAAAACCGACAGATCCATATAATGAAATTCCACATGTCGAAATTCCACCTGTGGAGTCCCTAAATAATAGTATTACCACTAGTGGTGTCTCCACAAAGAAGAAAACCCACTCATATAATAATACTATAAATAATAATACTATAAGTAATAATACTTTATATATTAATATCATACAAACAAACATAGATTACAAAACAGTGTTCCTTGGTTCTTCAGACCAAGAACTTGTAGATAATATTGTGGATATAATGGTTGATGTGTTAATAAATAATTATGAAACTATAAAAATTAATAATGGAGATATACAAAGTACATATGTGAAAGCAATGTTGTTAAAAGTAAATATGAACCATATTCTTTATACAGTAAACACAATCAACAATTATAAAGAGAAAATAAACAATATGAGGAATTTTATTCTTTCGGTATTATATAATTCTGTACAAACATTGGATTCATATTATCAAAATTTAGTAAGCATATAAAACATAAAAATAGGAGCAATAAGATTATTTTCTTATCTACCCCTATTCCTTGTAAGGATTATATTATTATATTTATTATTTAAAATCTGACTGTAATTTGACTGTAATTATTACGGTCAATGACGTTTTTTAACGAAGAAAAGCGACTCCATAGTAGAAGTTTTCCAATCTATGAAATCGCTCAAACCCTTTAAAATCAATATTCTTCAATGTTTTTTAAGGTTTTTATTTTTTTCCAAATAGTGGAGCTGAGGGGAATCGAAACGTAGTTCCCCTTGCTCAACTACTGATAAATCAATGGTTTCATAGACTAAAATTTTCTTTGACTGTAATTTGACTGTAAAAAAATCAAGTAATGTCTAATAGCTCAATAGCAGAGGTTTTTTGTTCTTCTATAATTTTGATATATGCATCATATGTAACTCGTACTGAACTATGACCCATTAAAGAACTTACTACAGAAATATCTACACCTTTTCTTAATAATGTTGATCCAAACGTTCTTCTTAAATCATGTAATGAAATATGTTTAATGTTTGCATTATTTGTTATTATATCCAATGTTCTTTGTAAGTTTCGTGCCCGAACCATTGTTCCTGTAACACTACTAGCTACATATTCGGTTTGTATATTATATTTTTTATTATATTCTTGTATCTCATTTAAATAAAAAAGAGTCTGTTTATTTAATGGTATATTTCTTGTTCCTCTTTTTGTTTTAGGTTTTGTTACTACATTCTTACGTTTATTCTCTGCATTAAGTTGTCGGTCTTTTACATTACTTTGAACAGCTTTATCAATTGTAATTATTTTGTCCTGAAAATTTATGTCACTCCATTTCAAAGCAATTAATTCTCCACAACGTAATCCAGTATTAAGTAATAAAATATAATACAACCCAAACTTGTATTTGTAATTTCCAAGTGAGGTTTTAACTAAACACGCATCTTTAAAAACATTTAATTCATCTTCATCAAGTATTACGGTTTCTTTGGTATCCTTTATACAATATTCTTCTTTAGGAATAACTACATCAATACATGGATTCTCATTAATATCTTTATGAACCATTGCATATTCAAAACAAGGAAACACAAGTTCAACTATTTTCTTAATACTCGAAAGTGACAAAGGTTCAGATCCATCTATTGGACTAGCTTTATTGTCAAGAAGTTGTTGTATATCCTTACTTGTTATTTTGCCCAGTTGTTTGACACCAATTGTATCCTTAATATGATGTAAATAAGTAGATTCATATCTGTCAAAAGTAGACTCTCTTACTTTTCTAAATTTCTTAAATAGTAACCAATTGTAACAATATTCGCTAAATAAAATCTTGTTTGGCTGAACATATCCAGTTGCAACTTTATTTCGGTATTCTCTCATTTTTCGTTTTGATTCTGTTTCAGTTTTTCCATAAAAAGATTTTCTAACATTATCAATACAAATTTGAGTTTCCCATCTTCCATCAGAACGTAGTCTTGTGCTACCTTCCCATTTATCTTTTTTTATATTGTTCAAATGAATCCATCCTTTCAAACAATATAACCCTTACAGCTATATTGTAAACCTAAGTTCTATTCTTGTCAATTATCTGTGAATGTTGTTATTTATATATAATTTCCTGCCCTAAATTTTCTTCAATCCAATTTAATAATGCAGCACGAGTAATAATATAGTCTCTTCCTATCTTCACAGTTGGTATTTCTTTTGAACGTAATAATTCAAATAATTTTGTTCTTTTAAAAGGTAAAATTTTTAATAAATCATTTTGATTTAATATCTCTTTTTCCATAATCTTACATATCCTTTCACATTAATAAAGACCGTCAATTAAGACGGTCTTTTTTTACGTGTTAAATTTAATTAATTAGTTCCTGTAGAACCAAATCCACCTGCTCTTACTTCGTCTGTATTACCATTGTCTGCCACTAAATATGTAAAGAACATACCCTGTGCAACACGTTCTCCTTCATTAATAGTAAGAGCCTCGTCACTAATATTCTTTAAAAATATTCCAATATTGCCATCGTTTCCATCGTTAGAATAATAATCTGCATCAATAACACCTATTGTATTAGCAAGCATAAACTTACCACCCATAGAACTTCTTACATCCAATAACAATACTTCGTTGTCCCCCATATAAGCCTTTACATCTGTCCAAATCTTTGCAATCTTATTTGGTTCAATTGTGTATGTATCGTTTGAATAAAAATCATATGCTGCAGCTTTAGAAGTACCTCTTGTTGGTAACTTAATTTCTTTATCTATAAACTTTCTTGCATCATCTCTTACTACTTCAAATCCTCTTGTTCTCATCTATTAATCTCCTTTAAATATTTACTTTCTGTGTTCTTTAAATACTCTTCAATCAATCTTGATTGATCTTTTGTTTTGCTATAAGCAATAACATTAATTGTTTCTTGTCCTTTACGATTAAGTCCATGATTGGCGAGATATTTTATTTTATTCTCAACTAGATAATTACATAGTCTAAGTACATCATCTTTATCTGAACTTGTAAGGAAGAAGATCCATTTATCATCTTTTTTAAATTTATCGTTGATCATAAAAGCTATGTAATTACCTATGCCTGAACTAATACTAACAATAATTATTGCAAGCATTGTACTGTCATTTATTACTTGATCTATGACTAAATAAAATAATAATTGTGATATGATTACCAATATAGAAGATAATATTTTTTGACCTCGGTATGTTGCTAACGATTTGGCTGTAAGAACTATGTTATCTATGATCTTAACTAATCCCAACAAAATATACATTAACATAATGCCTCAATCTCCTTCTCAAGATATTTAAGATAATCGTCCCATTTGTCAATACTATGAATGTACTGGTTGTTCTTCATGCATTTTTGCTTCATATCATTCTTAATATCTTCAAGTTTATTTCTTCTATTAGCTAGAGATTTAATATAATCATTAGTCATTCTACTAACCTTCAAAATATCTTCTTTTGGTAATTTAGCTACCACTTCTTTATATTTTAATTGATCTTCTTCGGGAATCTCATAATCACTCTTTGGTAAATTCTTGCTACTAAATGGACTACGATTTGCAGCACTTGTCTTTGGTTTAAAATATTTCTCAAAGTCTTTCATCTTATCCCACGAAAACTTAAATAATACCTCTTCATCTGTTTCGTTAATATCAAATATTATTTTATTTAATTCTTTATCTTTATACAAAGCATCATAATCAAAAGAGTTGGTTGTTTTTACTTCTTTAGTTTTCTCATCTTCTTTTTCGGTAGTTGTCATATATGGACTTTTCTCTATATCTTGTACATAATCAGAATAAATTGCCTTAACAATGTTTCTTCCTCTACCAAGAGAAGGTATGTATGCTTCAAGCTTTCCATGCCCATAATGACTTATTTGAATACCATTTGAACAGTCTACGTATATATCCATATCAGAAAATGTATTGTTTATATCTCGTGGGAACTGATTGTTTGATAAATCATAAGGTGCTTTCAGGCGGTAAGTTCCTTTAAATTTTTCTATCATAAATGACATTATTTCGCACCTCTCTTCTTTTCTTTTTTATACAAGATTTTATCTTTAACAAAGATATCAAGTTGCGCTTTAATTTTTGCTTCTGCTTTTTCGACTGCTTTATTTATCCCACCATATTCACGATTAAAGAAAGCAGGATATATATTAAATTCAGAATTAGTTACAATGAATCTGCAACATTTTTGTTCCAAATCAATGTAAATACTACACCATAATGTAGGATCTTTTTTATACTTAAGGACAGGAAATCTATATGAATAATACCCATCCATATGTCTAAAATTATTCTCTATTAAAATTTCTTTTGTAACTCCTGAGTGTGGTTTATATTGTTCTATATTAAGCATATTTGATATTCTCCTGTCCTTTTTATTGTTTTTGTATTGTGATGCTTTTAATCGCACCACAATACTACTTGGTTTTGCTCTAATGATTTTTTAATGTCGATGACTCTTTGATTTGTAGAGCCAGCCCAAGGATATTTTACATCAGCTAACTCTTCGATAAATTTGCCATCTACAAGCACATCGCATTGTTTCACAATATCCTGTTTTTTGTTAATTAACTCATCTCTTGTTGGGTTAAAATCATCTGTTATAACTGGATGCATAATTTGTTCGAATGTATAACCACTATATAACCAAATAGTTTTAGTAGGATATTTTTCTTTTAATTCCGTAACAAAACTTAACATATCATCAACATTATTAACATTTAAAGGATCTCCACCACTTAATGTAATCCCATCAATATAATCTTTTTCTAATTCTTTATAAATTAGGTTTTTAGCATTTTTATCAAATGGTGTTCCATTTGAAGCTTGCCATGTTTCTTGGTTATGACAATTTTTACAATAATGATCACAAGCAGTACAAAAAAGTACTACTCGTAATCCATTACCATTAAGCATGTCATCTGTTCTTATCATTATATAGTTCATAAGTAAATATCTCCTTTACATGCTTTTTCTGTCTTTTATCTCCATTACTTTTGCTTGATTATATCTTGATTTACCGTGTATCTTTGTGTAGCCTATATAGCCATTCATTCTGTCAATCTGGGTGATATTTTCACTTCCACATTGAGGACATTTATTCATTTCAAGTTGTTCATATCCACAATCTTCACAGTATGATAAAGCTAAATTACATCCTTCATAAAAACCTTTTTTCATTGCTCTACGAATTAATGTTTTTTGTGCTTTAAAATTATAATCTACAGGGTATCTGCAATATTGAATTTTTCCACCATTAAACAAATCCCAAAAACGTTCTTCTAAGTCTTGTTTTTGAATTGGTGTAACTTCTTCCCATACTCCACAATGGAATGAATTAGATACGTATGCTCTATCTGAAACCCCTTCGATAATTCCATACTTCTTTCTAAATTGCTCTATTTGTAATCCGCAAAGTGATTCTGCAGGAGTACCATAAATTGCATATAAAATACTATCTTCTTTTTTTATTCTTTCGGTATATGCATTTATGTATTCCATTACTTCTAAAGCAAATTTACCATCTTCTACTAAGGATTTACCATTATATAAAACTTGTAATTCATTTAATGCAGTAATACCAAAACTCATTGTCATTGGTGGTAAAATAGATTTAATTTTATCTTCAGGATTTAACGTTCCACCATAAAATCCACCTTGAGTAAATCCTAATGGATTTGTACTTGCTTTCTTTTCTCCTAAGAATGCATAAGTACGTTTATGAAGACTTCTAATTAATTCAAGATAATAATCTAATACTTCATAAAAATCTTTATTTTCATGTCTTGCTTTTGCAAGTATCATTGGTAAATGCAATGAGATTGCACCGAGATTGAATCTTCCTTCGAATACTGGTACATCATCTTCATCTGCTGGTTGCATACCACCTCTTTCATACCAAGGTGATAATGAGGCTCTGCAGCCCATTAAACTAATAACTTTTCCATACTTTTTATACATCGAAGGAATGTATCCTTTTCCGCTGAGGCTCAAAAAGTCAGGATACATGGTTTTGCTGCTACACTTGCAAGCAACATCAAATAACCATTCTAACTCTTTTCCTTCACCGTGTAAGTTTTCATCATATAAGAAAGTTAATTTAGGGAATAATACTGGTCTCTTAAATCCTGGCTTTCCTTGACCATTCATTCTGACTTTCAATGCCATTTCAGAAGCCATTGTCTCCCATTTACTAGTACCAATACCAAATGACATTGCGATAAATGGATAATCACCACGAGAAGATCCTACAGTATTAAACTTATATTCCCAACCTTGGAAACCTTGTTCGAACTCTTTACGAACTTTTTCTGTAGCATATTCATCAGCTAATTTTGATACATTTAATCCACAAGAATCATATGAATCAATAATCTCATAATATTCATTCAAATACTTCTGATAAGATTTTTCTGCATAAGGTGCAAGAATCTTATCTACTTGTGGAATTGTAAAACCACCATATTGCTGTGCTGATCCACCAAATGTAACATCTCCTATTACATCAAATAACGTATCTAATGTCTTTGGTTCGTTATACCAAATGTTACCCATTTCAAATCCACCTTTTACAACATTAGACATATCAAATAAGCAGCAGTTAATTGCATCTCTACGATCTTTCATATCGTGAATGTAAATATATCCATCATTAGATGCTTGTAATTCTTCTTTTGTTAAAAAGAAATGTTTATATAATTCTTTACTAAGTAAGCCATAAGACAAACTTCTTTGAGTGCTAACCATTGTAGAATCTGTATTTGCATTAGAAACATCACCAACATATCTTTGCTCTTGTTCTTTTGTATATACTTCATCAAGCATTTTTACAAAATCTTGTTTGTAATTTCTATACTGACGATAACTTTCACCTACTGTTGGGAACAATTCCATTAATACATTTTCAACTATTACATGCATATCAAACACTGGTATTACATCTTCTTGAATATCTTCTTCAAAGTAATCTTCTTCATCAATAATTTCTAAAACTCTATTGCAGATTCTTGAAAAATCATCTTCTGTTAATGTAAATAATGCTCTGTTTGCAGCAAGATTACATGCATTAATAATTTTTTGTTCGTTATATGTTTCTAGCGTATTATCTTTTTTTATTACTTTCATAACATCTTCCTTTCATTATATTTTATCTAGTTATATATTTTTAATTAGTTTCAATCCATTAACTTATGAATTTCTGCTAATAAAATATCATGAAATGATAATTCTTTTTCGTCTTCTTGAATTCTTTTTTTGTCAGGAATAAATGCACTATATTTTTGTCCTTCATTAGACAAACACACTTCTTCTAAACGGGAGTATGTTTGCCATGATTTGTTTGGAGATGCAGTATAACGATAACAATATTCACTTATAGGGCAATTTCCTGTACACATGCAAATATCAGGCATACTTATACCTCCTCAATTAAAATACCTAAATTCTTGGTAATATTTATCAACTTATCCTTTTCTCCTTCCCCAAAGACATCTAACAAGAGATTATTAGTTAAATCTAAGCTAAAAATCCCCATGATAGAACGTGCATCTACAGCATATTTGTTATTTTCGGTTCTAATGACTGCATCAGATTCTAAAGTATCCATTTCATTAATAAAGGATTTAACCTGATCAATTGTGTTGAATTTAATCTTAATTGTAAAATTAGGTTTAATCATAATATTTTTTCCTTTCTTTTATTCTGTATAAGCTAATTTTTCATTGTTAATTTTTTCTTGACATATATTATGTATTTTTTCTGCCAAGCTTAAAATATCTTCACCTTCGTTATTGTCGATTATTAAATCTACTTCTTTATCTAATCCTAAAAACATACCAAAATCTCTTTCTACTCTTGAAGCGATCTCGTTCTTATCATCGAAATCAAATTTGTCCACACCACATCTATCTATGTATCTCTTAACTCTTGTGCCAAGACTTGCATTTACAAGAACAGTATAAATATTGTCTGTTTCACAATTTTGCTTGATTTTTCGAAAACCATTAGGGGTAAGAACTACAACTTTGTTACCGTCTTTGTAATCACTTTCAAGTGTTCCATATAATCTATTTTGAGAATATTCATCATACTCAGCAAATAAATTAAAATCAATCATATCAGCAAAAGTTTTGTTATCTATAAAATTATAATCAATACCGTCTACCTCTCCGTTTCTAGGAGGTCTTGTTGTATAAGATATGATTTTTCCATAACCATACTTATCTGCCAATATTTTTTCGATGCTTGATTTACCTGAACCAGATGCACCAATTAAAATAACTATCACTGTTTTTTCTCCTTTCTTCCACATGATTTCTTTTCTGGACAGTAACCTAACTGCTCACATTTTGGCTTAAATAGATTATCTACAATCCATTTCCACTCATCAGAAATCTCACTTAAAGCATTGCAAATATCTTTAAACATTTGACGATATTCCCAATAAGCTCTTGTACACATTCTCTGATGTGACATATCAATTAGATTACGAAGATTACGTTTATCTACTATTCTAGTTGTCATTCCTAAAGGTAAAAGCATTGCTGTATCTTCTCTAGGAACACCTAATGCTTCTAAAGTGTAGCAAACATTATTAATAGTTTTCATTGCATTTTCATACAATTCTATTGCAGTATTTCCTACATTTGAAATTGATTTTGGAATAACATAATCAAAACCATTGTTTTTTGTATAATCAATGTATCTAGTTGAGGCTTGGAGTCTAGTTGGCGCACCACCCAAATGTGTGTACCATTCTCTGATAACTCTTGCCGAATAACCATCAATAATCATCTCAATATTAACATATTCAAGAGTTCTTCCGTGATTAGCTAAAATACAATCCATGCCACGTTTATAGTTCTTTTCGTTATCAGTAATATCAGCTCCCCAGCACACACCTGCTCTTTCGCCTATAAGAGTAATAGGATTTTTTGTTGTTTCTTTAAGTATTGTAATCGTACCCATACTTTTTTCCTTTCTTTTATGTATTTTTAATTAGTCTTAACTTTTACTTATAAAACCCATGCCCTACTTCATCTATAAATTGAAGCTCCCAATAATTATCTTTCCATGTATACCATTTTTCAGGCTTATTATCACTTCTATATGCTATACAGCCATTAGTTGTATCTCCATATTTATAAGCATTTTCGACAGCCTCTATTGTAGTGTCTGTGATTTCAGTCCTCCAATAAGCAAACTGGTTAGGCGCAGTAATAATAGCAATTACATCATCTCCATACTTCTTGTCTGGATGATTTAAACGATTAAATATTACTGACGCTACATTCATCTTACTAATTACATCTCCACTATGAACTTCGGTTTCTACACATCTTTGAATCATATAGATTTCTTCTTGTGTAAAATCTGTATATATATCTGGATATATATACTCATTTTGCGAAGTTTCCTCTTCTTGTGGCTCTTGAGTTGTTTGGTTCATTTGAGACATAGAGGTTTCTATTGTTGTTTCTTCTTTAGATATAGATTCTTCTTCTGAAACTGTTTCTTTTATTTCTTCAGATGTATATTCAATATCTGTAGAAAAATTTTCATCCTTGTTCAATTTTAATGGGAAAATGCTTATTAATATCAATGTAATAAATACTGTTAATATTGATAAACTTAATAATCTTGCTTTTATATTCATCGTCTTTTCCTTTCTATTTTTGATTAGTTAAGATGTTTTTCTTGAAAGCAATAATATATTACCACATATAAAATGATATGTCAATGTTTTTTTAAATTTAATTAGTTTATTTTTAAAGAACAATATCCATTAACCATCATCTTAAATGCAGTGTAAGCTTCTTCAATAGAATTAAATTTATTGTTAATACTGATACCTTCTGTAAATACTTGATATAAATCAAATTCTCTAGAAGTATTATAATTATTTTCTTCCATAAATTTAGTAAATTCATCTAATAAGCTTTGCATATATCCATAATGTCCATTTTCTTCAAACATATAAATTGTCTCAATGCTAAGTGAATACTTATTAATATCCTTATGATATATTAAATCCAAATCATTCATTGTAAACATGTTTGCTTCTTTACTACCACTTAAATCATCATATGACATAACACCCCAGATAAACAACGTGTCTTCTGTCTCTTTTTCATTTATATAGTAATTATCATAATATTGTATTTCTTTTTCAAATCGTTTATCTTCGATATAATTATGAATTTGCTTAATAACAGGCAATTTAAATATCTTTCCATGAAGAATATTACTTACCGAAGGACACTTATAATTATGATTATACAAAGCATCAAAACAAGCCTCTTTATTATATTTATATTTACAGAAGATACACTGTTTATCAAAGTTAAACAACTTAAAATTTTTAATACTCATTTTCTTTTCCTTTCTCTAAAGCATCATAATTAATTCGTTTTTTATGTGTTTGCTGCTTACAACGTTTACACATATGAAAAGCATAATCCTTACCTCTCTCAAAGTGTATTACATTTGACATTGTGCGATTACATCTTGGGCATCTCATATAAACATTCCTCCTTTACTCAATCTGTTGAATTTCCCAATCTTTAATAAAATCTTCTAGGTTATAATATGTACAAAATGAATTGCCTAACTTATCTTTAACAAAAATTAAACTATTAATTAATGTAGCAGCAATATTATATTCATAACCTGTTTTAAAACCTGTTGTTGTACTTCCTATAAATTTTGCAACCATAAAACTTCCTTTCATTTATTTTTAATTAGTCTCATCTGTAAAAATAAGATGAGTTCTTTCACCTGAACCCATCTTAACATATTTTACTTTATTTGTCAATGCTTTTTTTGAAAATTTTATTTTTAATTAGTTTATATTTTGTCTGGTAAATCTTCTAGTCTGATAAATTTAATAGGTTTATATTCAGGATCTTCTTCTGCAATAATTTCTTCGAAATCTTCGCCATAATAAATTATAGGATAATGTTCTCCATAACTAAAACTATCATTGTAAGATATAAAATCAACAGCTTCTTCTTCACTCATATCTTCATTTTCAATTAGCCAATCAATCATTAGACTATAATCGTATACTGCATTGTAGTCGTCTGTTAAACCTATCAAAGCGTTAGTATAGTCTGGACATCTAAAGATTATAACATCATCATAACCTTTCTCTAAAAGAATGTCTAAGGGAGTTTTATTAATATCACTCATACTATTCGTCCCCTTTCAGCACGTCTATTACAAGTGACTTTAATGGTTCTTTTAAATCTGTTCCTGCAAGCCACTTAAGATAATCTTTTGGCACTTCTGTAAGGATTTTACCTGCGTGTTTTCCAAAAGTAAGTTTGTAATCTTCAGGTTTAATTGGTGGATAAGCCTGTTCATCATCTTGAAAAGAAACATCAATATCTTTTCTACTAGCAAGATAGTCTGATAAATGTACAATCTTCTGCATTTCAGTTTTTGGTTTTGGAAGGGTAATATTAGGATTTCTTTTATCTGTATTCCATTCACCCATATGACTACCAATACCAATAGCTATGAATTTAATCTCATCTTCGGTTAAATATTTATCTTTATATGACATTATGTACTTAGCTGCCAATAATGGATGATCAAATACTGTAAATACTTTATTTTGTCCATTGTTAGATTTCTCAATATAAGATTCATGTGTTCCAGACTTTTGTATATCATGTGCTAAACAAGATATTCTTCCTAAATCAATTTCTCTCTCTGTAAACATACTTCTATTTTGTTCAATACTCATAAGATGATTATAAAATCTTATAACAGCTTTTGTATGACGCATTAAACCACCTTCACCTAATGCATATTGTGGATGATACTTCCCAGTTGAAGAAGCAGCGACATCAAAAAAGTAATCTGGGGCATCATCTAATAGCACTTTTGCAAATTCTTTGATGTCTTCATTTGTAAATGTATTTAATTCGTTTGTAAATAATTCATGTTTATTCATACTGCTATTATTCCTTTCTTGTAATTTTGATTAGTTTTAGAAACTCTTGCATAAATGTATTACGTTTAAGATTTTCTTTCTTCTTGATTACCATATTAATAGTTTCAGGCAATCCGAGATGAAAACACATCAATTTAGTTCTAGTAAGCATAACGTACAAAAGATTGCTAGTGTCCATGAAGATATGGCTACGAGGTTCTACAATAATAGGTATTTTAATTCCTGAACCTTGAGACTTATGACCAGTAATAGCATATCCTAACAAAATATTTTGCATATCATTTCTATAATATCTTACTTCTGTCCCACTAAAATCTAAAATTACATATTGTAACTGAAAATTAATTTCCTTAATTACAGCAGTTTCTCCATTCGCAATTAATGTTTTTTGTGGCTCTCCAAAAGGGTCTTCTAATATCATATCATCTGCGTATAGTTCTGCTTTATAATTATTTTGTTGCTGCATAACTAAATCACCTTCATAAAATACAACGTCTCCAACTTTAAAATGTTTAGTTGAACCATAATTTTTATTTGCTATTTTTTGAAGTTCATTATTTAAAGCTACTGTTCCATATGCCCCAACATTTTTAGCAGTTAATACTTGAATATCAGAAACATCTAAACTTAATCCTTTGCTCTCTTGCCACTCTTTAGATAACAACTTTTTATATAAAGCAAGAGTATTTTTAATAATATCTTTATCTTCACATTTGATAAATGTGTAATCTTTGTTTTTGCCAAAGGTAGTCATTGTTCCAATATCTTTCTTTAAGAAAGGTTTACCATTACGAACATCTGTTGCAACAGTCATTAAGCCACCTTCAGCATAACGGAAGATTTTACTTAATATGACTTTAGCGATTTTGTTTGACTCAATCATATCATATAAAGCATTACCTGCTCCTACGCTAGAACACTGAGCTGGATCTCCAACTAACAATAACTTTGTTCTTGAAAAATCAATGGCATCAATTATATGTTCAAATAAATAAACATCTACCATAGAGAACTCATCAATAATTATTAAATCATAAGGAACTTTATTTTCTAAATTATAATGCCACCCATTATATGATTCAAAGTCTGGATAACCTAAACCTCTATGTACAGTTTTAGCTTCTTCTCCAATATATTCTGTTAATACTTTTGCTGCTTTTCCAGTTGAAGATAAGCATAAATAAGTTTTATTATTACCTTTGCACATATTTAATACAGCTTGTGTCGAATAACTTTTACCGCTTCCTGCAAAACCTGCTAGTATAACTACTTGATTATCACATAATAACTTATTTACTTGTTGTTGTTCTTCACTTAGTTCACAACCATCTACAAACTTATATTGTGATGTATCTATATTCCATTGATTAGATGTTTCAGCAGAAGCATCAATTAATTCTGTTGCTATATATAATTCAGTATCATATGCTCTTCTCAATGCAACAACTAATTTATCTTTATCATAATAAATTGAATTATCTTTTAATGCTTCAACAAATTTACCAGCGCAAGCTGGAGTAAGCTTTAAGATTTGTTGTCTTAATTCTCTAAGATCAAGACGTGTGTTACCTTGAGTCTCATTTTCTTCTAGTAAATATACACATGCTGCAAGACATCTTTGCTTGCTTGTTTTTAAATCATAACCAAAATCAATTACCTTTTCTTTTTCTAACTCTAACGCTATATGATCAGCAGTTTTAAATCCAATTCCACTAATTCTAGTTAAACAAGCATATGGATCTTCTTTTAATTTTATCTTTAAAGCTTTAACAGATAAATAAACATTATATAATTTTTGTATCATTGCCATTGACAATAATCCTTTAAATTCGATAACCATTTCTGCTAAAGCATAGTTTTCAATAATCTTTCTCTTTATAACTTCAAAACGTGCTTCTTTAATACCACATGTTTTTGTTAAATCAATATCATCAAGTTTATCATCTATAACTCTTTGAACAATATCTGGATATGCTTCATACATAACACGAGCCTGATCTGGTGTAAGTATTTCTTTTAAAAACAAATACATATCTTCTGCATTTTTAGGACGATTACGACTAATATTAATTACTTTGTAAGAATAACCATTTTTGCCATTAGTTTCTTCTGCTTTAATTTGATAGTCTAAACCTTCTCCGAGTTCATGAAGATTTCCTTGTATTGCCACATTTCCATATTGAGTTCGTTTTAATCCTAGTTTTAAGATTTCTTCAGGTTGTACATCAACAGCAAAAATACGATATCCAGAAGAATCATCTCCCCATATTTTTCTTACAACTGTTCCTGTGAACTCTACAATCTTTGCATTTGCCATTAGTTTTCCTTTCTTACTCGTAAGGAGAATTGTATACTTCTCCTTACAAGTATATTTTTAATTAGTTTTATTTGATTACTTCATAATCAGTAAGTATTTCTTCAGTTTCATCTGTGATCGTCCATTCACCATTCACATTCTTCTTTTTAAATTGTGTAGTGAATTCATTCACTTTCAACACAGAGTAAAGACCAAACGGTTGTTTTTCATATATTTTAACACTAGTTATCTTAGTTTTGATATCTTCTCCTGTACGAACATTATGAAGAGTAACATAAGGTTTACGACTCTCCTTGAAAGTTTTATATTCGGTAACTATCCAGTAACTCTCGTGTACTTTAGGATTAGTATATATAACATAATTAAGATATTCTTGCTCAAATTTAACCTGCTCTACAACACTTAATGCTTTATTGTCAATGCGTTTTGCTAATTCTGTAACTAATCCAATATTGTCAATATCACTATATTGTTTTGCTGTTTCTTTAGCACAATATTTTTGAGCCAAGTATTCTGAAATACCATACTCTTCAAGTTTATCCTTTTTAAGCTGCTTACAAGTTAACATAGCTGGCTTAATAATCTTACTTCCTTCTTTTACACCATTACATAATTTAATTATTTCTAATAAATATTTGTTCTTACCAAATTGTTCAAAGAAATTTAATCCAACAAGAATTTCTAACTGACGAGAGTTAACAGATGTTTTCTCATTAATGTCAATTAAGAGTTCTACAAAGTTATTATATTTGTTTTTTGAAAGTTCATATAATTCCTCTGCTATTTGAGCATTGCAGAATTTTATAGAAGATAAACCTTTGTAAATTACATTTTCTTCTTTATTCATTTCATATTCAGCACGAGATTTACCAAATTTAATATTTCTTATTGTTATACCAAAATAATCTAACTCTGAAATAAGGTTAGCAGTTCTTTCCATATCATCAGCGTACAAACTTAATGTAACTGTAAAATATTCTAGTGGATAATGAGATTTTAAATATGCTCCATATAATGAATCAATAGCTACTGACAAAGCATGTGAAGCATTAAAAGAATATCTTGCAGCATCTTCTACTACTTGCCATGTTTCAGCAAATCCGTCTTCTGTACCTACATTTTGAATCCATCCTTGAATAAGAGTATTTTTAAGTTCATTCAACTCTTCTTCTTTAAACTTCTTTTTTGCAATCTTTTTAATAATATCATATGTGCCTTTTTCTTCAATTCCTAACCATACTAAGTATGCCATAATTGATTCTTGGTATAAGAGATAGTGAAAAGAATCATTAAGTAAATTATCTAATTCTTTTACACCAGTTGAATAAGGTAATCTATCTAAGAAGTTATTTAACAATGATGCAAATCCTGGTCTAATGGCAGCTACCCAAGCACTTAATTCTGCTAGGTTCTTTGCTTTATATCTAGACATTAATTGTTTGCCTAAATCAGAGTCTACCTGATTAATAGTTGTTGTTAAACCTTTTTCATAAATATCCCAAACTTTATCATCGCAATTATTTACAAGTGTAGCAATATCATCAATAGGTCTGCCTATTAATTTATAAACCTTATCAATAATTTCATATACTTTTACGGTTAAGTAATCGTTCTTTAAGAACTTAAAGACATCGCAATTGTAACCGTCAAGCACACAACAGATTTGTTCACCTACTTTAATTAATCCGACCTTTTCTGAAATTGAATCATTTGAAAGTAAAAACGAACAAGGAGATGGTGCTACTGATTCTATAACTCCTCTAAATCTTCTACTATTTTCAATTTCAATTGTCCATTTAGAATGATTTGATATAATGTCTTCATCAGTATTAGCATTATCTGCAAATAATTTTGCCACTTCATCATATTCATCTATATGATATCCTCTTGACTTACACCAAAGTCTAAAAGCAGATGAACGTTGCATTGGTTTATATGCAATCATATAATAAATACCATCTTCTCCAAGGATATCTTTTGTAGCTTGAATTACAGGTTCTACACTAGCAAAGTTAAGATCAATATCTGGAAGAGATTTAGAACTTAAAATACGTTCTGCCGACATAAATCGTGTCGGATATAATTTAGTTGGAGCTTTGATTCTGTCAACTTCTGTCAATCCTAAAAGATTATTAATTAAAAATGATACTGCTGAACCTCTTCCAGAACGTGTTAAAACAGCATCATATTTATTGACTGCTCTATTAACAACCATATGGTCAAGAATAAAGTAATCTGCCATTCCACATTTCTGAACAATATCAGTTTCATAATAAATTGCATCTGTATATTCTTTATATTTTTCTTTCTTTACTGTATTCTTTTTATTGTCCCAAGAACGTTTTATAATTTCTCTAAGAACTTTATCGCTATCATCATTAGAAAATCCTTCTCCTAATTCTTCTTTAATAAATTCATTTGGAACTTTCGGTATTTTAAATTCTTTATCGGTATAACAAGGTTCGGCATTATCAAAAATTAAAGTATTATCTAATGCTTGTTTTGCTTGTTCTTCTGTTAATACACCTTGTAATTTATATCTTTCTAGAATTGTATCATAATCTGGATAATCTAAAACAAAGCCTTTTTCTTCTTCATAAAAAATACCTTTTGCTTGGAGAAATAAATCTCTATAATATGAATCCTTCTCATAAATATAATGACTATCATTTGCATGAATAAGTGGAATATTATATTCTTTATGTAAAGCCAAAATCATTTTATTATAATTGGCTTGTTCCCATGCTTTATGACTTTGTACTTCTAAATAAAAGTTTTTACCAAAATGATTTTTAACAGGTTCAAGAAATTTATAATACCAATCTTTATTAGGATCTGGATTAAACCATTCTTTTGTTTCTGGATCTATTTTTGGCATAGCTCCTGAAAGTCTACCTGCTATACAAGCAGTTGTAACTATTGTATCCGTAGGAGTTAAAGATAATAATTCTTTTAATCCAATTCTAGGTTTATAATAGAATCCATCTGTATTAGCAATAGACATAATTTTATTGATTTCATATCTTGCTTTTTCTGTCATTGCAATTAGCATAATATGATATGATTTTCTCTCAATTTTATCTTCAATATCATCTACATAGTATGCCTCTACTGAATATATAGGTTTAAGATTATATTTTTCGCATAATGTTTGTGTTTCATAAATATTTCCTTGAAAACCATGTTCTCCAGTAAAATATGTCGTATGTCCAAGTTCTACTGCTCTTTGCATATATTCTTCAGGTTTTGTTACACAGTCAAGAGTACGAAGATTACTATAATGTGTATGTTTATGATAATTATTATATCGGTTCATGTTTCACCACCTATAAATTTAATTAGTTTAATATTAAGTAACAGACAGAAGCATATACTTCTATCTGTACTTCATTCTACCATGATTTACAATATTTGTCAAGTGAAATTTTCAAATTATTTGTAAATTTAATTAGTTTCTATAAATCATTAAGCCAGCTTAAATCGTCTTCAGCAAAGTCCTCTTCTGCTGTCTTCTTAGCACCACCAAGAATATCCCCATTCTTCTCTGCAGTCATTTTATCAAGATATTGTTTGTAAGGCTTGATTGTTGGAATTGAATAACCACAAAGATTATTATAATAATAGCTCTGAGCTTTTAACGATTCTTCATCGTCCCAAAACAACTTCTCAGCACCATCAGCATCACCAATCTCCATTAAACAATTATACTCTTCTGTCTTCTGATTGATTTCTGATACTGTCTCAATAATTTCTTCTTTTAACTTCTCATAAAAGTTCCAAATATCATCAACATAAACATAACAATCATTGATGGTATATTTTGCTTGTACATCTTCAGGAAGGCATTTAATATCATTTGTTTGAGCTAAGGCATCAAGATATTCTATTATCTGACCTTCGTATCCTAATTTTTTAAGCCATGTTTTAACTGATGCTTGTAACTTCTCTCCGATTTCATAACGCTCAATTGTTCTAGTTTTAATTTTACCATTCATCTGCTCACAATCAATATTTACATACTTAAGGAAGTTCCAACAACATCTAATCTTATCCTTTGGAACACCTAGCTGTCTAAGTGCTTCTGAATATAATACTAACTGAGCAGCATGTTCTTCAATGGCTTTGCCACTATATTGTGTGCTTGTTTTATAATCTACTACTGTATATACTTCATCTTCGTTCTTATATACAGCATCAATATATCCCTGCATAACAATATCGTCTGTAATCTTAATTGTAACAAATTGTTCATTCTGCATCTTATATGGAAGCTTATTATAATTCTTAAAGAAGTGTACTAAATCCTTATAATATTTATTTTTAATATTATCATTCTTAGTCGAATCATTTCTATCAAACACTAATTGAGCAATATCAATATTAGTCATCCAAATATCTTCAAATTGATCTGCCATTTCTTCATACTTTACTTTACCATCATATAATCCTTCAAGCACATCGTGAACTGCCGAACCTAAGCTTGCATAAGCACTCTGTTTTTCGTTATTTTCTGGTAAATGTTTTATGTATTTAAGCATCCACTCATATTTTGAAGTTCTATAAGAATCAAACTTACTAAAACTCCAAAGTTGATCAACGCCAAACTTCTTTTTTATTTCATTCAATTCATCATACGATAATCTCATTTATTTCTCCTTTTTCTCTAAACTCTTAAGATATTTTTTATGTAATTCTTCAGTATATTCAATTCTATATTTATAAAGATAATTATAAATTTTATTACTAGCATCTGCAGGAGAATCCTTTTCTCCTAATAAATTATGCTTATCCCAGATATAAGATGTTTTTCTTTGTCTAAAAAATTTCTCACACATAGACCAAATTTCTTCTTCTACAACATCGTTATCTAATGATATAACTATTTCATTCACATCTAATCCCAATATAATACGAACTTGCTCTTCACTTAATGTTTTCCCACTAATAGCAACCCAAGTACTATCGCCACGAGAGTCCCTTTTAAGAACACTCTTTTCACTCTCTCCAATAACAATAACGTGTTGCTTTTCAATCTCACCCATATTCTGATATAAACCATAAAGATTAAGTTCTTTTTTCATACCAGGCGTTAAGAAATACTTTTTTATATCGAAGAGGTCAAAGTTTTCTATAGAAGTTCTTGCATTATATCCCATTAGCTGACCTGTCAACCAATAATAATGAGGAAAAATTGTTCTTTTCCATTTATAGCTGTAGCCTAAATGAAATTTATCAATAGTTTTTCTTATAATACCCTCTCTAAACAAATCAATATGTATACTAGGATAAAAATCATCTAATATATCTTCATCTAAATATTTAATCTCATTTACATCACAAACATGTCTTTTTCTTGAAGCTGCTTTTTTAAATATTGCCAAAGGATCAAACTTAGGTTTCTCAGGTTCTTTCTTTTTAAGAGAATATTTATATTCTAATCCTAAAAGTTTATGGGTGTATTTAATTGCTTCTGAAAATTTCATTTTCTTAACATCTTGAATTAAGTTAAATATATCTTTACCATCTTCTATGTGAATATTACGTGAATAACTGTAATAGTTGAGGTCTTTACACTTCTTTATGACAACCCCCATAGCATTATTCCCATCAGGCTGACACGCAGAATAAAATTCCTTCTCAGGATGGAAGACTATCTTCGTACAGCCTATGTCTTCTAAAATACATTCAATTTTATTATTATTGTTTACATATTCTTTTAATTCAATTGCCGTCATACTTTTCTAGTCTCCCATCCTTTATTTTATTTAGAAATCAATAGGTACGTTACATATACCAATTTCTTTCATAATGTTTCTGCTCATATCATGTTCTACTACGATTTGATATTGATTAGCTGATCCTTCACGATTTTTTATAATGAACAAGATTTGATAACGTTTATCTTTTTCGAGTTTGACTGGTATTTTTGTCTTACCATTCTTCCCTTCAAGTTTATATACATGAAGCTCTCTATTTTCTCCTGTCTTTTCATCATCATATAAATCACGTATCATAATACATGTACTAGCTGGATCAATAATGTTTTTACTAACACCAATATTATCTTGAGTATAATATCTTTGTTTCACAGAGCCTTTTGCCAACTGAAATGTAATCATAATATGTAAATTATTTGCTTCAGGTTTAACTACATCATTGATTTCAACCATATTCTGTTGCATTTCTAACCAGCTATTTTCACTAACTTTTCCTGCATCCATCTTATATGTATCTAACAAGAAATAGCGTACTCCCATACTACTAAATTTACGAATTACCTTTATTGCTTTTTCAGTTTGATACTTTTGAAATGGAACAACGGTAATAATATGATTTTGTGTTTGTTCTTTAATCCATTGTGCTGCATCTTTAAGAGCCTGTTTTACATCCGAAGTGTATTTACCATCTCTTACTACATGTTTTTGTAAATCAAAACCTATTACATTATTTGCAACAAATACCATTAATTCACGTTGCCACTTTTTGATTCCATCCTCATTCAACATAATAACAATAGGTTCTTTTTCTTTAATAATTGATGGAAGAATCGAGGTACGTGCGAATGTACTTTTACCAACGTTTGAGAGTCCTCCAACTAATGTGATAGAACCAAGATATTGTCCACCAGTTTCTTTTGTTAATAAAGGCATATTATTATATGGTAAACCAATTGCTAAACCTTGATCTAATTCTTCAATTAGTTCGTCAATACCATCAGAAATATCATAACTTTTAACATCTTGATCAATATTGACAAAAGTATCATTTAGATAAGCATTGTATTCGTCATATATCTCTTCAGCAGTCATATCATGAAAATCTGCCAATCTCTCAGAAGAAACAGGAAAACCTAATTTAACCAATCTACAAAGTGCATTATGTTTTCTTAATTCTCTTAAATATCCATCAAAATTTTCTGTCTTAACATAAGTCATTGCAGACTCAATCATTGCATATCCACCATACTCTTCTACTTTCGCTAAGAGTTTCTTATGCTTTTCGAGGTACAGATTCACTGTTATTTGATCTAACGAATTCTTCTTTTCTACCAATACTAAATCACTAGCAATAGTAAAGAATACTCTCCAAACATTATTACTAAACTCTTCTAAGACAAGATTTGTTTCTCTTAATAAGTCTGGTTCTTTATATAAAATACTTACCACGTTTGCTTCCGCAGTAACTTTGTATTCATTAATTCTTTTTAATACTTCGATTTGTTCTTGTTCAAAAGGAGTAAGTTTAGTTGTTTTAGTAGATGACTTCGTAGTTGTAGATTTCTTAGTTGTTGTCGCCATTTACCATAAACCCTCCAATCTTTTGTTAATCTTACGTTCTGTATTATTAGTCTTATATTCAGCACCCTCATGAGTCATAATAGAAGTGTCAACACTCTCAACTTTTTCTTGAGTTTTTTGAGCATTTAAATATCTACTATACATATCATTAATCTTATCTCTCACGATAGCACAAACATAAGACATTTTATTTGATTCATCTTCAAAATTCTTATTACGAATTGCATTTTGAATTTTTGTTTTATTAGCCTTAAAAGTCATAAGGATGACATTAAAAGGATAATCACCGAATTTTTCACAATTATTATTTGCAACATTCTGACCAGTTTGAAGACCTTTGAGAATTAAACAAGCTTTTTTCTGAAGACGTTGAGTTTTTATATCATAATTGAAGATATTAACTTCTATCCATTCACAAAGTTCTCTCCACTGAATTTTTTCTTCTTCTGTCATTTTTTTATTAGCCATAATAACTCCTTATGTCTTGTTGTTTTCTAGTTACATTTAATCTTTATACAAGTACAGCCACAAGATTACTCTTGCAGCGTATACTTTTATACTATTTTATTTTATATTATTAATTACTCTTCAATCATAGCAAGAAGTTCTTTAGCCAACTTCATATCAGTAACTTCTGTAGGTTTAACACCTGCTTCTTTACATCTATCAACAATAGGTTTAATAGTATCCATATTAGATTTATTTTCTTTAATAAAATCTAAAACCTTTGCCATAACTTCATCTACAGATTTCTGAGCCTTTTTTGCTTTTTCAGCTTTAGCAATTTCTTTTAACTTCTCTGCTTCTGCAGCTTCTTGTTCTGCTTTTGTTTCTTCAAATGATTTACCACTCTTTGATTGTTCTGCCTTAATAGCATCTTCAATAGCCTTAATAAATTCATCTGCATTCATAGGAACTTCAGGTACAATATTACTGAAACGTGAACCAGCATCAACTGCATAACCTTCATCACGGAACTTAATCTTTCTAGTTTCCTCTGATATAGAACTCTTCATAACATCCTTACCTTTGATGTCTTTTTTGCCTGTCTTCTCTTTTACTATCTCACGATCAACGTAAGCAAGAGCTAAAAAGTGTAATTGCTTCTTTAATGCATTAAAATAATTTTGTTGCTGGTCAGAAGTTAAAATCTGATACTGTTCTCCAGTTACTGTATCTGTAATATCTTTAGTCTTAACGTGACCAATTATAATTGTCTCTACACCAACTTTCTTAAGACGGTTCTTCATATCCCACATAAGTTCCATGGCTTTCTTTTCACCACGACCAAAACCGCCCCAAGCACCATTAATTGTTTCTGCTTTTTTATCAGATGATACAGATTTATTATATAAACGAATTGCTTCTTCTTCTGCAAGAGGAATAATCTGATCATATGTATCCCAAACCACTACTTTTAAATTAGGATAATCTGTTGTTTTATTTTCACAAATATCTTCTACGATATCTGCTAATCCTACAATATCTTCATCTTCATCTGACCACCAAGACTCAACATTTTCATAATTGATATTTTCAATTGCTGCAGCTCCTCGTTCATCACCGAATTCTAAGAATAAATATCCATCTTCACCTGCAAGCTTTTCACATACTTCTTTAATAAGAGTAGTTTTACCTACTTTAGCCTCTCCTAAAAGACAAGTTGAATAGTCAAGTAAATTAATAGATACGTGATTTTTCTTACCAAATTTCGCCATTATTATATCTCCTTTTCATTAAGCTACTGCACCATAAAGATGCAGTAGTTGTTATATTGTTTTTATATTATTAGTTAGTTTTAAAGTGAATTTAACCAGTCATCAGAATCATCAGAAGTTGTTTCTGTCTCATCTGTGTCAACATCATCTGTATCTACATCGTAACCATCTTCATCTTCGTCCTCGTCCTCATCCTTTGGAGATAAACATTCCATTATTAAAGCATCTTCTGAGAACTTTTCATCAATTCTCTGAACTTCAGGTTTTTTATCTCCTTCTTCACCTACCATTTTAATCATAGGCTTTAAGATAAGCATTCTTCTTTCACGAGAACCATTTTCTGAACACTTAGCTAATGCTTCTTCCTCTGTATAAACTCCGATATCAATAAGTTCCTTAATATCATCTGGAACATCATCCATAGTAGCTTGAACAGTAGCACCTGTTTCTACGAACTCACCCTCAAAAGTAATCTGAGTAACACCCTTCTTAACTTTAAAGAGTTTAGCCATTACCTTCTTAACTTTTTCCTTACCCTCAGCAGTAGAAATATCAACTGGGAATTCAAACTGTCTCTTTAATGGAACAAACTTTCCACCTTTAACCTTACCATTATCAGTAAGATCCCAACCATTATATTCCTTAAATTTTTCTAAGATATAAGCATCAATAATTAAAGATGATTTATCTTTATCTAAAGAATCCTGAGTGCAACTATCTTTATCAATTAACATAGTCTGAGTAAATGTTGCACGATACTTGTCAGGTGTTGCAGAAGATAAAGCAATTGAACTAATTTCTTTTCTACACTGTACATTACCATTATAAACAGTATAACGTAAGTTACCAGATACATTAACAACCATACCATCTTCAAGATACTCATTAATATAAGCAATAGTATCATATGGTGTTAAGAACTTCTTGTAGAAAGTCTTATCTTTATCTGTCTTCGCAAGTCCTACTGTAGTAAAGCTTAAATCGCCGATATCAGCTAAAATAGACTCATCGAAACGATCATCCCAATCAATAGTATAAGAATTCTCAAAGTCATCTGTGCCGTCTTCCTTCTTACCGTGAACATAAACTATATTGTCTCTTTCCGAGCCATAACCGCCCATTAATTCACAAAATACATTTCCTGACTTCTCACCACAAAATACACCTAAATTAATAGAATTATAAACCCAATCTGACTTTTCAGACTTAGCATCAATTCTGTATGTGAAATCATTAATCTTTGCTTCTCCAACAAGGTTGAATCTTTGCACCCATTCTTTTTTCTCTAATGCATTTGTTGTTTCTTTCTTTGCCATATTTTTTCTCCTTTATTTATATTTATATAATATATAATTAATTAGTAACAAATTTAATTATTTGTTTTTAAAATATAATCTTCTGTCGTAATTCATGCGACTGAACCCATAATCTTCTGAATGTTTAACTACATTAACACATCCACAATTTGAGCAATGTACGAGCTTTGTAGAATATCCGTACCCTTTATTGTCCCACCAAGCTTCATCAGGCTTGAAGACAAAATCGGTGTGACACTTTTTACATTCACAACTATTCTTACTTTTTTGATAGAAGTAAGCTGCTTCAAAATCTTCAACAGTTTTCATGGTTTACCTCCTTTCTCGAAGGCAAACCAAAGTGCTCCTTGAGCAATTGCCTGAATCTTAATTTTAGTTATCAATCTTCTAGTTTTATATTCTCTTTCTTATATTTTTATTTTTAATTAGTTTTAATTAGTTTCGTCTACTGCCAATTCTTCTGCTTCTTCCATATTTGGAGTTGTTACTATATATTTGCTAGTTTCTAACAATAAATCATCAATAGATAATTCATTATATATGTAATATGGAATTCTAATTAATGGTATTTTATTGTTTAGACAATAGATATTTTTTGCTATATCATGCGAATGTCTTTGTTCATAAGATTCTACATCATTCCAACCACCAATTGCTTTAAAATGCTGAATGCCATCATATTCAATAAGATATGAAAGATTATTATTATTATCTATGATGCCAAAATCGTATCTTGGTGTTCCATTTGTATCCTCAAATTTAAAATTATCAAAAGTATATTGCGGTTTATATGATATATTATTTACTTTTAAAATAGATGATATTTTTTGTTCGCCAAGTGAATGAATACAGCCACAGCTTATTGTACGACCTTCTCGTAGATTTCTTGATGGTACGTTAGTAATATTACCACAATCACACTGACATTCCCAATAAAGTACTCCTGGAGCGTCCCCAGTTCCTTTTTTTAATACAGTCAACAAACCAAATTTTTGATCACTAATATCAACACATCTATTTTGGGCTAATTCAACATTATAACAACCACAACTTTTAGTATTACCTGATTTTAAATCAGTAGATACAACATCAACAACATTTCCACATTCGCATTGACATTTATATATCTTTTGTCTATGTTTTGTTCTTCTGTCTAAAAGTTCTATTACAGTTAAACGCTCAAATTTTTGACCAACCAAGTTTTCATTTTTTAAACAACCACATGATAATGTTATTCCTCCAGTGAGTGCAGTACCTCGAATTGGCTTAATGTTACCACACTCACATTCACATACCCATTTTGTTGGATTTTTATATGGGAAATCTCTATATAATACTGTTAATCTCCCAAACTTTTGTCCTGTTAAATCTTTAAATCTTCCCATATCTTCACATTATCCATGATATTTTACTAAAAACTCATTATCAACAGCTTTAAAACTATGAACACCATCTAAACTTCTGAACACAAGTCCTTCTCTCATACCACCATAAGTTGCAGCTTCACCACCAGCCATAGCCAACACTTCTTCACAAGTATCAGGAAGAACAATATCAGTTGCTACAATTGGAACTGTTGGAACATTATATTTGTCCATAAGTTCTTTCATTTCAATAGGATTAAGGCGTTTTGTTGTTCCATCTTTGTATCCAAAAATTACATTGAACACTTCGAATACATGCTCTTTTAAACCATAATCTCTTTTCTGAATTCCTTCTCCAAATGTTTCACCCTGAATAGTTACAAATTCATATTCATCTGTAAGTAAAGCTTCTAAAATATTTTTAATTGAATATTTATCTGCCATTTCAGTATAAACATTTATATCATACCACGAACCATCTTTACGATTTGTCATGACAACGTTTCTAGAACAAACAAAATATTCTTGATTTTTACCATGACCTTTTAAAGACATTGTGGTGCTCGTCCCATCTCGTTTTTCTGTACCGATCCACTTAGTGTTAATAGAATGTACATGTGAAAAACAGTTTTGAACTCTCTCTTCGTCTGTCTTAACAATATGTGAAGGGAAACTCTTAACACCATTCTTTTTATCTCCACCAAGAATTAAATACAATAGTTTCTTAGCAAACACATGCTTCATACACCAACGACCAAATCTACTCTTTGCAAGTTTAGGATGTCTATTCATCATACGTTGATATTTTGCATTTGGATTATTCTTGTTGCTTTTTCTCTTATTATCTTCTGGATCTGCATATGTAACTCCTAATTTTGATGTAAGGAAATCACCTTCTTCAAATGATTCAATTCCACCAGTTTCAGTCTCTGCTACAATAGTCATGCCATATGAATCTGCATGAATTGTCCAACCAAAATCTTGAGCAGACATTAATAGTCCTTGTGAATAGAAATTACCAATTTTATTTCCTTCTGCATCTTTTAAGGCAAACTTTTGTGTCTTGATTTTTCCATGATATTTTTCCGTAAAAGCAAACTCTGGTTTAGAGGTGTCGAGTTTTGAATCAATTTCAAAATAAATTCCTAAGTCACCTGGCTTAAAAGCACCAACTGGGATCATACACGTCCATCCACCTACTTTAGCACACTCAACTCTGTCTCTTCCATGAATCGGTTCAATACTATCAACTCTTACAACATAAACTAATTCTCTTTGTCCATCTTTGTTTAACATCTATTAATTTCACATCCTTTCATCTATTTTTAATTAGTCTAACTATTTATTTATTACCATATCTTACTTGTTATTAACCTTTACAGAACCAGTAGCCTTCTGAATATTCTTCATCAATTGAATATTATCGTTAATCATAAGAGCCAAAGCCTGATCCTCTGTGAATCCTGCATTTACATATGCATCATACATATTCTTCTTTACCTTTGCTACGACAGCTGGGTGTTCTGTGTTGTTAGAATAATCCTTATAAACTTCTACTACTTCTTGTGCGAGTTCATATACCATAGGCTTATACTTAGCAATTAATTCCTTAATTGTAGGTGTTAATACTTCTGGATTTTCCATTAATAAACTTAAAATTGTTTCCATTTTTTATCTCCTTTACTTCACTATCTTTACTTTACAACCATACATCTTCTCTAAATCAGCCATACTAACCTCTTTAATCTTCTCTTCATAAATAAGATACTTGTTATCAATAGCATTTAAAGTAGTCATGTCGTGTTGGTCTGTCACTCTGTAAACCTTAATAATTCTGTTATCCTTACCATCGTACTTAAATGTTAAATCATCATTAATCATATCTAAAGAACGATACTTATGAATAACTTCGCCTTTGTTATTCTTAAACCATTTGATCAAATCGCCCTTGGGAGTGCCACGAAGAACAACACCATAGCTGCCTTTACTACTAAGGACAACATCACTAGTCTTTAATCCACTTAACTTCATAATCTTTTCATTCCTTTCTTTATTGTATATTTTTAATTAGTTTCAAAATTTGTCATCTTGTGATTTTCATCTACAATACCATAGCTTTTCAAAATTTCCATTTCTTGTTCATATGCAACGCAGCCTGAAAGCATAGCAATAATTTCTTCTTTTAAATTATTTAATTCATCTAACTGTTTATTAAATTCTGAAGACACTCGCTTAAATTCATTATTAGATTCTACTGTCAAAGGTAATGTAAGAGAAAATGAAGGTACAACTACATTTTTAATTTCATTTTCTTCGACATATGTATTATACTGTTCTTTTAATTGATTAATAAAGATATGATTTTTATCTGCTTCTACAATTCTTCTCTGTGCATTGTCCAGTGCTTTATTAATTGCATCTTGTTTTCTCTTAAAATACAGGTCAACTACCTGCTGATTTTTGATCTCTTTCATTTTTGTTTCCTCACTTTCTTTAATTTCTTTTAAATTATTGTTTACTACATCTTGAATATAATTTGAATAACTTGCAGTATTGACTGTAGTTGCTGCTGGGAATAAAATATCAATATCACTACTAAGATAATAAGTATCTAATGCATCAGCATTTTCAAACAAACATTTCTTAGTTAATTCTTCTTCGTATGTTGTATCTGATACTTTTTCTAAACAATTTACAGATAATGAAACTCTTACAATGTTATTTTCTACATTAAATATATCAACAATATATCTTTCAAGATTACGAATGCTCTCATCAGGTTTATATATTGTGCCACAACAATTATGAATTTTAGAACCTTGTGGATAATTAATTCTAACTTTTTCTCCAATCTTAAACTTAAAATTATTGACAACTTCGCAACAATTACATGGAATCCAAAAATCATATAATTCTCCATAAGATCTTTGTTGTGGATATGCTATATCTGATGGATTTTGTTTACCATCTATATGTACAGAATATTTACCAGTACCAGCAACATAGTTAACAATACCAATATCGCCAATTTCCACAGCTTCATTATGTTTATAAGGTACTTTCTTAATAATCTTAACATAATCACCGACTTTAGCTTTATCTTGGTTTTTATAAACTGCCATTGTATTCTCCTTTCTTATAAAATTAGTTAGTTTAAACTAAGAATTACGATTAATAGATTCGAACTATTGACCTCCACTTTTTTATATAGTGGTGCTCTCGCCACTGAGCTAAATCGCAACTGAATTCATACTTTAATTAAAGTCACTCATAAATCTGCGCACCTATTATGAGTAAACTCTAGTAACGAGAATCGAACTCGTGACATGTGGATTTCCGTCCACTGTTCTGCCAACTGAACTATACTAGAGTATAAAACAATAGAATTAAAAAGAAATGTGTGGATCATTTTTTCATCTTTACCATTATCATTCTTCACATAATTGACTCTGTTTATGTCTCGCAATTAATTCTATATGTTTTATTTTATTAGACAGTTTAATCGCCCTCACTGACAACGGAGTTGTACATCAACTCACATGGAACAGTTTCACCATTAGCATCTGGCTGAATACGTCAGCACTCCAACTGCCAAGTCAAAATAGAATTATAAGTAATGTGTGGATCATTGTTATTGTCTTTTACCATTATCATTCTTCACGTTATTGACTATGTTTTTAACGTCTCTCAGATAATTCTATTTATTTTTTAAGATGCATCCCCAGGCTATGATCATCTCACCCAGTATACAGTAGTGTTTCGCACTTGCATGGCACACTCTGCAGAAGCCTTGCGCTTAAAAGATATTTTTTCACACCTTAAACCTCTCAGCCATAAAAATATCAAAAACGTATCGGAGCACCCTAACACTAACAACTTGCAATTTGCTGCTCCTTTCCGTATCCAATTCACTGATACTATTTTTATCATAACCCACAATGATAAAGGAGATCACCACCTCGTCCTACCGCTAACCGTAACATACGATTTACTAAGACTTCCCTATCTAATTCACTGTTTCTTTTTCTCGCATTTCAACCCTTATGCATTGCTAAAAGAATACTAGAAAACAAGTCCATAACCCAAATACTTATCAACATGATAGATAATAAGTAGAGTAAACTGGAGTTCCAATGCTCTACAAAATTTCATGTGTTATGTTTCCAAAATATACATATATGTAACAATGTTTCTGTGTGGTTTATAGTCATATGAAACACTAAAATCGTAGACCTAACGGAGACTCTGGAACTCGAATCCAGACACCGAATTACTTCGATTACTCACTCCTTAGCAGGGAGCTGCCTTACCAATTAGGCTTAAGTCTCCAGATATAATACCGACACACCATACGGTATCTTGATTGCTTTCACTATGCCTTTGTAATCCTCGCTTCCGCAATCTTTCTCGTCTATTCTTCTGTTGGCATACAGGACGATGGACATTCGTAATACTCTATAATGTAACTGCTAGTTTTCCGACCTATTCTAACCCACCTCAAAGGTAACAGTCCGTATAATTATAAAGCGCAGGCTTACTCCACACCTATCTGGTTTATCGAGCGAAGACAGCTCGGCTTGTTAGAGGAAGGATTTGAACCTTCAAGATATTTCCTATCTACTAAGTAGTACTCACTCAATGCCTTACCATTTCGAGCCACTCTAACAGATTGTGGCAAATGCTTAAAGTAGACCGCCACTCTTCTACACATAGCGCATTTATAAGACCATATACTCAAACTCACTGCGCTGTTTTGTTTACCTTGTGAGACCCATTCGTATATGGAATTTTTCAAGACACCATTTACACTATTATTCACCTAAAGAAAGTATGTACTTAAATGTAGCTGTTAGTGTCTTTTGTTGTTTGTAAGTTTTTTGTTGTATTGACTATACCACATTACGTGGTATTTGTCAATACTTATTTGTAATTTTAATTAGTTTAATTAAATTACTTCTTTTAATGCTTCTTCTACCATGTTATAACGTTCTTTATTAAGTTCTGCAATTAAACACTTATATGGATCAACTTCACCATTCATAACCATATTAATTAAGTTTACACTGTATCCAGACATCAATACAACGCCATATTCATTGCTTTGTAATGGGATAACATTTCTAGAACCAGATCCTGCTACATTCCAAAAGATTAATCTTGGAAGATGATAGTTATGTGCTTTGTACATATCACTGATATTTTCAAATAAAGCTTTTGTAAAGTTATGACTATGCGCATCAAACTGCATATCACTGATTACCACAATATTTCTAGGCATTTCTTCTTGTGGAAGATTATTCTTAATAGCAACATCTAAAACAAGTTTAAAAACTGCTTCAATATTTGTATTGCTACAATCATCTTCTTTATATGTCTTTACAAGCTTATCATGTAAATTATCATATCCAGACAAATCAATTAATTTAGGTCTTGCACTAAAAGTAATAAACTGATTAGCAAACTGTCCTTCACATCTTTCAGACATATAAATTGCTAATGCTGTACTAACATCTAATGGTTTTCCACTATCAGCCCATGACATACTACCAGAACCATCTCTAACAACTAATGTATTGCCAGTTGATTCAAAATTCGGAAGTGCTTTCCACATTTCTTCTAATGCAATATCCTTATTTTGTAAGTAATATCCTCTGCCATATTTATGTACAATTTCATCTGGGAACAGAACTTTTGAATTAATCTTAACATTCTTATCTCCACGTTCAAGAGCTGCCAAATACTCTCTACGTCTTTCTTCATCGTTTCTAAGGAATGCACTGTTGTAAATAAGGTTACTACGACTAGGTACTGCTGAGTAATTAATCTCATTCCACTGTTTAGCAGACATCTTTACTTCAACTACATCTAAGTAAGCACGAAGTTTAGATAAAGTTTTTCTGTATTGTCTCTCAGTCATGCCAATTTCTTTATAAATAATCTTAGCAAGTCTTTTTGTTTCTTTAGAAGAAGCGTTAACACTTGGAAGCCATTTTGCAATAAGACTACATGGTTTATTGTCCATCATATTCTTGGCATCTTCATTAAGCTGCTTCTTAATAATTGCAATAACGTCAGTCTTTAATTCTGTATCAAGTAAACCTAATACATCATCATATCTACCAAACTCTGGAATTAAAGCAATTACTGCCTTAGCAACAGATGGATGATTCTTTGCTAAATATTTCATGATTACTCTAAAAGTTCTTCTCTCGCCAATTCCTTCACGAGCATCTCTAACATAAAATAACCACTTCATTGCTAACATCTTGTTCTCATAAAATGCATCTACAAATTTTGCAGCAATTGTATCTTCTGTCATTTTTCTTAAAGTTGTAACTTGAAAATTAAGATCTAACAAATTTTTGCCAGAAGTCTTATATCCAATTGCTCCATTTGTAGTAATAGCTTTTTCATTTTTCATTTCGTTTTTTAATCCATCCATAAAACTCATAATTCTTTTCTCCTTTTTGAATTGATATATTTTTCAATTCCAAGACACTTTAATGCACCAGATATTCTGGCTACTGGATTTGAACCAGATTAAAACTTTTGCAGAGTTTGTATTTACCATTTAACTTTGCTGTAAGTGCCTTTATGGAATTAATGCAGAGTGGGAAGATTCGAACTTCCGTCTCGGTCTTAACAGGACAATTGTAAAATTGCAGTTGAAGTTTTTTTTCAAAACTCAATTAATTACGTGTTCTATCCGCTGAACTACACTCCACTTATTTTATTATTACAAGACGGTTTTAAGACTATTAAAATATTTACAGTATTCTCAAGTTTTAATATTGCTGTATCCGTCTTAAAGTCGGGATGTGGGACTCGAACCCACGACCACGTGCTCCCCAAGCAATAGAAAAAAATTGCTGTTTACGTCTTTTACAAGACACATTATCTTTTTACGTGCTCTAACCAGCTGAGCTAATCCCGACAGTGAGGAAGATAGGATTCGAACCTATACGTCATTTAAGACAGGAGATTTTCAGTCTCCACTATTTAAAAGTTGCTGTAAATGTCTTGCTAGACACTTTTGTGAATTTTATCCTGCGTCTGCCAGTTCCGCCACTTCCTCATGTTTGATGGCTTTGTTGGAGCAATTTGGAATCGAACCAAAGGTAAAAACCTGCTGAATGTTTTCAAAATTAAAATTGCTGTAAGCGATTGCCATCCTATTCGCTTTATAAACCGCCATCCAGACTTGCTCCATATTATTTAGTTTTTTACAAGACACTTTAAACTTATCAGATCCCCAATCAGATGTTTTATTCGATTGCTGTTTGTGTCTTTAAACATAGGCTCAACATCAAGCCTATAGATTAAAAGCTTACATTGAAGCTTCCATATTTCTTATTTCTCTTTTGAGCTTTTTAACAGCACCTGGACATTTGATGTTCTTATTACTTGCCTCAAGCTTCTGTAATCTGTTCTTCTTTAATGCTAAAATCTCTGTCTGTGTCATTCTTATTTCTCCTTGTTATAAATTTTTAAGTAATCATTCACAAATTTTTTAGTTGTGTATATTTACTTGAACAGGGCTAGTTGGATTCGAACCAACGAGATGCAGGAGTCAAAGTCCTGTGCCTTACCGCTTGGCGATAGCCCTAGACACTTGGTTTTTTAAAGATGACCAAGCAAACATCTAATCTATTTTTACTAGAAAGGAGGCGTATAGGAGATATATTGATTTATCTCCGAGTGGGTCATGTGGGACTCGAACCCACGACTCTCAAATTAAAAGTTTGATACTCTACCACTGAGTTAATGACCCATATACAAGGCGGCTATTTTGGCTATCACAAATTAAAAGTTTGTTGCTTGTTCAGATTTGCTGTAACCGCCTTTATACATTTGTATTTTTTCTTATTGTCTCTGGAAGAAACTCAGTATTGTTTTGGCAAACTAAATGCCTACCACAAATAACAACATTTATCTTCAGTTTTATGTATTTTTGATTAGTTAAGAGATTGAACAACCAAGTCCTCTCTTGAACTGTAATCATTATATCATAACTGTTTTTATTTGTCAAGAACTTTTTTCATTTTTTAAAATTAATTAGTCTTAATTATTTTTTAAAGCTTTGAGATATTTTCTCTGCTCTTGACTCTTCAATGATATCATACTTGTCAAATTTTGTCAAGCACTTTTTTCAAATTTTTTGTAAATAAAATTTTAGTTTGTTTAGTAGCATATTATGTGTAAGAAACTCAACAATCAAGTGGTTCTCTTAAGCACAGTTATATATTATCATAACTTCCAAATAATGTCAATAGTTTTTTCAAAAATATTTTTAATTAGTTTAGTGAGCAGCTAGATCTGCTTCGTGCAACAAATCTAATGATTTAATTAGTTCATCACCAAGCAACAATCTGTCTTTTTCTCTCGCCTTATCACTATCTCGCCAATCCATAAAATACTTCATATGTAAATTAATAAGTAAAGATACATACAAAAGATCTTTATCGCTCCATTCAGGATGCATTTTTCTTACATAGAATAAGCTTAGGTAAGCTCCAACATTATGATGACCATAGAATTTAGCATCACCATAAATTTCTCCATTATCATCAATATCATAAAACTTCGTACTAGGCTTACCACAATCATGTAACAGTGTAGCTGTAATCAATCTTATATCATTTGTTCTATCCTTAATATAATCACAAGCAGCGAGCATATGACTTCCAACAGTCAATGAATGATGAATATTATCATGAGATATCACACGCCATCTGCACATATCATCTTTAATATTGTATTCAAATCCTGGTAAACCTTTATATTTCCACCAAACAATCTGAATATCATCAAATCCTTCAGTATACCAAGGAGTCTCGAAGCTTTTATACATTCTCTCAAGAACTTCTTCAGGAACATGTCTATCTCTAGCACAGTTATTCGCTAAGCAAAACTCATATGGGGTAGCAAATAAAACGCAAATCTTTTCACAAGAAATGCCTTTAAGCTCATTATTCAGAAAATGCACTCTTTTCTTGCGTGAAAGATTTGTAGCATCATATATAACATTCTTACCAGCTCTCAAGTCGTCCTTAATTCTCTGATGTAATATCTTGAATACCAATTCATTCTTACTCTGGTCGTTCACATCACCTAATTCTGCTCTAATTTCATCGCTAGATAAAACAACCCAGTCTTTATTGTATTTATATTGTTCGCAATATGTAGATTTCCCCGATGCAGGTAAACCCACTGTAACATATATTTTACTCATCTCTATCTCCTTTCTTTTGATGAGGCTATATTACCATACATTTACAAATATGTCAATACCTATTTTGTATTTTTCTTCAATTCGCAAAGTAAATATTTTTGATTAGTTTGTAGACAACGAGGCTACTGTATCAATAATAATATGTTATGAACAGTAGCCTCTTAGTACTACTTAACGCTCTAACTCTTCGAGTCTTCTTAAACGTCTTAGAGATTCTTTTAATTCAGCAATTCGATCGAGAACAGCCCATCTACGAGTATCATCTGATTTCATTTCAGCCAACAATGCCTCTAATTCCTGAATTTCATTAAGAATTTTTTTCTTTGTCATATCGACTTCTCTCCTTTCTCATATTTATAGCTGAATATTAATTTATGTTTTTAATTAATCAGCTATATATAATATGTAAGAAAATGAGAGCTTGGAAAACAAAAATTTGTTTTTTATCA